GGTACCGGAAACCACTGCTCTATCCACTGAGCTACAGGCGCGTATCTTGAAAATCAATCTTTTAAAGCCCTTGTAAATACTGGAAAGTATTGATTTTACTGGCTTTAAAACAATTTTATAAGAAATATTCAGTTGCCAAACTTGATACCTAGTCGTGTTAGTTTGTACCTCTTTCACCCTATTAAATTTAATTCATAAGGGTGAATACTGGGTGAATTATAGTTCAAATTTATTCATAAGGGTGAACTATGATTGTAACTTGCCACTCAATATGGTATAATATATCTAACACGTTATATATACTAGCACATTTTTACTGAAAAGTAAAGTTTTTTATTTTGTATGGACAATTCGACAAATGTTTATCGGAGGTGTAAATATGACAGTATCTAGGAGAGAAAAAGGAACTGGATCATGGGACACTGTTACTAAGAAAGGAGTGGTCTATCAAAGGTATCGAAAAAAATATGATGGAATGAGTTCACGAAAGGAATTTACTGGTCGGACAAAGGCAGATGTAAGACGTAAAATTCAAGAGTTTGAATCAAAAACTATGCATATCACAAATAGAGATTATTTAAAAATGACATTAGGCGATTGCATTGATAGTGTTCTTACTTCACTTGAGTCAACATTTAAAGCAAATAACTACGCCACATTACAAGCTACAAATAGATGTTATATTAAGACAAATAAAATTTCAGAGGTGCAGATGGGATCAATAGATTCTATGTTAATACAAAATTATTATGTTGAGTTATCAAAAAAATATTCAGAAAGCACCGTCAAAAAGACAAGAACACTACTCAACACTGTATTTAATTATTTGATATCCGTAAATATAATGACATCAAACCCTACAAATGGTGTTAGAATGCCACATAAAACTAATTATGCTGTACAAAAGAAAGAACATTCATTTTTGTCATTAGAACAAGCTGATAGATTTAAAGAAGTCGCATTAATGAAAGCCGATGAAACAATTGCAGGTGTAAGAACAGGAGATTTTATTTACGGAAGAAATGCAAGATTTTGTTTGATTATACTGTATACTGGAATGAGAGTGGGTGAAGCATACGCACTTACATGGAAGGATATAGATTTTGAGAATAATACAATTAATATCAATAAAACAATGGAACGCATAAAAATAGATGGTAAGTATCAATGGATAATTGATATTCCAAAGAAACCAGCATCTATTAGAATAATTCCTATGTCTACTGTTGCACGAGAGCAATTATTATATTTGAAATCAATTGAACCTGGGAAAAGTGCAGGCAATGATGATTGTGTATTTGTTACCAAAAACAACATACCGCCATCTCAGTCTACATTAACAAGAACTCTGAAAGCTATATTAACACGATCAGAAATAAATGCTGATGGGTTTGGGCTTCACGATTTAAGACACTCATTTGGTTCAATGTTATTACAAAAAGGTTGGGAAGAAAATAAGCTTGTAGATATTAAAGTTATATCTGAAATTCTTGGTCACGATGATGTATCTACAACTTACAACATTTATTTGCACATTATGAATAAGCATAAATCAGAAGCAATAAATCTATTGTTATAAACTAAAATAAGGGAGCATATCATTACGATATGGCTCCCATTTTTATTATAAATATATTGTATTTTTTATGTTATCAGACACCCATTTTATATATTTATCTTTAGGAATACGGTATGTATTTCCTATTTTGATTTTAGGAAAACTCTTCAATTTAATAAGATTATAGGTCTTATTTCTTCCTAATTTTAGGTGATTCATGATATCCATAGGTGTTAACATTTCTTCTAAATCAGACATTCAAATCATTCCTTTTTATTCTTATCCGTACTGCCAAATCCACCATTGCGAGAGGTTTCTACTTTATCATCTTCTGTGATTCCATACTGCATAAAAATTCCTTGACAAAATGCATTTCCTCTAAGAATTTTAATCTCCTTATCTCCTTCATTTGAGAGTTTAACAAAGATATGACCTTCATTATCACTATAATAAAAATCGCTATCCACAACCCCAACAGTGTTACAAAGCCTAGCTTTAAATTTGAATCCTAATCCACTTCTAGGATACAGCATTAACACCCAATCAGTATTCATTCCGCATCTGATTCCAGTAGGAATTTTAATAGTTTCGCCAGGCTTTAAAGTGAATGTCAGAGGACTTACAAAGTCATATCCTGCGCTGCCTTTTGTTGCTCTTTTGGGTAGTGTAATTGCTCCGTAAATACTCTCAATCTCACGTCTGGTTGATGTATCTAATTCAGGAATATCAAATGTATCAAGCCAATCTTTTTCAAACTGTCCGTATGTAACTTTCTCAAATTTTGCAACTCTCTTTGCCATATTAATAATCTCCTTTGTGTATGTAATTTCTTATAATTATTTTATTAATGAACTTACATTAAGACCACGTTCAACAAGATATTGAATAGCTTTATCACTGTCTTTGAAGTCCATAATTTCTTTAATTGTAGGTTTATATTCTCTCCAAGATGTTTTAATTTCTATATCTAAATATTCTTTCCATTGCTTAACGTTTGTGAATAAATCATTCCAAAAGAATAACTTTAATCCTTTTCTTCGCTTCGTAATTCCAAATGGAAGACACAAACCAAGTTTTTGAATTTCTTCTTCTGCGTTATCCCAGTTGATCTTGATTACGTCTGTGCCTGGATGACTTTCAGATATCTTATGTGCGTATAAATTTATATCGAATGGTTTAATAGAATTAATCCGCACTTCTGTTATTGGTATATAGTATTTAAGCATAAATTTATATCTCCCATAAATATTTTATGTAGTGATTCCAATTTATTTCTAATTGTTTATATATGTCTATTTTGACAGATTCTTTATTAAAATCACCAATCAAAGGAGCAATTAGAATCTCCCATTCGCATTTACACCAATAATAATACATAGTTGATAATTTAACTTTTTCTCTAAATTCTTCCAGTGTGTAATCATCTCTGCGATTTAATAATTCGACAATTTCCTGTTTGTAACTTATATGATTAAAGATATTAAATACTTTCGTTTGTCTTTTATTTATATCAGACACAAATACATTCCATTCTAAATCAACGTTATTTTTAATATTCCTCATAATATGTTTCTCCGTTTATTTGCGGATATTTCTGTTCTGCATTGTGTATTCTTTTAAGAGCAATTGAACGATTATCAAAGACATTTTCATCTATCTCATTGAACCCTAGTAAATATGCACGTTTGTCTTTCTTGTCTACACCACAGAACCAATTATCCATAACAGTTCTTATAACTAAATCGCACAAATCATATGTGCCTGTTTCTGGAAATACTCGTGTGTAATACACAATATCTCCCTTGTTAATAGTCTTCATTCTCTGATACTTCCTCAAAAATATCTTTCATATTACTCATGAATTTGTTATACGCTTTTACTACTTTTTTGTAGAGCTTATTATTACCTCTATCATCTGGATTATAGAATGGTGCGAATAACGTACCGTTTATATATCGTACATTTGTTGAAATGAAGTAATCTTCTTTATCTACAGTAAGATTGAGAATGATTTCTTCTGTATATAATGGCTTGTTCAGTATGTATTGAGTTGTGGTTACTCTGAAATTATTAGATACAAAATCTCTATCTCTAATTGATTGTTTTACACGATATGTTTTGGGTTCTACCATAAGAATTTTCTCCTTTTGTATGGGAGTCAATTAAGACTCCCATAATACTATTTGATTTTGTTTTAATGTTTCTTGTACATTAATAACTCTCTGATTAGATGAACCTCTCCAATGTAGTGATACATCTCTGAGTTCATCGACATATCTTCCATCTATAAGTACATCACACATCCTTACTACTTGTCTGCGAAGATTTTTAATTGCTTTTCCACGCATATCTTGAATTTTATCGCCAGTTTTAATACTATCTTTAATCCAGATTTCTTCCCATGTATATCCTGTGTATAACCAGATACTTTTAGAAGGATATGAAACTCGAATTTCATCCACGATTTTCAGAACATTTTGTACATTTTTAGGATGTAAAGGCTCTCCACCAAGGATACTTACCCTCTGAATAAAAGGGGTTTCAATTAATTTTAAGAATTGATTTTTTGTTTTATCATTCCATTCCTGTCCTTTTGAAAATTCCCATGTTTCTGAATTGAAACAATTTTTACAATGGAAATCGCATCCTTGCACGAAGAGGGAAACTCCAATCCCCTCTCCATTTGAAATATCCATTGATCTTATTTGTGCATAATTCATTACTCTACCTCATATTCATGATCATCAAGATGTACATATCTTTCGGCGATTTCTTCGGTTCTTCCTTTATTCCAGAAGTTACTTCCGATATATCCACATGTACGTCTTGCGACATTCATTTTATTTTTATCTCTATTTCCACAATTAGGGCATTCCCAGATAAGTTCATTGTTTTCGTCTACAATTTTAATTTCTCCATCATATCCACATACTTGACAATAATCTGATTTAGTGTTTAATTCTGCATACATGATATTGTCATAAATAAATTGTATAACTTTTAATACCGCTTCTGTATTATGGGTTAAATCAGCACATTCGATATAACTGATTGCCCCACCTGGACTAAGCTTTTGGAATTTACTTTCGATTGAAAGCTTTGTGAAAGGATCAATTTTTTCAAAGACAGGAACATGATAAGAATTTGTAATATAGTCTCTATCTGTAATTCCCTCTATTACACCAAAACGTTTCTTTAAACATTTTGCAAATTTGTAAGTAGTTGACTCAATAGGAGAACCATATAAACTGTAGTCAATATTCTCTTCTTTCTTCCATTTATTGCATTTATCGTTTAACGCTTGCATTACTTCAAGTCCAAATTTTTCTCCTTTATCTCCATCCGTATGAGAATTTCCAGTCATAAATTTTACACATTCATATAATCCTGCGTAACCAAGAGATAACGTAGAATAACCGTCATGAAGTAATTTATCAATAACTTCGCCTTTTTTCAATCTTGCTAATGCCCCATATCTCCAAAGAATAGGAGCTACATCAGATGGGGTTCCTTCAAGTCTCTTGTGCCTGATTTGTAATGCTTTATGACAAAGCTCTGTTCTTTCGTCAAAGATTTCCCAAAATGTTTCAACATCACCATTTGATGATAATGCAATATCTGGTAAATTAATTGTAACAACGCCTTGATTAAAACGCCCGTAATATTTTGGTTTCCCATTTGTGTTTACATATGGAGTTAAAAAACTACGGCAATTATGACTATAAATACCACTAACTTCAAAATGGTCACTATCAGTTGTTACATCGTAACTAAAATCTTTTTTATCAACAATTTTCTCGACCGATAAAATATTTGCTTTGTAATATCTATAATCTGTTAAATTATCTACATAATTATTCACTTTTTTATTAGAGATAATATATGTTAATAATTCTTCGGATGGAGCAAATTCAACTCTATATCTAATTGCATTAGGATTCTTTTTAGAATAATGATTTTGATAAATAACAGATGGCATATCTAGCGATTTAGCTAATGCTGCTTGTTGCAATGCAAGTTCCTTGTTTGTTGAACCAATCTGAACAACAGATCCACCATGAGTAGTTGGATTAATATATCCATCTGCATCAATCATTCCCGCTAAGAAATTTAATTTAGATACATAATCCCATGAAAATACTTCATTTGGAATATGCCTTCTTGCTTTTGTAAGCCCCTCAAATTTAGTTGACAAATAATCAATGGCATCTGAAATATTTCCTTCTGCACAAAGATCTTTATATTTACCTTTGACTCCTCTATGTCTTTCAACAGTTTTTACATCAGCATCAAAACATTGTTTCATGCGAATTTTGTATGTTTCTTCGATATCATTTTCGCTCTCATATGCAATAGAAGAAGTGACATGACTATCATAACATCCATCACACAAAATAAAACCTAATAGCCAAGCTTTATTTGGATTGAATATTTTAGTTTCTTCGCAATACTGATCTGGATTAATTTGAATGATATCATCAACAGTCAATTCATCAGCTCTTTTCCTTCCGTTGTTTGTATGAAACGGATGATCAGGAGTGCAAAGCAATGAACGTCCATGCGACAATTTTACATTAACCCATTCATCTGAAAGGTTGCGAATTACTCTTTGTACATTTACAAATCCTTTTTCTGTATCATAAATTTTAACGTTTGTGACATCCATATACAGATTATTTACAGAATCTTTATACTGTTCTTTTACAGTATAATAGTCGGCTAATCTATCCCACATACGTTTAAATGATTCAACGTATAAATTATTGTCATATTTATATGTAATAACTTCGCCACCATCTACACATCCCATACATGGATAGCAATTACCATTTCCATTCTTATCAATCTTATATTCTAACATTTTCTTTTCTGAAATATAATCTGGAACCATTCTTTTTGCCGTACACTGTGCAGCTAGTTTAGTCAAATACCAATATTTATCACCATCATGAATATTATCATCTTCGAGAACATATAGAAGTTTTGGAAATGCAGGAGTAATCCATACACCTTGCTCATTTTTTACGCCTTGAATACGTTGTTTTAATACTTCTTCAATGATTAATGCTAAATCTGCTTTAGTTTGCTCATCTTTAACCTCATTGAGGTACATGTTAACTGATAAAAAAGGAGCCTGTCCATTCGTCGTAAGCAACGTTACCACCTGATATTGAATAGTCTGAACACCTTTTTTAATTTCTTCTTTTAATCTTTTTTCGATGATATTTTTAATAACTTCATTTTCATCAATGTATGTTTCTGAAACTAAAGAGAACTCATCCTGTACCTGTTTTTGAATTTTTCTCCTGCTTACATCAACGAATGGGGCTAAATGAGAAAGAGTGATAGTTTGTCCACCGTATTGGCTTGATGCTACTTGAGCAATAATTTGCGTTGCAATATTGCAAGCTGTTGAAAAACTATGTGGCTTTTCAATAAGTGTTCCGCTAATCACAGTTCCGTTTTGTAACATATCTTCAAGATTAATAAGATCGCAGTTATGTAGTGTTTTCTGACCAAAATAATCAATGTCATGAAAATGGATAATGCCTTCATCGTGAGCCTGAACAATCTCAGGAGTTAAGAGATACCTTCGACTCATATCTTTACTAACAATTCCTGCCATATAATCTCTTTGTGTGGTGACAAGTTTTTCATCTTTATTTGAATTTTCATTCATCCAATATTCACTTGTGCCAGTAAGAAGTTCTTCAATTTCTTCATCTGTTGTATTCACGTTTTCTCTCTGGAACTCTCTAACTCTCCTATATCCTTCATAAGATTTTGCGGTAAGTCTTTGTTTTTTAGAAATCAACTTATCATACACCATTGCTTCAATATCAGAAATATCAATATCATCTAATTGATTATCGACACAATATTGTTCAATTTCGTTTGCAATATCGTCTGCAATTTTAGGTTTAATAATACCTGATCCATTTTTCATTGCTTTTAATATTGCATTGGAAATCTTACTTTTATCAAATGAAACTTCACTACAATCTCTCTTGATTACCTTAATCATTCACTATCTCCTTTGCCAAATCTCTTATTAAATAGTTCCTTTTCTATCTTCTCTCTATCTTTCGTCGAAACTGCCAAACATAAACACATATACGCAATTACAAGTAAACACGCAATGATAAAAGTTCCAACTCTGATAACAACTGCACTCATAATAACCACCTCACATATCTTTAATCTTAATTTTAAGTGCTTCTAATTCTTTATATTTATCAGTATCATATCTGGTATGATCTTTTATAATCATATGGGTTTGTTCATTGCAAATAAGTTCCACAAGTAGTTTCTTCTCGTTTTCGGTCATTTTCTTATCTTCCTTTACTATTTTTTTCGTATATATTTATTTTCTCTTTTTCTGTGTTATAATATCCGTAGTGGAGATATTTATATAATTTGTTAATAGTCATAATTAGAATGTTTTTCTGAAAATAGTAATATCAGATTTATACTTAGCACATTATCTTTATCTACAAGATGTAACCTATCAGCCAAATATCTCCACTCTTATGAACAAATTCTTTTGATTTCACCGTTGCCACCATCTTTACATTTCAAAACAAGATGTGTGCATAATGAGTCAGCACAATTTGGTTTATGTGAAATCATATCAATTACATATTCTCTATTCCCAACTTCAACAGTAATAAAATTATCCCCAATGCGTTTTAACTCCCGTACTAGCTCTCCGCTACTAATAATCACTTCTCCAAAGTCACCTCTTTCCCAACTCCAAGCAGATATTGTCTAATTTCAGCCCAATTCTGTAATCTTTTACCTGTCCAATCTTTATTCCAGCTATATGTTCTACCAAAACAAATCGTTTCTTTTGCATTGGAAGTCACAAGATTTCTTGCACTATCATCAATGAATAGCCCATCACTCATATCAATATGCGATTTGTCGGAATGTTCTTTGAGATTTACACCAATAAATTTTACATCTGGAAATCTTTTCTTAATCCATTCATCTTTTTGTTTAAGATTAGGTGAATATCCATGTGACACAATTTTAATAGAATAATATTCAGATAGTTCATTAATTGCACGTTCAGCCCAAGGCATAAAATGCAAATTCGCAAAGAATCGTGGTTGATTGAAATACAAATCAATATATCCAGGTGGCGCACAATTGCATTCTTCAAATCCCCAAGTATCAACAGCCCACCAATTTACATAATGGAATTTCTTGTAGTATTGAAAATCTTCATTATATAAATCAACAATCGCATCTATGGTGGAGACTAACGTTCCATCAAAATCAACATATAGTGTTTTAATATCATTTCTCATCTGTGATACCTCGTTTTAATTTATCTTTATTGATTATGCGTACCATTTTTGCAACTGATTCTTCGATGCTTCTATCATTTAGAATGAAATAATCAACCAGATGAGATTTCTCAAAGTTTGAAAATTCTTCACTTTCCTTGATGTAATTAGCTTGCCAAGCGTCATAATCTCCACGTTTTCTTGCTCTTTGACACAAATCATTATATGGAACATTCACCATAATGGTTACTAATTCAATATCCATATCTTTTGTTTTAAGTTTTAATTCGTAATATCCTGTGGGATTGATAATGTAGAAGTCATTATCTAAGAGTTGCTGTTTTGTTGCGAAGTTGCAATATCCTACTCTATCGGTATAGGCGATCATATCATTACGATATTTCTCTATTTCATCTGGTGAAATTAATATATGGTCTGAATTTTCTTTTGTTTCACCTTGTCGTAGATATTGTCTAGTTGAATATGAGCGTAAGATATTCATATTCAATTGCTTTGCAGCTTCTTTTGTCACAGTTGATTTGCCTGATCCTGTTCTTCCTAATACACAATATACTGTATGTATAATAATCACGCTTCCTTTCTTGGTTTGCGACCGCAAGATTTAGTCTCATCACAATATCCAGTTAATTCACATTTGGGTTTAAACATATTATCAACAATCCACGCCCATTCATCTGAATATTCTCTTAAAGCATTTTCAATAGTGGAAAATAATTCTCTAAATTCCCAATATGCTCTTGTACATTTTCTTACATGACTCATATCAATGAGATTACGAAGATTTCTTTTTTCAACAATTTTCGTTGTCATTCCTAATGGAAGCAAATTCGCAAGATCTTCTCTTGGAATACCTAAGTCATTTAATTTTGACAATGCTTTTCTAATGTTTTTCACAGCTTGATTATATGTAATTGTTGCATCTCCATTTGATTTAATAGATTTAGGAACGATAATATCAAAGTCATTGTAATTGATATATCTTGTAGACGCTTGTAACCAAGGGGATAATCCACCTACATGTCTTTCGTATTCTCTCATTACTCTTGCACTAAATCCATCAATAACCATATGAACATCAGGAAATTCAAATGTACGTCCATGACCAGATTTAATACAGTCAACACCACGTTTATAGTTTTTTTCAGCATTTGTCACATCTGCTCCCCAACAAATACCTGCTCTATTACCAATAAGTGTAATTGGTGTTTTAGTTGTTTCTGGTAAAATTGTAATTGTTCCCATTCTTCATTCCTCCACAATCCATAATCTAATATCTTCTTTAAATTGATTACATAATTTTTCATCATCTGATAAGAAATTTACAACACATTCTTTATTAAGACTTGTGCTTAGAATCCCCATAATTGATTTGGCATCAATCGTATACCGAGAATATACATAGTCGATATCAACATCTTTATATTCTCCACATTTTGCTACAAATAATCCTGCGTCATTAATTGTGTTTAACTTGACTTTACACTTCATTTTATAAAATCCTTGCCTATTATAATGTTATTAATTATAAGATGGTTCAGTTTTATCTGTTCTTACAATTTCAAAAATTGGGAACTGTACTGAAATGCCACCATTTTTATTTTGTGTTTCTCCTTTATACTTAATCTGTACAATCTTTCCGACAATCTCATCTGGATTATTCCAGAAAAAATTACGTTGATAATCAGTAAATCCAGAACCCACGCCTAATTCATATCCTTTATAATCACACTTGATAAGTCCTAATGTCCCTTTGTATTTGCCATCACCTTCAACTATACCTGTACATAAAATATCAGCGTGTTTAAACGATTTGACTTTTAAGATACCGTTATTTCGTTTATTCTTCCATACTGTATTTTTGTTGAGTATAAGCCCTTCCCAACCTTTTTTATTCGCTTCATTTAACAATGATTCAATCACTGAAATATCAGTACCTTCATATACAAATGGAACAACTTTAAGACTGTCTAATTCCTTTCCTAAGATTATTTCAGATAAAGGAATTAAATATGTTTGTTTTCTATCCTTGTACTTATCTTTACTTTCTCCTTTTTCAAATTCTTCTACTGGAATCATTTCATAGATTACGAACTGAATACAAGATTTATCAGAATCGTCAGAATTGATAATACCTGTCCCTAATTGGAAGTTATCATTATCAGAAAGATTGTCAATGTTTTTACGAATTAGTTCACCATTGAAAAAGAACTTATCATAAGCTGGAATCTTTTGGATATCTTCAATAATATGATCTAATCCAGAAAATGCTTTTCCTTGTCTACTAATTAACTTCCCTTTGTAATATCCTGCATTATTGCCATTGAGTTTTTGAGATAATGCAAACCATTCATTTTTCTTAGGCATATTTGCATCAGACATTGGAAATGCTTGTTGAACATCCCACGAAGGAATTAATCCTGGAATTACACTATTTACTACTTTCTTATCGCATCCTAGTCGAAATTTCTTTGTGATGATTTGTTTTGCAAATTCTTGGATTTCTTCTGGTTGATTTTTGCACCACGATTTACATATGATAACATCACTATCTTTACCAGAATTGTTTTTAGAAATATAGTCTAATAGTACATCAAAGTCATCAATAGCAGATTTCTGTGTTGGATTAACTTTAATATTATCCCATTTCTTTGTACTGATACCTGTTGTAATGTTTGAATCTAACAAAAACACAAGACACTTTTTAAACAGTTCATCATTTTTATTCTTATAAATAATTAACTTTTTGTCATTCAAACTTCTTGTATTTTGTAGCTGCTTAAAAATTTTAATTACGTTTTCTACTCCCATGCGTTATAACTCCTTATTCCAATATCAACAATTCGTGTAAATGGGTTTTCATCTTTCTTGCATTTGATAACGCCTATAAATACAACATCGTTACTTGTATCATACTTCTTTTTATGTTCCATGAGATAATCCCATGCTTTTTGCATGGTAGAGAATTTATCTCCCATCCATCCGCTATTATCACCATATTTCACACAAGGAACATATTTATAATTCTTCTTACTCATTTATTCTCCTTATAATATGGACTTTTCTTTGCATATTCTTTCAGATACTTTAACATCTCTGATTCTTCTGAAAAGAATGAATCTCGTTTCTGTTCAAGTGCAATATAATGTAGAAAGTCCATCAACTCACTAAATCTCCAATCTGGATAATACTTCACCCATACTTTTTCGAATTCTTTTGTAAATTCTGGTATTCTATTCTTATATCTCATATTGATCTCCCCCTGAAACAGTTCTTTCATCTTATTGTAAGTTTTCTTTTGTAATCAAGCGGAGAACAGGACTCAATTACTATTGGGAATTTTTTTAATTCTACAGTTTTTATATGTTCTACTAATTTTTTACATCCTTTTAAAACCTCAATATCTGATACATTAAATTCTCTTCTTAGTTCTGTATTATCTTTCGATATAGAAATAAAACAGTTCCCTTTTTCTTCAAGTAACCCATCGCTATATTCATTAGAAACTATTCTGTTTCCTAAATATAAATAATATTCTCCATAAATTCCTTTATATATCCCACCTATTACTAAATCTTTTAATGGAATAGTTTTAATGTTCTTTTTCCTTTCCTTTTCTTCTTCTTGTTCTCGTAATTTATTTTTAATCTTATCTGCTATTTCAAGTTCATCACTTGATGGATTTACAACTTTAAATACATCTCTCATATGACGCTTACATCCATCTTCATCAGTCATTGAATTGCCATACCAGACACAAATTGACATTCCAATTACATTACGTCCAGTGCCTTTTCCAACACATATATCACCGTCTTGTAGTTCTCTTCCTAAAATATCTTTCATTTAATCGCCTTTCTATTTAATATCTCCATTCATTTTTGCTTTAAATAACGCTCTTAAATATTCTTGAGGGTTATCTTTTGCTGCTTGAAATCCTGCTTTTTGCCTTTTAATATCATCAAGTACGATTTTATATTTAGGACTATTACTTACTTCTTCTCTATATTTCTGCACTTCTTCACGAGTTAATATCTCTTTATCAACTAAAATTCTCAATGCAACTTGTACATCAATTGCTGTTTTAAGAATAGTTTCTTGTACTTGCAATTCGTGTATAGCTTCTTCTGGTTTATAAAAATTATCATTGCTTACTGGCATTTAATATCTTCCTTTCCAATAATTTCTGCTAATGTTCTAGGTGTATAATCCATATACTTCATCATACATGAAATAAATGTACATCTGAGATATAATAATTCGTATAATCACCTTCTTCTTTCAATCCACTCATTGTAAATCTTATCCGCAACAACTTCTACGTCATTATGTATGCCTTCATATGGAGGTTTTACTAATGAAGAAAACATATGTGAAAATATAATATCAAAACGTGCGCTATCTGCATCCATATTATATTTACTCATTAAAGTTTCTTTTACTCGTATTATGTAGTCTTTTACTTCTTTATTCATATTCCTCCGTTTCTACTTCTGCATAATCTGTATAAAAATCCGCAACTCTTTCAAATTCAAATATAGAATTTTCAGTTTCCACAACTACAAATAATGAATTACGTGAGATTTTTCCTGCGCAATTAACAGATGTAACATAACTTGTTTTCAAAAAACTAAACTTCATTGGTATCCCATCAGAATCTTTTACATATCTAATCACTAATGGGTATCCAATTTCAATATCATCAATATTGAGTTTTACGACTCTGCCAATTCTTAGAGGATATCTACCATCTGTTCTTTCAGTACCACGTTTGCCACATGTACCGCTATGTTTGATACTTGCAATTTTATATAACATATTTACTCTCCTATATCATAAAATTCTCTACCATTAAGAATATTAATTAGTGCATTTTTATCTCTTTCTAATGCAAGTGAATATGAACATTTTGCAATAGAATCAGATTGAGACAATGGTTCTCTTTCTAATTCTTCATTAATTTTCTTATCAAGAAATTCTACGAATCTCCATAAACGATCTTCAATTGAAGAAACTAATTTGCCGTGAATGTCACCATTTGTATCAATCTGTACATCAGCAACGTTGCACTTATTGAAATCAGTTACTTCTTTCTTACTTAACCATTTCATCCATTTATTACATTTCTTACAATAAAGTCCTGTCTGTGTGCCACTTTCTTTTGTATAAAATTCTTCACAACCACATTTATTACATTTTTCTGGAATAATAGTTGTTCACCTCTTTTCTAGTACGCTATATATGGTATTTTTATCAATCCGAAACACTATATATAGTGTCGCTTTTGCAATGAAATTCTGCTTTCATTTAGTTACATTAACGCCATCCAAGTATTTCTCCTGTTATGACTTGTCCTAATACATTGTAAAAAAGCTTGTGGTTCAGCAAGTAATAAGCAACGCTTTTTTGCCCTAGTTATCAACGTATATAACATACAGTTATCTAATAGTTGATAATGTGTATTATCAATAATACCTATTACCGTTTTTCTACCTGCTCCTTGTAATTTATGTACTGTCATAGCATATGCAAGATCTAGCGCATTAAGCTCTTTTTTTACATATTCAATTTGTTTGTCCTTTCCAAAAGTGTCTCTATATGTTACAACACAGTATTCTTCTTTTTTCTTATTTTCATTTTCTCTTTCTCCAATATCTGTTATATAACCTATTTCTCCATTGAAAACATTTTTATCATAATCATTTATTGTTTGCATAACTTTTGCCCCAAGTTTAAATGTTACTTCAAAACTATCAATGCTTTTCAGTTCTTCTCCTAATAATTTCTCCTGAATGACTTTATTAATTTCTCTTGAACTATTAAGACATCCTTGTTTCCGAGGTACTGCAATAACTACATTATCAATACCATCCGTTTTAACTGACTGCAAAAATGTTTTAATTGCAATATTAAATAGTGATTGTCTATTTGTACGGAACATATAATACATATCATGTAATTCTCCATGAATAATTCTAGGTTGCAATGTTTCTGTAATAGGATTAATGTTTTCACGAATTTTATTAGCATCAACAAGGATTCCAGATTTCTCAGCTTGTCGCATCGGTTTTGTTAATTTACTTACAACTGAGTTATCAAATACTTCAATTAAATCTGAAAATATATTACCAAATCCTATTGGTGGTAACTGTTTATGATCACCGCAAATTACAATTTTAGTATTGTTACCAATTGCTTCTAACCAATTTAAAAACAAACTTGCATTAACCATACTTCCTTCATCCATGAACGCCACATTAGTAAGTAAATGATTATCTTTATTAAATGTAAACTTATTCAATCCAACACATCCTAATGTTCTATGGATTGTAGCGGCAGGAAAATCTGTTGCTTCTGTAATTCGTTGTGAAGCCATTGCTGATAAAGCGGATGCTGCTATATTTTTATTCGCCAATTGATATGCTTTTATAATTCCTCTCATAATTGACGATTTTCCCGTACCTGCTTTCCCTGTAATAAAGCTAACACTTCTTTGAAGTGATTGTCTGATTACATAATTTTGTTCAGTTGTATACTGAAAACCTTGCTCCTCTTCGGCTTGATTAATTGCATTGTCAACTACATCTTGGGGAACATCAAAAGTCAATGTATCAGCTTTTCTTTTTATAATATCAAATATTTTTAATTCAATATCATGATAATATTTTAGTCCTACACGTTCATTATCAATATATAAAAATTCATCATTAGTTAATAACCAATCTATTTCATCTACACATTCAGGAACATTATTGCTAATTGCAGACTTTAAAATAGATTCAGAACACCATGTATGACCATTACTTTCTCCAAGTTCTATAAAATAATATTTTACAAAGGCAACTAATCTATCTATAGAATCAATTTTGTCTGGATGTAATCTCAATGCTAAGTCATCGACACGTTTGAACCCTAGCCCGTTAATTTTTGTTAATATCCACGGATTTTTTTCAATTTCTTGTTTTAACAATACAGGGTTAGGCTCTTCTGATAATAGCTTTTTTATCATTGCATATGTTACGCCTAAGGGTTTTAACATCACAATAATATCCGAAATTAAATAATTGTTAATAATTTTTTCTTTAATTCTATTCCATGTTAATTCTCTTACTCCTTTTACTAAGCTATAATCAATATCCTTTAAAGTCCCATTCGCAACATCATTTACGACATTTGGATATGCGTCTATAAGATTTTCTGCAATTGTAATAGGAATCATTGATTTCAAAAATAGTAATTGTGTTTCTCTCGTTTGAGGAATAACCGCATAAATTGCAATCGGAGTGTACTGATCACCATATTTTTTGTCACGCTTATATTGCGCTTTAACTATATATTCTCCACCAACAACTAGATGTTGCATTTTACCTACTAACTTACTTACTTTTACATTCTCATCTGAATGGTTTTCTTTAAATGGATCAAATGATATAGATGTTTCTACAAAGTATGGAATATCATCTTTTGTAGAGAAATTAAAACATCCCCATGTTGTTTCGTCTGAATAATACGTTTCGCTTAATACAATTATATTAAACTGTAAAATATCATCTTCATTCATTTATACTTTCACCCCTTGTTTTCTCACATATTCTAACCATTTGTTGTATGGTTTTAATTTCTCTACAACTACTTTTTCTTCACTATCTTTCTTACAAAGAATCGCCACCTGTTGTCCTTTTTTTACAATATCTTCATATTCTTTTAATTGATTATGCCAAACAATTCCTTCTACTAGCCCAAAACTTGAATATATATTGATATATGCAAATTGTTTACCATTTTTGTCTTTCTTTTTTTGCACTTTTGCAATAATACCAACTAATGTACATTTCTCTCCATCAATAATATCTTCAAATGGTGTCAAAAATTTATACGCTGCATCAAATGGATTGTCATTAATAAAGACTTGCAATGTCTGAAATTCCCAAAACTGTTCATCTTCAAGATATTTCTTATTCTCATCAATATATTTTTGAAATCTAATTTCCTGACTATCATTAAATTGTTCTTTTTTTAACTTGTTATATTTAATAAGTAACGCATCTTTATCGTATACTATTCTTTTTCCAGATGTAGAAATAATATAGTCTTGTAAATTAATTCCCCAATCTTCTTCAAGTTTTTTATATGTAGGTAAAGATTGTACTTCTGAAAATTTAAGTGGTTGATATTGTGATTTTAAATATGATACAAGTTTTTCTTTTTTATTTTTACATGGAATCGCACCAGATTTAATTAACGCAATAACAGAAGCTTTGCCTAAAGAAAGTCTTGTTACCAAATCATTAAATGATTTATATATACCATTATTCTCTCTTTCTTCAATGATCTGCTTAGAAAGTGATTCTCCAATGCCACTAATTGCAGATAACCCAAATAATACTTGTCCATTATCTACTGTAAAATTCATACCAGAATGATTTATATTCGGTGGTTTAACACTTACTTTAAAATATTTTGCATCAAGAATATATTTGTTGATTGCGCCTGCTTTATCTTTGTTTTGGTTAAATAATGCCTTGAAAAAATATGTAGGATAGTGAGCTTTGAACCATGCAGTTTCAAAACAAAGTACCGCATAGCTATATGAATGACTTTTGTTGAAAAGATAACCTCCTTTAGAAGAAAGTTCATCTGCAATTTTATTAGCAATTTCTTTTGAATAGCCATTGTCAACTATTTCATTTCTAAGAATTTCAGACTCTTTTTTAACTAATTCTACAATCTTCTTTCCAATTGCCTTACGGAACAAATCCGCACCACCATATGTTCTTCCACCAAACTTTTTTACAATATCAAGTAATTGCTCCTGATAAATCATACAGTAATTTGTATCTTTAAGAATTTCGTCCATATCAGGATGAATTGATGGTGGTCTACTTCCTCCTGTAGCCATCTCAACATATTCATCAAGTGCGCCCATACTATCTGGTCTATACAGTGCTAAAATAACAGAAATAACTTCAAAGTCTAATTGTTCTAATTTTGGTTTTAACCTAATAAGCAAGTCTTTCATTCCTGCTGATTCAACCTGGAATACTCCATTTGTTTTACCACTTGCTAGAAGTTCATATGTTAGTCGATCATTTTCAAACGCAGGATTGTTAATATCATAGTCCCAAGGATTTAAATGTAAGTCATCTTTAATCTCTTTCACAAGATTAAGAGTTGCTACGCCTAAAAGGTCAAATTTTACAATACCTATATCTTCAATATAGTGTTTATCTGCTTGGATTACATGCTCACCATTTGTACCAATTTTCATTGGCATATAGTCGTTAACAGATGTATCAACAATACCAATACCACCAGCATGAATAGATACTGTTTTTACACGACCACTTAAATGTTTCGCAATATCAAACAGTTCTGCATATTGTGGATTATCTATAAGCAATTTAGGATTTGTTTTCATGCATTCGTCCCATTTATCAGATGTAAATTTTTGAGAAAGTTTTTGCATCTGGTTATATGGGAATCCAAGAATTTTGCCTACATCAGTAATGGCTACTGTTGGAGTAATATATGAATAGTTGATAATCTGACATACTCTATCTTCTCCATATTTATCTACAAGATATTTGATAATTGCGTCCCTATCACCAACATCTGTATCTATATCTGGAAGTCCGACACGTTCTGGATTTAAGAAACGCTCAAAAATTAATCCATATTTAATAGGATCAATATCTGTAATATGACAGCAATAACATACAAGTGAGCCTGCGGCACTACCCCTACCTTTGCCAACTTCAATTCCTAAATTTTCAGCAGCTTTGATAAAATCCCACACAAACAAGAAATATCCGTCAAATCCCATTGAATGAATAACACTCATTTCATAGTTAAGCCTGTTCTTTCTTATTTGTTGTGATTCTTTATCTAACTTATCATATCCTCTATCTTTCCATCCTTGTTTTATCAAATGCCATAAAAATTCATTATTGTCCTTATAACCGTCTGGTAGCGGAAATGTTGGTAGTTGAGGTTTTTGAAACGGCATATTAACTTCTTCAATTAAATCTGCCACCTTATTTGTATTTTCTAATCCAATGCAAACATTTTCATACCCGATTTGATCATCCATACATTCATGAATTTCTTCTTCGGTCTGTATATAACAACCTTCATAGATTTCGCTATTTTCAATAGCATTTTTATCATTATTTGTACTTTTTCTACCAATTTGGATAAGTTTATCCTGATAATATAAATCTTCTTTTCTTGGAGCATGACTATCAGTTGTAATAATAAATGGGGTATTTGTGATTTTTGATAATTCTAAGATTTTTTGGTTATATAAACACTGATCCTGATGACTATGAGATTGCATCTCAAGATAGAAATGTGGGAAAATAGATTTATATTCATTCACATATTCAATACACTTTTTAAAATCTGATTCTCTTGCTAATTTACTTGCTAAACAAGCAGATGAAATAACAAAATTTTCTGCATAAGGCTTTAAATCTTCAATTGCACATCTTGGCTTGAAGTAAAATCCTTCAAAATTACTTTTTGTAATAACTTTATTTAAATCTTTTCTTCCCTGTTCATTTCTAATAAGACAAATTAAATGAAAATATTTACTTTCTTTGTTTTTAATTGTAATGTCTTCGCATTCATATAACTCACATCCATAAATCATCTTAATATCAGGATATTCTTTTTTAATAAGATCATAGTAAATGAATGCATAAGCATTTCCATGATTTGTAATTGCATATGCTTTTAATCCTATTTCTTTTGCTCTATCAAGCATTTCCTTTGGACTTCCATATCCATCAAGAAGTGAATAATAATCATGATTGTGTAATGCACTATACATATTTTTCTCCTACCAGTCATCACCACTATCATCTTGACTAATTGTATCAATTACATTTACATCTTCGATAATAATTTGTGGTGTTCTAATACCGTTATATTCATTAATTGTTGGTTTTCCAACTATTGTAAAGAAAATTACATCATTGTTGTCCCATGCATTTTGTAAAAAATCATATAATCTATTTCCTTCTTTACATTTAAACTGAATATATTTTATACCATTAATCATAAAGCTTATTGTATCTTCATTTTTGCCAAATACTTCAAAACTATTTCTTGTTAATGAAATATTCTCTACCGCAATTATCGGTTCTTCAATTCCTTGACCAACAATATTTTCAAATTTTGATAATTCTATAATTAATGGAATTGTGACATGATTTATGTCTAAGATAAAATCAACTTTATATGTAGAATCATATTCAATATCTTTAAGAAGTGTATTTAGCTGCTTCAAGGCGTTTTCAATATTATCTAGTGACAAATCTACTATACCAAACGCATTTGGATGTCCTTTGCCGTGAATAATTTCTGTTGAATTAACAATATCTTTAAAACTATCAATAGGACTATGGTTTACGTTTCTTGCACTTCCACCATATACCGTACTATTTGTTTTTTTATCATAATATTTTTTTAGCAAAATACATGGTTTATTATATTGTTCTGCAATTTTAATAGCAGTTACACCAGTTAGCCCACCGTCAAGATATTCTGTTGTATCAAGCATAATTACTTTATCTGTATCTGGTAATTGGCTTGCAATTTCGGAGATAATTTTTACACCTTTTTCTTTTAATTTGTCTTGTCTTGACTTTGCATTTTTACATAACCTTGCAGCCCTATCGTAAATATTCTCTTGAATAGTCTCCATAGGTTTATTTTTTGTAGCACGTTTCTTATATTCAAAGACTTCATCTTGCTCGATAAATGCTTTAAATAATAGTTCTTTGTCTTTGAATGAACCAATGCGAATCATTCCATTTAGAATTGGTGTAATATACCACTGAATATTGTGAATATTGATTTTGTCATTTATACTATAATCTTGTGATTTAATAAGTGCCTGAAAACATTTGTTTGTAATATTTGACAGTCCCACATCTGTTAAGTATCGTGTTTCAAATGACCTCATATCCATAACATCACTAATATTTGCTAAAGCACATAAATCCAAATAATCATCAGCAAATTCATTCCAAGTTTCAGAATCTAATGCTTGTAAAAATTTATAAACAATACCTGCTCCGCAAAAACTCTTATTAGTATAATTAGCACTCATCTGATTGTTTACAATTAATGCGTATGGATTTTTTTCTTCTGATTCATGGTGATCAAGGATTAAAATATCAATCCCATTTTCATTTAAAGTCTTACATTGTATTACGTCATTTGTTCCTGCATCTGGAATAATAAGTAATTTTGTATCTTCTGAAACTGCAACATCATCATCAAACCCATGAGATTTTGCCCTTGTGTGTAATATATATCCCACTGGATAACTATTATCCAATTGTTTTATGTATGAATATATCATTGCAGCGGAACAATAACCATCTGGATCAGAGTCAACTAATATCTCTATTTTATTTCTATTTTCAAAATGTTTCATAAATAAATTAACTGCTTTGTCTATATTGTCTAACCTGGAATACGGAATAACTACATCACTTTTTAAATTTAAATATTCATAGTAATTGTCAATTCCTCTGTTTTTTAAAACTTCTTTTAATACATTAGAAGTATCATTTTTACTGTTTTCGTACAATCTATATTTCAAATATACACCCTCTTATCTAAGTTTATATATATTATGTTCTACCATATAGTCCCAAATTTCAGGATTATCAGACGGTGATTCATGCTCATGTAAAAGTTTTTTTTCTTCATCAAACATATAGTACAAAGGCATACCATTCGGGAACCTTTCTGCTAATAATTCAAGTTCTTCTTTTGTTACATCTTCATCAAAACAAAATATAACTTCTACTCCAAGCCGTATTAACATATCTATTTGATATTGAGATAATTCTTTTCCACCTGTACCACCTGTATTTCTCACTCCATGACTCCACAGCTCAAGAACAAACTTCTCTGCTTCTCCTACATAAATACGTCCTGTTCTTTTTATATATGGAAGTGTTTTATTCAATCCATATATAATTTTTGATTTTGCACATGGTTCTAAATAAATGTATTTATTCATTCCATCAGGAACTTTTCTATCAAAGTATCTTGCTTTAACTCCAACTAAATCCCCAATCTCTGAACGAATTGGAACTGTATATCTATTACTTTCTTCATCAAATCCAATTTCAAATTCTTTTTGAGTTTGGTAATCTATGTGATCTTCATAAAATAAATCATTTACATATGGTTTATAATATAAAAGAATATCTTCTGAAATTGGGGCTAATGGTTTTTCTCTTTCTTCTGATATACTAGAATCCATATCTTCTAACATTTTCAGTATTTTAAAACTATCTGGTACATCTTCATTAAAATCATGATAATAAGACATACCTATTTCTGAACATATTTCTTTTAATCCTTCTGGAAATGTAAGATTCTTAACATAGCAAACTAAATCAATTAAATCTGTTTGCCTATTAACCTTAATCATTTGTCGTGTTTTATTTAAGCAAATAAGTGATTCATTATTGTATAGAATAATTGCACCTTTATTATCTCCGTCTGGATTGCCCGCTGTCCAATATGCTCCTGCTGAATGATACTTGATATGGTGGCAACCAAGAGATTCCAATATTTGCTCCGAATAATTATTTTCAAATATATAATTTTTTAATTCTCGTACATCCAAGCTGCCACCCTCCAACTAATCATTATTTCTCTGTTTCTTTATGATATATCCTATATTTACCCAAGTATTAAAGTTTAGATTAATTTCAAATAACATAATCTTGTCTTTACTACCTGCTCTGTTTTTATCCACCTTAATACAAAAATACTGTTTACTTAGGTCTAAGTCTTCTGTAATTGGTTCACCCCAAGAATCAACTTCTAAAACAACTTGATATTTGTGATATTCTTCCTTTGAAAGTTTTTTACCAATATTTAAAATATCTGCAACGTGCTTGATCTGTTTTGCATTTGCAATATTATTACTACTCAAGCTAAAAATATCAGTAAATACTGTATCGTCACTAAGCTGAAATACAGCAAATCCACTCATACGAAGCTCTTTTGTAAGTTCTTTGAGTTTTGTTGCAAACTGCTTAATTTGTGACCAATCATCAGTGTTATAACCTTTAAGGGTATCATATCCATAGTATTTGATATTCTGAACCATTTTTGCTTTTCGCAATTCAAATTCAATTCTTTCAGGACTATAATCATCTCCAACATCTTTGAACATGACCTTACCTTTTTCATGAGAATCAATCCAGTCTGTAATTTTTTTTACATTCCAGTATTCTTCTGATGTATCTTTAATTCTTTGAATATAATCTTCATTACTTTCTATGTATACACCACTATCATCAATTTTTCTTCGTAAAATGTTACCTTTTTTATCATGGTAAACACCTAATACAATTTCTTTTTCTGGCTTATTTATGTATACACCATGTAAATCTTGAAATTCTTTATTATTGATAACAGTCGTAATCAAACAACTTCTAAGATCTTCTTCGTCCATTTCGTTGCTCATAAGAAAGAAATTTTCATTTTGAACAAGCGCAACATATGCCGCTAGTAACACAAGCTTTCTGGTTTTACCCTCATTTGAAAGAAATCCTTCAAATAATACTTTTGTTTCTCTAAGACCAAGAAAATATTCATTATACATATACCAAGGGAAAGGTAAACCGAAATTTGGTTTTTCAAGATATTTATCAATTTGAGATGAGTTTTTATCAGTAAGTTCTACTGCTTCTTCACCAGCATTAATTACTGTATTTATTTTATCTGCTTTTGTGCGGATAATTCTATAAATGTCATTCGGAGACATTTTATCAAAGTTTTTATGAGATAATATTTTTTCAACTGGAAATCCATTTCTTCCATATTCTCTTACTAATGAATATTTCTTTACAGTATCAAAATAATTTTTTACATCATTTTCATCTGCAAGAGTCATATAACGTTGAAGTGTTTTCCAACCTTTATATTGTTTATAAAGTTTTAGTCTTTCCTCATTTTGACTCATAAAAACATTCATTTTTGTTTCGTCTACAGTTTGCGAAAATGTAAGATAATATGTTTCAAAGCTATCATAGAAAAACTTTGTTGCTTGATCCGAGAAATCATATTTGCTTCTCATAAAATTACTATAGTTTACAACTAAGTCTGGAGAACGAAGAAGCGCACCAACGAAACATATTTCACTCTGAATATTACAATCTCTTAACTCATGTTCATTTTCCAATATGCTAACTCCTTATCCAAAAATATCATCCACTAAATCTGAAATATTATCTGTATTATTAGAATTGCCTTTTTCTACATTTGTATAACCGATTGATTTACTAACAATATTTTGTGATTTCTCTATTTCTTTTTCAGATTCAAGTATTTTTTGTTTTTCTTTCCAACGTAAATAACTATCATATTTATTTACAAGAATTGCCAAATCATATGATGCAATATGTATTGGTTGAAATATTTGATCTGGGTGTTTTGATTTAAGTCTTTCATTTTGTTTGTGTAAGTAATCTAATTTTTTTTTCCACATATATAACAAATCACTTGCTGGGATAATAATTTGGCTATTTTGTGTTCCTTTTAAAATTGGAGCAAGATAGTTCACCCAGAATGTACTCTTACTACCCAAGATATTTGAACCATATTCTTCTCGTAAAAATGCATTTAAATCCGTTTCATCAAATATTTGCTGAATTTTTTCACACGCTCTATTCGCTAATTTATCTAAATGCTTACTGTCAATATACTTTTGTTTTAATAGTATATCTATTTCAGAATTTGCATTTTTTACATATTCATCAATATTTTTTAGAGCAAATTGTCTTTTTTGACTACGGTGCTTTGTTCCATTACACCATTGTATAAAACAATCTTTATGATAAAATCTTCCATCGTAACGGACAATATTATCACTATTTTCAATTAATTCTATTTCTTGTTTACATTCATGACATAATCTAACAATTTTATTCTTTTCAACAAAACATTTTTTATGAAAAAAATGATTGTCGAAAAATAAAATACTATCATCATTGTGTCCTCTATGAAGTTCAAATTGTTCTCTGCAACAAAAACATTTTGGTGCTCTTTTTTTTATAACATCTTTATAATTAGCTCTCATATAATACCTTCAAACACTACCCAGTTAATATAACCAGGTAGTGAATATTTTTTAATTACTCAAACATTTCTAATACTTTTTTTAGAATCTCAACATCAGTAACATTTTTGTATGCTGTAGGAAGACCTGCTGCTTCAAGTTTTTCTTTCATTGCTTTCTTTTCAGTGGGTGGAAGTGTATTTCTTCTAGCAATAATTTCTTTTTTAAGAACTTCTACATCAGTGCTTACTGAACTAGATACATTATTGTCTGATTCAGACATATCTGGTTCACCAACTTTTCCAAGAATTTCTTTGCTATAAATATCTTGTTCTACATCAACTGCTTTTGTTAAGTCATTTTTAACGACAAATGATTTTTTATCTGCTGTTTTATCAATTACGGACTGCCAATCAAGTAATGTTGGATCTTCTACAATAGAATTATCTGCATGTGTATGGGTTCTATCTTTTTTGATATGTGCGCATACAGTTCCATCTTCGTTTCTAAACATACGAATTTCAGTTTTAGTATTATACGCCATACCTTTAAATCCGTCTGGAATTTTCTTGCCCGTTACAACACTCATTGTTGTTCCATCTGCCTGTTTAATTGTTTGCTTTTCATCTGTTTCTCTAGCAGTCACAATATAATGAACACCAGAAGCCATAAGATCAAGGATTAAATCCTGTCCTTTGAAATTAATTGTCTGATAATCTTTCAGCTCCATTCCTGCACCTTCAATTTTTACCAGTCTGGCATCTCCAACAAGTCCATCTTTATCTGCTTTAACTTTATTTCTTTTCTTAGAAAATTCAACAAGTCCTTGTTTTGCTGTAAGATTAAGGATTGTAGTTCCATCTACAACAATTGCATCTGCTCTAAATGGTTCTCCGTCAGCATCAAGAACTACATTATCTGTTTCCATTCCATCATCGTCTAATTCATAAAAATCTTCACCATTTTTTACTTTTGCAATATACTGTCTTACTTCACCAAGAGATTGTGTATATACAATATAAATATTCTCAAGATTTACACCATTTGCTTCTAGTTCTCCAAGATAGTCATCAATTGAACCAGTTTCAGGATCGAGATATAATACTCTAAATGGCTTACCATCTGGTCGTTTAAAATATGCAAGCTGCATTGCCATTGTAGATTTGCCTGTAAACTGTTCTCCATATAAAATCATTCCTAATTTACTTTGTGTTACTGATGCTTTTCTTGCTTTTGCCATTGATAAATTCCTCCAATTATATGTAATTATTATTTTTATATTAGGAACGCCATTTCTGACGTTCCATTGCTACTCATGAATTAAATACTAATTAATCCCAAGCATCATCATCTCCGTCATCGAGACTATCTACATTTCCCCAATCATCAGACGTTGATCCAAAACTTTCTTCTGCCTTATTAGCATTTCTAATTTTTGCGATTGCTTCCATAACATTCTCTTCTGTATAGAGTTCTTTGTCGATTGAAGAACCTTTTGCGCCAGTAATAATAAACTCACGTTTTGTTGGCGCAGATACTTTCTCGATCTTATCTTCTTCTCCCCACTCATCATCGTTTTCTACTGTTTCAATCTGAGTAGCAGAAATCATATGTCCACTAACTTTGATTGCATTATATGGTTTTAATGACTTTCTAAATTTATTTGCAAGTGAAGTATCTTCAATGACAAACTCTACATCTTCAATATTGCTATATGTAACAATTTTTGCCAGTACAATGAATCTTCCTGTAGGTTTATCATTATCTGATTTTTCCTGTTCGATTCCCATAAAAATGATTACCTGATTAAAGTCATTCTGCTTTTCAAACTTTTCATCATTAAAGTCAATATCTGCACATAATGAAACCTGATTAGGAATAAGTTTTGTTGATGTTCTTTTATTGCCATTGTTATCAGGAAAACTACTATAATCAATGTTTCCTCTGATAAATACACTGTTACCATCTTTTAGATTGTCTTTAATTTCTTTACAAGCATCAAAATCCGTAAGTACTTTTTTATCATTTACTGTTTTGCCTTCGGAATCAATTTTCTTTTTTACACCAATATTTTTACCAATTAATCTGAATCCTTCACGATTATATGTAAATCTATCAGCCCACGGAACTTTTACTATTTCTGGTTTGTCACCCTTCTTCTCTGCTCTCTTAGAAAAGTAAACATATTCCTGTTCCATACCTTGAAGATTAATATATAATGTTTTACCATCTTCGTAAGTTGCTCCAAAGTTAAGCATTCTCATCTCTCGATTACTCTTAGTTCTGAGTTCTTTGTATACTTTGTCTTTATTCATCCCAGTAGCAATTGCTTTTAACTGGAATGCTCCTTTTGTTTCTGGTAAATCAAATAATCTTCCTTTTTTCTTTGTGTCTGACATTTAAATGTCCTCCTTGTATAATTATTATTTTTTATAACTCTGTAATGTTGTAGAAATGTATCAACATTTATGATAAACGCCCTATCGGACGGAACATGGAATTAAATCTATAAGATAAATTCTATGTCAACAGTGGTTTATGGGTGCAAAATCCCAAGGGTATGCTGCTAACCACCCATATTTTATTTCTCTATTCAGTTTCGATTTATTTGGAAAATTCGATTCGATTGAATCTACAAGATTTATTTCTCTTTATTTTTTACTGGCAAAATTGAAATAATGTATCGTCCTGGAAGTATTAATAACTCACCATCTTCTGTTTGAAAATGGAACTGTTCAAACAATCCCATAATATTTATTAATTTTACATTTCTATATCTTTTATAAAACATTATGTCTCTTGTTGAATTAATAAAATTATGATTAAACTTAACATCATCTCGACATCCAGTGCATTCTACATTATAATTCCTGTCAATCATTTGACAAATCGTTTCATTCCATTTTTTATAATTGTCATTCATATTTTATATTCTCCGATGAAATTTGGATTTTAATTTTCTTCCTGTCTACCTGACCAATCACATTGAGTACATAACTCATCAAGTTCATTCATATGTTTTTCAAGATATTCCATAATATCTTTAACAAGATTAATGTCGCAAATACCAATTACTCCCTTTTGCTTTTCATTATCAATATATATTCCGTCTGAGCAATCATATTTTATTGGAATATCAAAGACATCATTAAAGTTTCCTTCACTAAGTGATACTGTAATTCCATTTGGTTCAACTACAACTTTAAAATTATGTGATTTGTCATATTTCATAATTTTAACAATATCTTCTACTACATTAATCATTTATTCTCCTTTTCATCATCCTTATTCATAATTTTGTCAATCTGATTTGTAATGTAATCCACTACATCTTTACCAGTTTTACCAATGGCTTGAATATTGTCCGATGTAATTTCATTTGCTACCATCATTGTATAAACGGTTTCAGTAGTTTGGTAAGAACTGTTAGAATCATAAAAATAATCCCAATTGAAATAAATAGTTTAAATCCATTTTTTGTTAAATCATCAAATTCTATCCAACATATCACAAATGCAACTATTGCAACAATTAGAAATAAAGTTCCTAACGCATCTGCTCTACTAGCAAAATAAATCAACCATGGATTAATAATTGGTTTCATCATTTCTCATCTCCTATCTATATATTCTCCATTTGAAACGAAAGATTCATCTATAAATTCTCTAATTTTTCAAGCTCTTTCTGAGCATTTTCAATAGTTTCTTTAAGATTTCTAATCTTATATTCTCTTTCTGCTATAAGTTTCTTTTGGTTTTCTTCTTTATCATTCGCATAAAACTTATCTTCAAAGTCCCAATAATCATGTTCATCACCACTCCATGAGTGATTCGATACAAGAAAACTTTTTCTTACTTCGACGCTTGGAGCTTCCCAATCACATCCATGACCGCAACAATGTTTATCTTCTCTATAATCTGGATCACCAGGACTACATTGACAATATCCCCAATTGCGTTCATCATAACTGAATGTAATTTCATATCTGAAATCCGCTTCTTCTACGCACTTCCAATTGTCATTTTCGGTTTCATTGTAAAGAAATACATTTACTTTACAAATACAATAATTATCTTCTCCAATTACAATATCATAATTATCACAATCTCTTAAATCAGAACAAAATTCATTATAACATTCATAGTTATTCGTTAAATCTTGCCATAGCACAGATACCAAAAACGGGATATCCAGCTTTTTACCATTTGGTTCTCTATATGTATTCTCGTATTTCAATACATCAATCAACTGTTCTATGAAATTTTGAATGGTAATATTGACACTATATTTCATATGTATCTATTCTCCTTTCAATATCCTTTCATCTCAAATAATTCTTCTTCATATGAGATACACTCATATCTTTTACAATTATCTACTGTACATTGAAATTCTCTACACCAAGGACTTCCATCTCCCATGTGATCATATGGACAGTGATAATCTTTTCCGCAATATTCACAATTTGTATATTTTCCACATGCCATTTATTTATTCTCCATCCCATAACACAAATCTGTATTTCTGTTTAATTTCAGGATATTTCTTATGGTCTACTTCACTCATAAACATCTTATAAGGTCTTACATAGATTTCAAACTGCCCATATAACGCTTGGTACACAACCATATATTCATCTTTTTCTGTATGCTTTGCAATACATAAGATTTTATAAAGATATTCATTTTGTGAATTTGCTGTATTTATTGTTTCTCTTTTAAAATGTTGAACAATATCACCTTGATGAAAACTATTTCGATAATGTGTATTGAGTCTACCGTATTGATCAAGAAGTTCTTTCATATAATTTTTCTTTGTCACTAATAATTTCTCCTTTATGATAATTTATTTGCAAGAACATATAATGCTTTTACAACTTCAATATTTTCTTGAATATATTGAGGGGCTAGAACATTTTCATAATCTCCATATAAACTACATTGTTCTTCATAATAAACTTGTTCATCTTCACCAATGAAATAATCATTTCTCCCAAGTAATTGCAACTTTAACTCTCTGATTACATCTAATGGATTAATCTCAACAGGTTTTTCAATTTTACCAGTTACTTTAATGTTCATTTATGTATTCTCCGTTTACCAAGAAATTTTAACAGTGTTAGAATTTAATCCTTTCTCAATAACATTTACTGTGTATCCAGATTCTTGCAATACGTTACTTAAATCAGCAGTTAAAGATTGAAAATCATTTTCATCAATAATATAATGGAATATTGACCTATCTCCCATAAATAAGGCATGATATCTAATATTTTTTTCAATTTTGTTTAGATGATTCTGTAATTTATTTTTATAATCTTTGATTCTATTTGATAATTCTCTTGCTTCTTCTACTTTAATCATAAATTCTCTTCTCCTAACATTTTCTTCACATCAAGCACATCAATTTTCTGGTAATGATACTCATATGGAGATTCAATGTAATTTTTATTTAGCTTATCATTTACATCATTTACACAAAATATTGTGCATCTACTATCATGGCAACTACTATTGAAATGAATTTCTGCGTTATTACAAGTTTCTTTGCCTGTTTCAAACCAATCTTTTCGACACTCAAAGCACTTCATAGATAATTTATATTTCTCATTCATTTTATCGACAAAATATTTTGCTGATTCTTCATCATATGTAATTCCATCTATTACTTCTCCATATGAATGAGTAATTAGATAAACACTATCTTTTTCATTTTTAATCATACACATTCTCCCATAATCGCTTTTGCTAATTTATCCCAATCTGATTCATAATCTTCTTTTGATAATTCTGTCAATACTTCTCCCATTAGTAAATGTGATATACCGGATTCTCTCGCAGCTTCGATTGCTGTTTTGCCTTTAATGATTAATTCTACAAATCTTGCAATTTTAATATCTTTCATAATCAAATATCCTTTTTAATAAATTCAAATGTTCCATCTGGATATGTTGTAAAACATATACCTTTTCTAACACTTCTTTGTTGAACGAAATTAGAATGTCCATATTTCTTAATCAATTTCTTGTTTATTCTCTTTTTCTTATGCCATCTACAAGGGATCACCATAAAGACTTTTATATCGTATGCATCTGGTACTCTTGATTCATCAATACCTACAAGATCATGGAACATTTTTACATCACACTCTTTCTGTAAATCAAGTATACATGGTGAACCATATAACTTTTCACACTCTTTTATGTACTCATTATAATGTTCATTTTTATATTTTGTATTGTATTGGTATTTTTCTATCATATACTTCTCCATGAAATTCAGATTTCAACTGTATTTATTTGTCAATATGCACAAAAGCAATGCTATAATTCCTTAATTCTTCGTTTCTGATTTTGAATATTTTTGTGCATATTGTATAATTGATTTTTATTCTTTGTCTTTATCGCTTTTCTCAAATAATTTTATTACTTCATTTATATCACATTTGAAATTATTGTAATTATTACAATCTTCACACAACCAATATCTATAATCTCTAACATCATATCTATCTTGAATACTTGGAATCTTACAAATTTCACACAGGCATACTTCTTTCCTTGATTCTTCATCTGGATATTTTGTTAATAGCCTATTAAGATCCTCTAATTCTTTATTTCTTTCTTTAATTCTTTGTTCAACTACTATTTCTTGTTGTTCCTCAGTATATTCATATATTTGTTGTAACTGATATTTTTCAGCTTCTTCTTTAGTAAAGAAAATACTTTTACCTAATTCAGATACTTTGTATGTTTCTGGAACACACAAGAACCACTCCTGTTGTTTACCATATTGCACTCTACAAATCTTGTGCTTTACAATTCCTTGTACTGGAAAGATGAAATATATTGATCTGTCAACAAGTTCTTCTATATCGGCAATTCCATTTTTGAGCAAATAATCATTATTATACATTTTAATTCTCCTTATGATATTCTTTATTTAGCCAATGAATACAGTTGTCAATCGCAGCATCTTTATTACTAAATGTATATCCACTAGGACTATACCAAACTTCTGATTTATTGATCATAGTTCTATAAACTAAATATGGTGCAATTTCTTCAAGTGACATTGCTCTAAGTCTATCTATATTTCTCATAATCCACCTCACATATTAGTTTCTATACCATGCCATTTCTTATGTCTCTCCCAGTCTCGCCATTCGAGATTACCAAAATGGATTCTTATTTCTATATTCTCTATATCATCTTGTGATAATATCCAATCACGATACTGTTTTACTTCGCTATCGGTTAAATTATAAATGTTCTTATAATAACTTAACACCTTATCAATCTGCTCAACAGACCAATCGTAATCAGATAAAGCAGCTTGACGTTTATATTCCGCAATATGTTCATCTACTTCTTTCTGTGCTTCATCATATGTACGATACACTTTTGAACAGGTTACGGTAGTATAATTTGGAGTTCTATTGATTCCCCAATCTTGCGGACACCCCTTATGTATTCCCCAACCATCTTTTGTGATTTCTGATTCAATAGATCCATGAAAAATATTAGAACGTTTCACTAAGAATCCTTTATTATATGCTTCTTTTAATGTTTCTGGTTTGTTAATGTCCAATTTAAAATTAATCTCTTCATCTGTTAATGGATCTTGTTTAATCTCAAATAACTTTGTATCATAACTCCAATTCTTAGGAAGCTTGTGAAATCTCTGTTCAGTGTCAAATTCGTCAATCGGAACGCCTTTTACATAGTCAGAATAGATTCTTCTACGTTCTCTTGGTGCAAGATAATCAATATAAACGTCAAATTTATACTGTTCATCTACCGTTCCGTAATGAACTGAATACTCATGTCCACATTGATGACACCAAAACACAATTTCGCCACTTTCAAATCTCTTATCCTTTGGCGGTTTATTTGCCATAATTATTCCCCTTTCATAATTATTTGAATGTGTAGGTAGGGACTTGAACCCTACCATTCTATATTTCTACATATAGAATCACACCATGTCTACACTATTTATTTCTCTGTTGCATCAACTACGGTTGTACCTGTACCTTGTACAGTAACCCAACCATTTTTATAATGTGCTTCTGCTTCTTTCATTCTAATAAGTTCATCTGTAATAGAAGAACTCAATTCTTTATTTGCTTTTGCTTGTGCTTCGGATGCAATTCTGGTCTTTTCCGCATCTGCTTCTGCTTTAATTTTTGTTTTTTCTGCATCTGCTTGTGCCTTTGTAATCTCAATGTTTGCATCCGCTTCGGCTTGTAACTGTTCAGTCTGTTTCTGTACTTTTACTTTCTCCTGTTCTGCTTGAGCCTGTTACTTTTCCTGTAATGCGGTAACACGATTATCAATTGCCTTTTTTAATTTCTTATCTGGGTGAACATCAATAATAGATGCATCGAGAACTTCAATGCCGTATTTTTGAGAAAAGTCTTTATTTAGATATTCTGTAATAGCTTCATTGAGTTGCGCACGATTACCAGAATAAATATCCATCATAGAATAATCTGTTGTAACCTCAGAAATTTTAGATTTAAGAACGGTTTTTACACGATTCTCTACAATATCTTCTCCGTCCATACCTTTAAATTTCTTATATGTATCAATTACTTGATCCTCAATATATCGGTATGTCATCTGGAAACTAATTGCAATACTTGCATCGTCAGAAGTCGCAACTTTAAATGAATCATCATCTTTACTACCTTCTCGACTATCTTTTGACAATACAAGAATTTCGTTACTTGTTGAAAATTCCTTAACTTTGTTCATTGGTGGACGAAAATGTGCGCCTGGTTTAAGAAGTTCATCTTTTACGCCATCCTTGTAGTTGTACGTGATCCCGACTTTACCAGTTGGAATTAAATCTACATGTGTTACTGTAAATCCTCCACCAATGATTGCTACCGCTACTACTAAACCTACTACTAAATTTTTCATATTATTTATCACCTTTCTTCATTTGATTTTTAATCTCTTTATAAACTTCTTTTTCAATATCAAAACTTTCATCTTGACGATTGATGTGCATTTCAATCTTATGAATTACTAACCAACCAATTGAAAATATGATAAGTGCGCCAATTGCAAATCCAATAGCACTTAACAAAAATATAACCCACATATATTTATCACCACCTTTCTAACATGTACATCACTTATTCATTGTCAAAATCTTCTCAAAAATATCATAAGTCGCTACAAATTTTGAAGCCAATACATCTGGTGATTCTATTGATTCTGTTCTCTTTAATGTATTCCTCATTCTGTTTCTCCTATATAAATCCATTCTAATTTCTTGCGAATATCTATATCATCAATCGGAAAATAAATCACACATGGATATTTGTCTGGTATATTAGTAAATTCTCCACCACGATCATAATATTCTCTAATTGTTTCTAAAACTTCTCCTGTATCATCATTTACATTTGGGGTAAATCCAAAATATTCTTCAAGAGATTCAGGACAATCAAAATATTTTTGAACCATTTCTATAAAACCAGTCATTTCGTTTTTATTATGGATAATATTAAGACATTCAATTGGATCATATGCATCACAATTTGCAACAGAATTTGCGAAAAGTTTAATAGATGAATTCTCAAGACTTGTTCTTAAAAGACAACTATCATAACAAGCACGATCTTCTGGTTCACAATGCTTACATCTATAGCAATTATGTTCAAATTCATTATGATTATGTACTCCTGTATCTACAAAGTGAACAGGATTATTAGCGTCACCAGAAATACAACGATGAGCTAATCTAAATGAACCATCATCATTTCTGACTATATCTTTATATTGTTTAAGCAGGAAATTTATATTATCTTGTTCTATCGAATTCATACATCTTCGTCCTCTTTATGCAAACCAATCAATTCTTCAAACATATACAATCCAGCACATGCTGCATTGAAGGCATCGTTTCCTTCGTTTTCAGCAATATCACAAAAAACATTTCTAGCCGCTATTCCACTATTATAATAAAATTTAGGATTATGTTCATATGCTTTAACTCGATTTAATACTTCATCAAATGAAATATCAAAATTCGTATTAGGTTTATCAGACATAATCCTGTCTACTTCTCTACACATTCGCTCATAAGAATTTTCTGGACAACCCATAATGTCATTTCTCCTTTCCATGAAATGAAAATTTCAGTTATCTATTTGCCTTATAATTCAAATTTATTTTTCTTCCGCATATTGGACAAAAATTAATTTCTAAAATTTCCCCTGAATAATAATCATCATCATTACATTCACTCCAAATATTGTAAGTATTATCATCTTTATTATAGGTGATACAACAAACTTCTCTATCACACGAATCCATTTCATATAATTCTTTTGCATCATAAATTTTATTGCAAAGCCAACATTCATTCATTTAATTTTACCTCGTTTCTTAATTTCTCTTTATTGAAAGGGAACTTTCATCTGCTCTAAATTTCTCCCTTTGCTCCACAATTATCCGCAATAGTCCAATCGTCACATGCCATGTTTTCGATAGTGTATGTAATATCCTCTGAATCCCTGATATTTATAACTCTACCATCATAACAGTGCATCATGACTTCATTACCATCCAGTTCCCACCAACCTGTCCAATGTTTTCTCTTGATCTTGTGTCCTCTTTTAAGTGAAAATAATGCGCTTGCAAAATTCATAGTTTACCTCCCAATTTTTGCTAAAAACTTTAACCATAATTTTTGATACCAATACAAATGTAAATCATGTCCCATCAGCTCAAGAAACTCTTCTGGATGTTTTTGATAATATAAAATCTGTTTCTTCATTACTTCTTCTGAATTTTCTGGTGTTGTAGTTTCCCATTCTCCAAATTTAATTCTCATGGAATTACTACGTTTACTATCTTTTGATTCTATATTCTCTAATTTACTTCCATTTTTGAATTTAATTTCTATCGTAAATCACATCCTTTCACACCTTGAAAAAAATAATTTCATCTTTAATTTTTACCTATTTTAGATCATTTTCTTAATAGGATTTACCATTCTGTCCAGTAAGCTAAATCATTCTCACAGAGTTCTTGATATTCTTGGTCTGAATAATACCCATACAAGCAATCATCTGAGCAAAAATATTCTTCTCCGTCATTTATTACATATCCACTATTCATAACTTCTCCACAATTTGTACAGGTTCTTACAGAATCAGATTTCTTAAACACCATAATTCTTTCATCGTTATCATGAAATGCAATTGTATTATCTTTATCATTATGTCTATGACCACTGACTCTAGTAATGTTCTTTAAAGGTAATGTGTCTATGAGAGTGAACCCATTAGTCACAATATTGTATTTGACATCCTGTACTAGATGTGTACAATCTTTATAGTTATTTACATTAATAAGGAAATAACCATCATCAATTAGATATTTATGTATGTTTTTAATAGTTGGAATAAGATAAGATTCTAACCAGTCTACATATTTCATACCTGGTTTATAAGATTGATTACCAATTTCGTAATCTTCAAGACTAAAATATGGTGGACTACTGAATGCTACACCAATTGTATTCTCCCATTCAGGAATAAATTCTTCACTACCAATAGATTTAATATCAACTTCTGTATCAATATTACAAGTTTTTCTATAATCATTTGCCATCTGATTTAATCTTTCACAAAGAATATAATTCGGATCAGTACCAAAATAATTGATATTATGACGCAATGAACTTAATAATCTACTTCCCCACCCACATGAGAAATCGTAGTAATTACCATTTATATTATAATTATCTAAGATTTCATCAATAGTTTTAATAGGGAAATTACTTGGTTTGCTTGCGGTTTTGAAACCACATAGACGAAAAGCAGTTTCAATCTTCTTTTCCAAAGATAAAGTATCTGGATATACTTTCTTATTAGAGTCACATTTACCTGCGAAAAATTCAATCAAAGGTTTATAATTTAATGCTTCTTCAATAGTCCAATTGTTATAATATACACGTACTTTTGCCATCAAATCTTTGACATAATAATTTGTTATTTTGTCAATTTTGACTCCACCTGATTGTATTTTTAAGAATTGTTTCTTGACTTCTTCAAAATCTGGCTTTGTATAATACTCTTTTCGTACTTGTTCAAACTCTTCATCTGTTAGATCTTTATGTATCGTAGTATTATATGTTTTACCAAGATAATGAATTGGATATAATTTTTTATTTTCTTTCAATATCCGTCCCTAAAGTGCTGCGCAGCTTACCTCATGAGACTATGTATTCCTTTCTTCTATCAATTATTTCTTTCATGTGATATGTTAAATCACTAATATTTATGCGGTTTCAGCGTCCCAAAACCACATGATTCTATGTATTTTATCTATTTTATCTCTTTCAAAAGTCAGTAAAATCAAAGATTTTCAAGACTACGATGAAAGAAATATTTTATGTTACTTTTTATCTTCGTTTATTACTCTTGTCAATGCTTCAATTAACACTTGTGTATTGACATATATTTTAATTTTTGATCCATTTTCTAATATGTTTGTGAGTGCAATTTGATATTTTGTTCTAGTTTCTTCAAAAGACACACAATTTCCATATGGATCACACGCATATTCAGATGGAATATCATAATTTATATGTCCTAAATCATCTTTAAAATGGTGACCGCAATCACCTTTATATTTCTTACATACTTTACATTGTTCATTCATAATTTTATAGCATCTCCGCAACTTTCTTCGCAAAAATATCTTTGATATTCTTATCAATTACATCACAAATAACTTTCTCTGTTGCTTCTTTTACATATGTGTCTAATGTTTTATCTTTAATTTTTCGATTTGGATTCCATCTATCTGCTGATACTAACGCTCCAATTCTTTTAGTGACAATCTTATCAATTTCATCATCAAGATTCCCTACAATTACATCTTCAATGTACTTATCCATTGCAAGTTTAACTTTCTGATCGAGTTCTTCACTATCAACTTACAGATTTAAAATTAATTTTGGTTCTGATTTCTTCATAATTCTTTAATCTCCTTTAAATTTTTATTAACTTCACATTTACTTATGCTGTTTATTTTTTTCATTTTCTCACCATCCTAAATACCGAAACCATTTTGCAAATAATGTCAATCCTTCTTGAATCTTATCATTCAGTTCATTGTATTTATCCATCCAATCGGAATCCTTAAAATTTATAGACGCATATATCTCATAATCATTAGCAATTTGCTCGAATGACCAAATCATTTTATCTAATAGCTCATCCCATTTTTCAGGGCTATTCGCTTCGCCATATCCAGGATAAGCAATGGTTAATTTCTTATACATCTTTAATCTTGGAAGAACATATTTTGCAATATTACAATCCAGATTCCATGTTTCTTTTGGATTTACATACAATCCTTGTTTCTTTAACCGCTTTTTATGTACTCTTTTATTCATAAAACATCACCCATCATAATATTCCAATTAAAACCCACCATGTAAAAATAATTTGAATAACGTGGATTATCTGATCTTGAATTAAATTAATTTTCTTTTCATTAGCTTTCAGATTGTCTACAAACATATGTATCATTAAATTAACAATTAACAATACAGGTTTCCATATTCCACTAATTACCATAAGCGCAATCGTTGGTGGTAACATAATCATAAATGACCAACTAAAGCTATGCATAAACAACGCTGCTAGGTAATCATATTTATATAATTTCTCTGGTGCGTTCTTTTCCCACCATGATTTTTGTTTAGCAGATGCTAGCCATCCTTGTAAATAATAATCATCTACAATATGACAAAAAATCATAGTAAACAAAATAACTATTTTATATGCAATATTCATATTTTTACCTCCATGAAATCGAGAATTTATCGGATTAAACTACATCATCTACTTCCAGGTCTGTTGTTTCGATAGTAATTTTAATAGTTGGTTTGTCTATTGCTTCACTGTTTGTTATTCTACTATACGATACAGTAACAAGATCTGGTTCAATATCAAATCTTTCAGCTACAACACTTACAATATCTTTCTCATTTAATTCGTAAATTGTCTTCATGTTCTATTACCTCTTTCTTTATAATTTCTTCCATAATCCTTTTGATCTAGTATCTTCCTTCAAACAATCATATTTTGCCATTCCAATAGATTCATGTTCCAAAACTCTCAAAATGGCTTTAAAAATGTTTCTTTCACAAGAAGTAATATTTCCTGCTCCAACCGAAAATCTTAATCCTTCTTTAAAATCAAACCACATAATAGCTTCAATTTTTGTCTTTGCTTTCCAATCACTTCTCCATGCAAGAGGCGATTCCGCTTCTTTGTAAAATAATACCTTTTTATATGTCTTCATATTAAATACAATCTCCTAACGCTTTAATTACTCTTTGTGTTTGTTTCTCTAATTCACTTTCTGCTTTTGCCTTGATATATTCTTCCACTGAATCAACATCTACTCCGATATCAATTACATCATTTTCATATGGCTCACCAGTTAATTCTTCTCCATATGTAATTTCTTCAAACGGAATAACGTAATACTCACCTGTTTCACCATCTGTGCAGCTAAATGTCAATTCAGTATTCTCATCATAACCAATTGCTTGTAATTTTCTTATTAATTCTGCAACTTTCATTCACCAATCCTCTCTTTTTTACAACGTTCTCTTAGTGATTCTTCTGTATACAACCTTCTTGTATCTTGCAACCATTTTACAAATTCATTTTTATCTGAAAAACAATGAGAACAACCATAATATATAAAATAACGTTCATAAAAATAATTCAAATAACTACAGCTATACATTGATTCTCTTATAAATTCTTTCTTACATTTTTCACATTTGTGCCAGAATAATAAAGGCTTTATCTTCTTTACATAAATAGAATCCATATGTATTTTTATAAATCTTTCTTTTGGATCACGTTTCATTTATCATCGCCATCTTTCTTATCAAAAACTAGATACCATCACAACATATAAGTCATTTCGTAAAAACTATTATTCAAAAATTCATCTATAGTATATCTATCACTTTCATATTCTACGCAAGTATGTTCAGGCTCATAATATGCAGTAATTTGTATATCAATATGATCATTTGGTTTTTCACAAGTTACATATCTCAAAGAAACTTCATACCAATCATTTCCTTTTCCATAATTAAAATTATATTCACCAGTTTCTGAATCATTGAGTTTATAAATTATACTTTCACTCATTGTCATTTCATTTATCTCCATCTTTCTTAACTCCAATATTTGCTAGCCAATACATAAATTTTGTAAATGGTCTATATCGTTCATTGACTTCAAATATTATTATTGTAATAACTATCGCTAATCCATCCCAACCAAGATATATGATGTGAGGATAATTCAAAAAGTTTTCTTTTATATAACGTTTACCATGTAGTTTCATATCATAAATAAGCATAATCATAAATCCAAATATTCCGATTCCAAACCATAATATCAAGATTGGTATTAAAACACTAATAAAAGAATCTACAGTTTTTATTATTAATCACCTACCTTGAAACGTTTGTTTCATGTATTTATATATTCTCCAAACTATCTAAAAATTGTTTCATCCATAGATTCTTTTCTTCTACTCTCCTTAATTCTTCTTGCCAATTTTTATATGCTCTTTTCAATTTTTCATCTGCATTATCTCTTAAAATATCAATATATTTCTTAATTGTATCATCAGAAGTATCTAATTCCTTATTTATATCTTTTTCATACCATTCATATAAAGATGTATTTAATGACATATCAATTTGTTCTAAACAAAATTTCTTTAGATTTTCATGCTCTGATGTTGGTGGAATCCATTTTTCAACTTCTTCTCGCACTTTTAAATACTTTTTATCTTCATCTTTATATTTTTCAAGTATTTTTTCTGCCCTTCCCTTATTATCATTATACTTAGATATTATATCTTCTTTTACCTCTTCAAGAGTCATGCTATATGCTTTTTCTCTTGACACTAAAGAATCTTTGTATGCTTTTTCATAATAAGGATGTGGCTCAAAATGATTTGGTGTTGGAACATCTAAAGATTCATCTTTCAAGTCAACGGCAATTCCAAACGCTCTGGTACATAGCTTCAAAAATTCTTTTCCAGATGTTATTTTCCCATCCTTAATATAAGCTGTATATCCTGTTGGCATTATTTATCCTCACTTTCCAATTCTTTAATGCTAAACCAATCAATATTAAAATAACCTTGCACTCTATACATATAAACCACTACTGGATATTCATTCTCTTCTGGTTTATTTTTAATTTCGTATTCATCAGTCAATGGATTATTAATCTCATGTTCATCAGAGTACTTATCATTAAGATCTTCTAATACATACGGAACTTCAAACGTGTCCATCCAAGAACTCACACTATCAAATAATGAATCTTCTGTTTGGAATTGATCACCTCCAAATATGGCATCTTCACCTTTCCATTTGTACATTTCTTTTGCGAAATTAAGATAATCTTCATAGTTATTGCATAAACTCCACCATGTATTAGTAAACCTTTTTGATTTGCGTACTATTACTATCACCTCTATTCAGTTATATTTTTATGGAATTTTGAGCAGAAACGCTCTTAGAAAAATTACATATTATCTAAAGCTTCAACAAATTCGTTACCACAATCACAAAATGTATAAATCATAGATTTCATAAGTCCCCAAGACATTCCAGAATGACCTTGATTCTTCATTACTTTAATGCCTGCGGCAATAGAATCTTCTTTAACGGTTTTAATAATATCCAAACACTGTCCTAATTCCATACCCTCATACAGATCACCTAATCTAATAGGAACACATCTATCCCATTCATCCCATTTGTCTTGTGATAAAACTTTATGTCCTTCTTTAATCCAATATTTTGTTAGTTCTGGAATTTTCTTTTTATGTTCTTCTTCTCTTCTGATTAAATCTTGTCTCATTTTTTCTTGCTCATCTTTAAATTCTTTAAATGTTTTACCAATACATTCAACATACGCTTCATCTACTGTCATATCAGATGTTAATTTGTGACCATTAAATTCTCCAAAATATTTTTTACCAGTAGCTTCTGCCTTACTATGTAATAATTTAACTGAATCTTTAAGGGATAATCCACAATCAAAATCAATTTCAATATACTTCATATATCTATTCCTCTCTTTCCACAGATGAAAGTTTACTTTCAACTGTTAATTTTTTGACTACCTGTAATTTCTCTCAAACAATCATTCCAACCTTTAACATTTCCATTATATATTTCTCCCCATTTTTTCTTACTAGGCAATTCTCTTAACGGACATTCTATAGGTCTACAGCTAACATGAGAAAAGATAATCGTTTATGATTTACTCCACAAAAATATGACTCAACACTTGAACAATAATCTCTATGTATAAATGTACATTTTGTGCAGTTATCAGGCATATCAATTATAATTATTGCTTTCTCCATTATTTTATTCTCCCGTAATTTCCTCTAAGCATCTATTCCAACCGTCACGATACCCAGTATAATATTCGTCATACGGATCATCAAAATCATCCTTCTCTGGCAAGTCCATAAGTGGACACCAATCAGGCTTACCTTGACAATATCCATGTTCACAATCAATTTTCTTCATGAGACTTGCGTCTTCATCATCATCTGAGATTGAACAACATGCTTCGACACCTTCATCTAATTCATAACAGAATTGACAATCTAAGCAATTTTCTGGTGTATCTATTACAAATACTGGTTTTCGCATTTAAGCACCTCTTCTTTCAGTTCCTTTGTTACAATATTTATATCAATCATATTACATGCGTTATTGATTTCAAGCCTTTCTATAATTCGTTCCACAAACTTATCAATAATTTCATTTTTGATTTTTTCATCATGATTTCGCATCCATCCACTACCTTGTAAGAAAGAAACGCAGATTTCATTATTCAGTTTCATTCGCTTCACCTTTCTACACATACCACGCCCAAATCGGATTAACATTCATTTTTGGTGCGTTGCATTTTTTCCTAATTCTTTTATGCTTTTTAGCATTTTTCTCGATATAGCCGCCTCGTATTTTAATTCCTCTTTTTATATCCCTGTAGGCTTCCATTATTGGACTGTATGTCTGTTCAACAAGATATCCACATCTTTCACACGATCCGTGGCGTTCAACTATTCCAAAATAGTACTCTGAGAAACTAATATATTCATAATCATTTGATCCGCAAATAGGACAGTTCATTCAACTCTCCCCATCCTTCACGATTTTGATTGCAACTTCAAACGCATCAGTTTCACCCTCGAAATACTCCGATGCTTTCTGTAATGCAGCAGTTCTTGTCTTTTTTGTTTTCAACTGCTCTACAACCTTGTCTACATCAAAAGCTGTCGGCTGTTCTTGAACAGTTGTAATTGCAAGATGTGTAAATAAATCCATCGGAGAAACATCATTTTCCGCAGCTTTCTGCTTTTCTTTATCCCAATACCATTTTCTCATTTCTTGAATTAATTTATTAGAATCAATCAGTCTCATTCTTTATTTCTCCCAATTAATACGCAACCACTAAGTAACATCACAAACAACAATTCTACAATCACTGTAAATCCATCCATTTATTCTTCTCCATACATACAAATTTCACACATATATTTACATTTTCCACAATGAGAATCATACCATTTGTTAAATTCCTCTGTTTTTATTTCATGTATAATATTTGTTTTTAGCCAATATTCCTCATACTTAAATCCGCATATATCATGCATGTCCATATTATATAAATTCTTATTCATATTTTTACCTTATCTAATTACCTTGTTTCTTCTAAACCTAATTCTCTTTGCTTCTCTGCAATTCTTAATGGAATATATAATTTATTGTACTCTTTCCTACATACATCACAATCACCATATCCATGTCCCCAACACCAATCACAGAACTTATCAAATTGCTTCTTTAATGCATCAGAAGAATCTGTATTTGCAAATCCTTTCCCGATGATTTTTGTTACAAAACTTATGTCACTCACCCTTTCCTCACAAATGAAAGACGCATTTTATCTGTTATTTTCTTGATTTAAATACCGAAAAATCTCCAAATAATTCATTTGATTTTTGTACATACCATTCATACGCTTCTTCTGGTGTATCATATCTTTTCGGAGATTTTATAGATTTTCCGTTGAACTGGATTGCACTTCTCCATTTATTTCTTTCCTTATCAAAATACACGCCTTTATATCCACTAGAATTGTTAGAATTTTTATTTTTATTAAAACTATTTTCTTGATTTGAACAAATTCTTAAATTTTGTTTTCGATTATCTAATGTATTACCATTTATGTGATCCACTTGAATTTTAGAATCATTTGTTCCCATAATTATTCTGTGAAAGATAATAGTTTTATGATTTTTACACGATGTTGCGTATCCACCACGATTCTTTATCCAGTAACAATCTTTTTGTTTGTTCCAATCCTCTAAATCACAAATCATTATATTTTCATCACTATTATTTAAATTCACATACACAACATCATTATCAATTTCATATTTATTATATTTTTTATTAATGTTGTAAGCTGTTTCAATTTTGGATTTGCAACCACAACTTTTACTTACTCCTCTAATTATGTTTTGAATTGCTACAGGCTTTTTCTTATTGCAATCCAAACATTCACATATAAAATATTTGTGATATCCTACTTTATGAGAAAATTTTATTATTTTCCATCTATTATATGTTTTCCCATTTAAATTTTCTTCTGTTAATTCCATCTATTCCTTCCTAATCCTAATCTTATTAAACATATTATCCACTGATTCAAGTAAATCGTATCTTTTATCGAATGGAGCAGTTGAACTTTTTGCAAATTTTTTCTCTACCATATCAATGTAATATGTAAATTCAGAATCTCGTCCCATATAAAACTCATCCCATTCTTTCTGAGTTAATAATCTTTTTACATCCAGTTGCTCAATCGCAAGATTATCAAAACTTACAACTTTAAATTTCTGAATAATATCTTCAAGATTTTTATATAACCATTGCTGCTTAGTCTTAATATCATTCTGTTCTTCTTCAAAATACTCATTACCTCTACGCAAATGTTTATACCCAAGAATTAGCATCTTTAAATTATTATTCTCTAATGCTTTTATATCAGATGGCTTCAATACACCATTAATTACATGAATAACTGTATTTGGATATTGTTTTATAAGTTCGATAAAATGTTTTGTGGGATTTACTAGCGAAACGCCAAGACCATAGATTAATTTCTCGTCAACTAACTTTTTGATTAATTCATGCTTCTTTTCAAAATGGATCTGATTAACAGTCATATTTGCAATAACTTTTCGTTCTTTTAGTTTTTGTAAGAATGGAATTAAATCAGGATGACTGGTTGCATCACCACCGCCAATTGCAATTTCTTGATATGGATGTAAAGTATCAATAAATTTTTCATTTAAAATATCTCCAAATTTACCATGTAAAGAGCTACCCTCATGACAAAATTTACATCCCATATCACAGTAATTACAAATTTTTACATCCATGTTTTCAGCAAAGCTAGGAATAAATTCATCATCTTTTGTTTCTCTAATTTTTGTTCCATCACTCAAAATAGTTGTCACAAAGTTACCGTTTTTATATCTTCCTAATAATCCCATTCTTACTTCCTCCAAATTTATGTATTAATCAGCAATATTCTATAATTAGTCATATCCAAATTTTCCAAATGCAACAACTTCTTCTCCATTTGGAGTATGATATTTCTCTTCAAATGTTTCTAAATATTCATCGTCAAAAAATTCGTCACTGCTTTGAATTTCTTCACTATCAAAAATATCGGCAACTACTGAATCATCATCCCAATTGACATCTGGATACATTAAAGAATTATCCCAACGAGTAAGTTCTTTTAATTCTTCAATAATATCTTCTTTTGTCCCGAATTTCTTTTTACCTACCCAAAATAATAAATTTCCAGAACACCATTTATCATATTCTTCTCCACTACACATAGTAATTGAATGTGTGCTGCTACTATTTGTTTCAAATACACCTCGTCTAATTTGTCTCTTCATAAAATCAATCCTCCTATTAATTATCATTATCAATTACTAAAGTAATTCCTTTATCAAATATAAATTCTTCGATTGTACAATTATATTCTTTCATTAGATTATCAATTGTGTCTATTGATTGATGGTCAATATATCCATCAACATTTTTAATTTCAATTCCATCACATTCACATCTTGCTGAAACCACATCATTAATTTTATTAAAATCATTAGTCTCATATATTTCTTCAATAGAATAACAATTATGAGATTCACCAATCATAGTTACAAGATATGATAATTTTGTTTCTGGATCATTATATTCGTCATAACCCCATCCAAACTCACCAAACTCTGTAATTACTTTGTTTGTACATTCGTCAACATGTAAATACTCTGTTACTCCTCTTTTTGCAATTGATAAACTATGCATTGAGCTTGAGTTAGTTTCAAATACATTTCTTCTTACTTGCCTTTTCATAATTTAATTTCCTTTCTCATAAATTTCATAATCATTAAATTCAGGTTTTAAATCTCCATAAATCGGATAACTTCCATAGTCTGTTTCCTCATCTTCTTCATAAATACACATTCTATCCCTGTAACTATCGTCATTATCGTTACCTGTAATAATGAAAGAATTTCCGAATAAATATCTAAATAACTTTTCTGAATCTGATAAAACCGCATCTACAAAGTCTTTCGTTTCTCCTACGTGGTCAATGTAATTATCACCAAGATCATAATAGAAATGTTCTCTCCCTCTCCACCTATCTGATTCAACTTTTGGTTCTGGAATTAAATATGTAATATTATGAGAGTCCAAAATATTTTTTAATCGTGCAAGGTTTTCATCTGCTTCACTTTTACTAAAACTAAAAATTGCAGTAATTAAATATGATGCTTTATTACGTGTATCACTATATTCACCATATTCCCACCCAAACTCGCTAAATTCAAAATCAATATGTTTTGGAATCTTATAATTATCTTTCCTTTTTGTAATGCAAATAGCGTGTGTGCTTGATGAATTTGTCTCAAAAACTGATTTTCTTATCTGTCTTTTCATCTTAACCTCCTTTGAAAACAACATTTTATCTTCTATTTCTCTTATAATCTTGTACTAAATTACCACAACATAATGGTAATTCCGCTTTTGCAGCTACATCTACAATAACTTTTAGCCCACAACTTTCAACTTTTTCTTTAATTTTATTCATATTTTCCCAATTCCACTGAATCGCGTCTTCAAGACCATGTTCTTTTGTAGCGGTCGTTGTATTCAATGGTGTGATTTTTACACAAAAAACATTTGGATCAAGACCATATAATTTGTCTGGATTAAGTTCCCAACCTGCTCCACAAATAAAATTAAGAGTGATGAGTCTATTATTGTTTGGCATATTATTAAATTCTCTCTTCATTTCATCAATTGTAACTACATCTGCTCCACCAAATAGATACTTTCTCTCATCTTCATTTGTACTGTTTGTAGAAATTTGGATGTGCATAAATCCATCTAAATATTCTTTTACAGACATTACTTCGTCTTTTAATACATCTACAGGTGATTTCCCATACACTTTAACTTTTGGAAGAATTGTGTTGTAACAAGGTAAAAATCTAAATTCTTCTTTATATGTTTTCATATCCCTCATAACTTGTAAAATATTCTTCCAGTTATATTGTGGTTCTCCCATACGTGCAAATCCAACTTTGATTTTGTCACTTTTAATGACTTGTGGATGCTGATTAAATACAAATTCAAGTTGCTCCCACATTTCTTCTGTAGAAAGATTTCCATGAAACCCTAATTCTGGAACTAAGCAAAACTGACAATGTTGTGGACATCCATACTGTGTACTGATCGCAGTAAGCCATTTCTCTTCAAATGGAACTAGGTTTTTCTTAATCAATTCTACATCGTCAGTCATAATAACTTCCTGTGATTTACCTTTTGTGTTTACGTCTTGCATAGATGTTGTTTCAATATAAAAATTCTTTTCTTTATTATAAAGTACATAAACACTTCCACTTGGATAGTCATACTCTTTCACTAATTCAAAATGCTTCATTTAATTATTCTCCTTTACCCACAATATTGCTCAATTTCTTCATACTTCTTCATCCACATTTTTCTATCATTTTCTGTATATCCAAAAAAATACGGATAAAGTTTGTTATTGGTTGTGAAATAATAATGATGATATTCTCCGTCTGGTAAAAACATAACACCTGGAATATCAATAGAATCTTTGATTTTTAAGAAATTTTGATATGCTGCTTTATTTCCAAACATTTGTCTAAATGTAATTTGTTTAATTCCAATACTACGCATTTTATTTATGTATTGCAAACAATCTTCTTTAGTCATTCTATCATTAAGAACGTTAATAACTCGTACTTTTGTAGTCTTTTCTATTTCAGGTAATCTCGCTTTTAGGTTCTCTATAGCATGAGAATCGTTTGATTCAATGCTCAATGCAATTTTTCTAAATTTCTTAATTAAATTCATATCATCTGGTAAAATTCTTGTATGTATATCTAATTTCTTATTATATTTTTTCGCAAGTTCATACACCTTATCATAAAAATCAAGATTGTTCTGCCAATTATAAAATGGATCTCCACCACCAGATAAATTAACCGTGGGAGCATTTGATTCAGAAACACACTTTTCCAAATATTCCCAGTCAATTTTACTCTTATCTGTAATTGCATTTTGTAAAATTGGATGATGCTTTGTAATGCAATATTTGCAATGACAATCACATCCAAAATTAGTGATTATCGTAAATCCTCTATTAGTTTCTGTATACATATCTTCTCCAATTCTTTCCATGAAACTGCCGTTTCAGGCTTCCTTTGTGACCAGTTTTGTAATAGCATAAATTAAATCATCTATTAGTTCTTCCTTGTCCTCTGCACTCAAAGATTCCGTGACTTCTTTTTGTCCACTATGATCCCTAGTGAATACTTTATATTCATCGTTATCAAAATCATACTCTACTCTAAATCTACTTCCTGCTAAACTAATCATTTTCTATTCCTCATATTTTCTCAAACATATTTTTACCTATACACGCTTGACACTTTCTCCCTACAACATTTTTCTGTTCATACTTACATTCAATACAATTAGCCAGCTCAAAACATTCTTGCTCCCATTGAAGAACATTATGGAAATCATATGAACTATATCCTATATGATAATAGTCTTCTCCAACTTTTTTATATTTTAATGAATAATAAGGTCTATCATCTATAATCTCGAGAATCTGTTCTATATCGGTTACTTTTGTTTTTGGATTATGTTTAATATTTGTACTTGTTTTACACATTGATATCACTCCCAATTAAATTTCTGTCCGATTTAAAATATTATTCAATCTCAAATTTAATAGGTAACATTGCTGTAAATCTACAATCCAACCAAGGCTTATCCTCTGTTTTAAATTTTTCCTTATCCGTTTCGGAAGTTAAAACAAAATTACCTATAGTATAAATTAAAGTATGCCCTGATAAATCTTTTGGAAGCGTTACATTCTTAAAATAAGTTTTAAGATTAATGATGTTTTCTACACATATTTCCATTAGTTCATAAAGATGTGCATAAGTGCCATCAGATGAACAACGTTGCATTGTAAAATAATCATATTCGGCATCTGGATTATAAATAAGTTTTACATTAAATATACCTTTATTTAGAATGTTATATTCAAATGTCTGGTTACATAAGATAGAATCTTTAATTACTAATTTTAATGGTTCTTTGAGAACTTCAAACGGTGTTTGTTCTTCCATCCAGTCATATTTATTATTTTCCATACCGTTTGTTCCACCTGATTGGATTCTCTCTTTTATAAATTTCAATGATTTTCCCATTTTTTATTTATACCTTTCCTAATGTCCAATCATTTCTTTAGTAATTTCTTTATATTCTGCTTTATAACCATATTCCCATTTTGAATTTAAAACTGTAAGAACAGAATTTTCTACATCATTGGAGAATCCAATTAAACAATTTGCATATCCATATTCCTTATCTTTATCAAAATCATAAGGATTTGAAATTTTTACAGTTCTAATTTCTTTTAATTTTTTCACACATGCATTATGACAATATGATAATTCCACTAAATAATACTTTCTATTTCTTCGATCCACTATTTACTCACCTACTTTAAAATAATCTACAACTTCATCATTTTCTTTTTTAGTTTGAATATCGTTTATCGCTTCTTCAATACTATTAAATTTACAAGTACATATGTGTCCTTTTGTTAAATTTACAAAAGAATATGTACCATCTAATTTATTTCGCATAATCGAAACCAATACATTATCTTTTTCTCTCATCACTAGATACACATTATTCATTTTCTAACTCCTTTAATTTTCTTTCAGCATCTTCACGATTGAGGAATACTGTTTTACCAAACTCTACCACTGGCAAATATTCATATGGACTATTCCAATCAGTGATACACTTAATTGCGGTTTCATAACTATCAATTATAAATTCCGTTGCTACAACTTCCATTATGATTTCGTCTGATATTACATCTGCAAAATTATCTTCAAGATCTATTCCGTAAAAATGATATAGTTTATCTTTAAGTTTACACGGCAATCTCACAAGCAATCCCTGTTCTTCTAAGTCTTCATAAGTGGCAAGCTTTTTAATCATATTCTCTACTGTTTTGCAATTTCCTGCACCCTGTGAGCAGCTATCGCAATATTCACCACACTCAAACTCTCGTTTTTCGTTATATGTGATACTATCATCTTCCCATTTTGTTAATCTCTCCATCTACTTCACCTCTTAAAGCTCAATCTTCTTACCAATGTATTTCTCTATAATTGCATCCAATTCATCAGAATATGTTTTCACAACATAATTACGATCAATCTTTATATTAACAATTATATTATGATCGTCTACCCAAATTCCACCAACTGTACCACCAGGAACACGAATTGGAAAATTATAAAACCCATCAACATTTCGATAATCAAGTAAATAATGCTCATAATACTTATAAGCTTTTTTATCAAATCCTGCGCAATGGTCTAAGTCTTCTGTGAGTTTGCAATAATATGATTTATTATTATATTTATCTTTTAAAACCATGTTTTTCTCCTACAAATTTTGAAAACCGTGTTTAAACTAACTATATTTTTCTTCTATACCATCGGCTTCTTTAATAGTAAGATTTCTTACTGCATTAAACTGATCTTTATATGACAAATCGTAAAAATCGTAAACTGTCATACATTTTAATTTTTCTAAAGAATGTAATTTACTTTCAATCATATTTTCATCACTGATAATACAAGCAAGACTAATCTCATTTTCATCTTTGTAAAATTCATGATTCTCAAACCATGTCGCATTATTATTCACACTATCATATAATCTTTGTCTAAACTCAGAAATCTGACACATATATTCCGCTAAAATACTATATGATTTTGCTGATCCAATTGCTGTACCACCAAAACTTTCTTTAAAAATTGCATCATCTTTTAAAACATCTTGGATATAAATATATTTCCCATTACTTCTCTCTAATACTTCTTCTGTTTCTTTGTCTGAAATATATCCTTTACCAAGCATCCAGAACAATAATGGTGTTCCGTTTACAATACGTTCATTGTAATCAATATAATCTTCGCCAGCTTCTTCCATAAATCTATGGAATACACAATAACATAAGAATGGATCTTTTAATTCTTCTGGTGATTTAATAATATAACTCATAAATTATTCCTCCTGTGAAACTCGTGTTTCAACTAATAGCGTTTATATGTCACAAATTCTCCATTCTCAAACTCCACTTCAATTCTTGTAGGATATCCAGTATTATCTCCTTTGAATGAGACATATTTTTTTCCTATAATTTTTAAATTTGTTTTATGATTTTCTTCACACTGTTTACATTTATTTTTATCTGAATATTCTGTTCCACAAAATTCACACTGATATCTGGTACTTGTTTTCATGTTCTCACCCTTTCAAACTATCAATCTTTTAATAACTGTGTTTCCCACTTTTCTGCTAATTCTTCCAATAATTCATATGAAGTTTTCACACAAGTTCCTTTATCTGTTTCTTTTGTTAGTGAAATCCCAAGTCTTTTTAATGTTTCTTTTACTGAATCTTTCATAGTGTTGTTCTCCTTTAAATTATATTTTGTATAAGGAATATAGCCGCTTATGCGACTACATCCTCAATACTCTTTTCTCCAACTGGAAATAATTCTGGTTCTTCGGCAGCCACAGACTCTACATTTTTCTTCAACTGCTCAAAATAACTATCTTTTAATTCACTTGCAATTCCTCTTCTTCCTAATTTAAGTGCAACATATGGAGTAGAACCAATTCCACCAAACGGATCAAACACAATATCGTTTGGATTCGTCCATAATTCAATACATCTCTGAATTACTTCAAGCTGTAATGGACAAATATGTTTCTCATCCTGTTCAGATCTTGCTGATTTTCTCTGTAATGTATCACTCTGCCTAATGTCCATCCATACAGGTGAAGCGTAATTTTGCCATACATTAACAGGAAATGATTCATTTGTGTGTTCAACTCGTTCTGGATTATCACCAGGCTTCCTAACCGTGATCACATAATCTGGAAGTCCTTGACGACTCATACTACTATCTTTCTTAATCTGTTTATGTAAAAGCCCAAGTGCTTTTGTTCTTTGCATTTCTGTAACAGGATTCTTCCAAATAGTTACTTTACTATGATAGATAAATCCACAATCCTGAAAGATTTTAAGCATGAGCGCAGGAAAATCTTTTAATCCAATTACACCATCTCTTGATTTCATAAGAGGTAAATCCATACAATGAAAACTCAGAAGTCGTCCAGGCATTGTAATTCTATATAATTCTTTTGCAAGATATTTGAAATGATTATAGAATTCTTCATCACCTTTACAATTACCCATATCTCTATCTGAATTAGAGTACACATATAACTGTGAAAATGGTGGTGAAAAGATAGTGTAGTGAATGCTATTATCTGGAATCTCCTTAGTAATTTCTACACTGTCTCCATGATAAAGTGCATATCTATTTGCTACTGCTTGATCAATTACGTTCATCATTATTTGAATTCCTCCCAATTTGGTAATTTCATTGTTGTATTTGCTTCATATGGTGTAGTAAGCCTACACGTTGATTTAAGCTCTTTCTTAGTAATTTCTTTAGTCAGATTAATCATTGCATCTCTCATAGTAATGAAATCTAATTGCTTTCTTTCAATATTCTCTTTTACACAACCTTCTTTTGCTGAAATGATTATGTATACATTGACTTCTTTTGTCTGACCAAAACGCCAACATCTTCTTACAGCCTGATAATATTGCTCAAAACTATCAGAAAGTCCAGTAAAAATAACATTGTGGCAATTCTGCCAATTCATGCCATATCCTGCGAGCTGTGGCTTGCTGATAAGACATTTTAATTTTTCATCAGAAAATGATAGCATTGTTTCACTCTTGTATTTATTCTTATCACTTCCTTGAACGTTTTTACTTTCTTCAATCAGTTCATTCAATCTATCGCCTTCTGCATTAAGATCACACCAGACTAACCATTGTTCATCTGAATTATTTACTAAATCTGCTGCTTTTTGACATCTTAATTCAAGAGTATCTTTTCTTGCATTTCTACGCTCTGTTAATGTGAGTGATTCAGTGATTGGTTCATCTCCATCAACTATAATTTCATGAATATTCAAATTAGGTAATTCATAATCTGTACCGTCATATCCTAAATTTGATGGATTATCAATAAATACAGACCAACTTGCCATCCATTGCCAAAATACATCTTTTGCATGACCTTTTAATCTCCACTTAGATGTTTGACCACCATCATGAACAAAGAACATTGATAACATCTCTGAACGTGTCATAACTCCACAAAATTCCGAATGATTTCCCAACTCCATATAATCATTTGGGGCAGGTTCGCAGTACAAGCTAATTTATAGGGAACATTTTGGAAATTCTCGATAATAGAAGTCCTCACTTTACCAGTGTAGGATTTAAGAATTGAACTCTCGTCTAAGACTACTCCAACAAATTCATTTGCTACGAATTTGTCTAATTTCTCATAGTTTGTAATGTTGATTCCATCAATACAATCTTCCTGTTTCTCACATACTTTTGCATTGTAATGGAATTTTTCAGATTCTCTCTTTGTCTGATCCGCAACCGATAGAGGTGCAAGAATTAAAACTTTACCGCCCGTATGTAGATGTACTTGATGCGCCCATGATAATTGCATTGGCGTTTTACCAAGCCCACACTCTGCAAAAATACAAGCTCTACCTTTTGCTAATGCCCATCTTACTACGTCTTTCTGAAAGTCAAATAGCATGGGATTTAATTTATCTTTATCAATATTAAATCCACTACTTTCCAGAACATAATCCTTTTGTTTTAGAAAATCTTCGTAATTCATTCAATCTCCTTTTATTTATTATTGTTTATATCTTTCTATAAAATCTAATTCTCCATTAGACTTTAATCTTTCATATTCTTTCATCCACTGACGAGCAGTATATCTATTGTTATTTATATTCTTCCATAAGTTTTCATCAAACGGCTTATTGTATTCACAAATAAGTACGTGTTGACAAAACAAAAATATTTGACGGGAATATTCGGCAGAATAGCCACGAAGTTTAGGATTTGAAATATATGCTGAGTCATATAGATAACTGTCAGCTAAAATAGAATCATACATTTCAGTTTTTGCATTCCAATAGCAACAAACTTTATAATACAAATCATTCATTTTATCTGGTGGATATAAGTATATCTGACTTTCCCATTCATAATGATCTAACATATATCACCATGTCCTCCTACAGACTCAATTTTTAAAATTACAGGTTTATATTGATTTTTGCCTTTTCTTTTGTCTGTAATTTCTTGTAATTTATCAAATAAAATTGGAGGTCCATATTCTGTGTACCAAACGTCACTATATTGTTTTACATTTCCTACAGAGCCATCTTCACATACCGCTAAAGTGTAATAATCTACTTTCCACATATTATTTATTTCTCCTACCAAAGATCATCCTTATCGTTTGTGTTCATCATCTGATCCAGTCTTTTCCCTATATTCTTAGATGCTATATCACGTATGAATAAATCAATTCTATTACAGCAATCATCACATAAATGTAATTGTACTGATTTGAATTTGCCATTTGAATACATCATTGGAATATAATATTTGTCTAAATACCCTGATTCTTTGCCACATAAGTCACAAATATATTTAATCATGTATTATTTCTCTCCTTGAAATATTTTAAATATAATCTTGTATTGTTCTTCTCAGTTCAGAAATTTTATATTCAAATATTCTAATTTTCTTCTGAATCTTATCTATTCTATCGTTTTCATATTGTACTTTATCTTCCATAATACCTTCCGCAAATCCTCGTTTAGTCAATTTATAAGCGAAAAAATCTTTATCAATTTGATTATAAACAATAGTTTTGTTGCTCTTACTTTTAATGTAATCTCTTGATACATATTCAGTTCCATAGCAAACATTTTTATACTCTAAATCATATTTTCCATTTTGATTTAGATTTCTCTCGTACAATTCTTGTCGATCAGGTTCTCCACTTTCGCCAGTTCCATGCAATAAATAATGTTTTCCATCATAGTCAAAAAGAATAGACCAATCTCTCACTTTCGTTATCTTTAATAATGAAACATCTTGAATATTAATCATCAAATCACCTTCTAAAATGAAATAAATTTTTCAACTACAACGATGATGGTATTCTACAAGATTATATCCTGTATCTTTATAAATAATATCTTCATGCCTACCATCTTCATATATAATTTCTCCAACTACATCTCCATTTTTTAATCCATCGGATCTATTTGTTGCTGCTACATCTATGATATTTTTTATACTACTTATACCTTTAGATTTTATGTATTTTTTAAAAACAGATCTATCTTTGATTTGTGTTGAATCAGAATATCCAAGCATTTGTTTTACCATTCTATTTCCAATTTCACCATTTATATACATATCAAAAATATTATAATCGTCTTCAATATTAGCGATTGAAGGTCTTCCACCTTTATTGAATGAACCAAAGTAATGATTGATATTCCTACCATGATGAGCTGCCATATGGCAAACATGACATATTGGAACAATATTTGATTCAATATCATTTCCTCCCAATGACAACGGAACTATATGATGATATTCTATATGATCTGTTTTTCCGCAATTGCAACAAATATTTCCAACAATATTTTGGATCTTTTTATTTGCTTTTTGTCTTTTCATTTTTGTAACCTTTGATACAATAAAAGATTTCTTTCAACTTATATATTGTTTGCATCATTTAAAATTCTGTTAATATGTTCTTCACAAAATGATTCATAATCAGAATGTCCCATAATTAACATCTTATTTTTCAATTCTTCAAGAGCCTTAATGAATTTATCCTGATTTTTCTTTTTTATTTTACAATATACAAAAATATAATCAGAGTCATCCTTTGTGAAATCACCTTCAAAATTCACCGTGATTTTATTTTTTATGAATAAATCATCAGCAAGATAATTCTTACAATCAACATACATATATTGTTTGTATTTTGATAATTTTGACGATCTTAAAGGAATATAATTCTTCATTCTTCACCTCGTTATTTTATTCAAACGATGCACCAATAGCAACACATGTAAGTAAAACAAAGCTCACAATACAAACAATTTTAATCATATTATTTATTCCTTTCCAAATTAAAATATATAATTTCTTTACCAGATTCCATTGCTTGTTCTATTCTTTTTCTCGTAGATTCTCCAATGTGTTCAGTGACGACACAAACTACATCACACATATTTAATTTTTGTGTACACATATCGGTATACATAGATAACCTCTTATCATTTTTATCTAACCCGAAAAATACAGGTTTAAATACTATATAACCATTTTTAGTATAATATTTCTCAGCATCTATGAATTGTTGTTCATTTTCTATTTTCGTACTACCAATCAAATGCATTATTGGAAATTTATTTAACACTTTTATATTTCTTCTCCATTCCACATTTTTTACAACGATATGTTTTTACACGATATAATGGATATTCATAAGGACTTCCATCTAATTTTTCACCATGTACTTGAGTATCAAAAATTAATTCCCAGTCATGTTTACAAAAACAACTTCGTATATAATTAATTAACCATCTCATTTGAAATCAACCATTCATTACTAAACAACACATCAATATTGTTATAATTATCGAAGTTGTACATAAAATAATGACATATTCTAATTTATTTCGATTAGCGTACCGTTTTGCCGCAATCATATTTAGAATAATCAACGCACCCATTATACAATGACTAATGTCGTTCATCGCTATTCCCTTTCATCTCGTCAGATTCCCTACTCATGCTCCAATATCGCAAGAAATTGTATTGAAAACACTCAGCAGAAAAGTCTGAATAACTCTGTAATTTGTCTGGTTTGGCTTGCGCCCTGTAGCAATGACTACGTTTAGGGCAGTCACTACTACAACACATTGTAATGTCAGGCATTTTTCTTATCTTCTTTCTTCTTACGTTTCACGGAATCAGCTTTAATTTTAAGCTGTTCATTTTCAATTTTTCTCATCATTCCTCTAAATTTCCCTGTCTGTTTGCTTGTAATTCCCATAGTGTTTTTCTCCTTTTCTTATTATGAATTAAAATATTTTACAATCTGTTTGCCAATCCAACGTCCCATTGGAACAGCAACAGCATTACCAATCTGTCTATAAGCATCATTATCTGTTCCACAGAACTCAAACCAATCTGGAAAACCTTGCAGTCTAGCATATTCCCTTACTGTATATGGTCTAATTCTCTTTCCATCTTTGATTAATCTTGTTCCTTTATCTTTTGCGTAATGCGCTACACATGTTGGAGCAAGATCATCATTATCTGGATCTGAAACAATTGGTTTATCTCTATATTTTCCATTAATGCGATTATATACATATTGTGGAATATCAATCGAAGCATCATTTTCGATAATATCTTTCAGTTTTAAGGGTTGAGAATCAGGATAATCAAAATTGGTAAATGGTTTCTTACTTCCAATTAGAATCAATCGTTTTCTTTCTTGTGGCAACCACATATTTGCGTTAATAGGACATTCAACTCTCACGTAATAATCAGGTAATTTTGTCAATGCTTCCATAACTACTTTGAATTTAAGCATTCCAGGAACGTTTTCTACTACATACATTTCTGGTTGTGCTAAAGCAATATGCCTAAAGAAATGTAAAAATAAATCATCACCTGTTCTTATACCTGAAATATCAGCAATGGTTGAATATCGTGTACATGGAAATGTACCAATATAAACATCCGCATCATTCTGATCGAGAACTGTAATCTGTGTAATATCTGACTCATTTACATGATGTTTGAAATTCTTTCTCAAAGTGTCGCAACACTTTTTATCTATCTCATACGATTCAATTATGTTAATTCCAGATTCCTCTATTCCTAAATCCATTCCTCCTGCTCCACTAAAATAGCTTTTAGCTGTTATTTGCATCTTGTTTCTCCTTCATAAAACTAAATATCCAAGCTATAATGTCAACAGTCCAACCGTTACCAATAGCTTCAAATCTTCTTGTTTTCGGCATTTTCACAATGCTTCCATCTTCATTCAACCCAAACTCCGTATATCCATCTGGTAATGTTTGAAGTCTTTCTATCTCAACAGGACAAGTTTTCTTATATGTTTCTCCACCTAACCAAACATTAAATTTAGTTTCAGTTCTACATCTTGGAACTGTTGGTGCTTTATTATTAAGAAAATACATCCTATCTTGCTGAGAAAAATGTCCTTTGCCACTTAAATCATATTTTATGTAATTCTCACATTTGACTAATGTGTTTCTAATACGATCATCAAACTGCTTAATTAGTTCAGAATCATTTACAATCACATCCTTTACTAAAATTCCTCTATCTTCTGGTTCTCCTTTTATTGGAATATTCGTCCAATATAATCTCTTACGTCTTTGAGCTGAAACTAATTGGCTGTCTAAAAGCACATGTTCAACACCAAGTTCTTTTGTGATAGCATCACGTATAGAATCTGCAATGCCATAATTGTTCTCATATAGAAAATATTTTGGTTTCGATTCATGTAACGCTCTTACATATTGCATAAACAATTTCCAACCATCTCCACCAGGCACGACTTCTCTTTTATGTTTTGCAGTTTTAGAACACTTTGCTACTGAAAATTCAGTACAGGGACTGCCACCAATTAACAAATCAATACCATCATATTTACTAAAATCTTCATCAAAAACATCACCACATTGATAAATGGACGGATAATTATATCTGCTTATCTTGATTGCATTCTGTTCAATCTCATAAGCGTAATAATCTTTAACCTTAAATCCAGCTCTATCCAATGCAATTCTGCCACAAGATATACCATCGAATAGACTTAATACTCTTAATCCATTCTCAGATGAATTATTATTTTCAACTAAATGACTCAAATTCCCTTATTTTATAGGGAGTTGTACAACTACTTTATCCTAGAATTTACCTAAATTCCTTTCTATAAACTTTGTAATGCTGCGTAAATCGGACATTCATGACTATCCGATAAAAATAATATTTCTTTGTTTTTGGAAATAATTGGGTGACCACCCATAGAAATTTACTTGATATGTATTAATCATCCCACGAATTAGGATTCATCAGACACTCAGGACATCTACAGATTAATTCTCCATCTTCGTCCAGATAATAATTGTCACCATAACCACCACATTCATAACAGTAGTCGTATGGATCTTCTTCATAATCATCACACATAATTACTCACCTGTATATAATTCTGGTAATGGCATCCATGCAACAACTTTACTCATCACTTTCATTGTTCCATGCGTGTACCAATTTATATCTTCCTTAAATTTCATGTCTTTATATACTCTTTTTACACAATAAGCCGAATATATTTCATCTCGTTTTGTTTGAATGAGAACATTTTTTGATTCATAGGTATTGTTAAATGATGATTTATGTACTAATTCCATACATGGTAAACCATTATTAATCGAATTCCATTTTGGAACATAATACTCAAGAGCTTGTTCTGCTCTGAATGTAGGAATCAATAAACTTCCATTTGTATATATTCTTTCTCTGTCTAAAAATGAATATTTGTTTAAAAATTGTTTCATATTATTTGGAAACTGCATCATTTCTCCACTCATTCTCTCACCTCTAATTTCTTTAAATCTTCAATTCTCCAAGGTTCCACGTCTCCCCATTTAATAAAGTCAAACATATCTCTTGTTGCACAGTAATAATTAGAATTATCAGATACCCAAGATTCACTTTTATCTTCACGTATTGGTTTCTTACCATAAATATAAAGTCGATTATTACCATCTCTTGCAATATATTTGCAGTCAGGTACAAGTGTATCAAGAAATGCCTTTTCTTTTGATGTAATTGTATGTTTCTCTACATATTCTGATTCTGACCATTGCTCCAAACTAATATCACAATCAATATCACCATTAAATAAACATTTTTCACAATCGGTCTCATGACAACTAATAATTTCACCTGCTTTTGTTACTCCAAAATGGTTTCCTTTACAAGCAATATCCAAAATTTCTTTAGCGAATTTTTCTCTATTTTTCATTTATACCACCTCACTATCTTCTGGCATCTGATAATCAATATGTCCATTTATATAGGATTCCTGAATCATATCTAATACTTTCAGGGATTTTGCTTTGGTGGAATAATTCCCAATAACAAACGTCTCATATGTATCTGAACAGATAATTATTGCATCTCCCTTAGTTTCCATGATTTTGATTGCCGGTGAGTTATTAAAATTGATTAAAATTTCTTTATCCTGACTTCTAATTAACATATTCCGCTCCTTTGAAATGCCAATTTCTTCTATTCGCTCAATTTCTTACCACACATAGGACAATAATTAATTTTAACAACCAATCCATTTGAATCATATCCATGAATATCATATCCGTATGCAATAAGTTTTCTAGGATATTGAATTGCTATACCATAATCATCAGTTTCGCCTATTACAAGTGGAATACCTTTATCACAATATTTGCATTTACTCATTTTTCATCCTTTATAATTCAATACTTGCTTTTTCCAAAATACATTTTCATCATTAAGTTACTTTTTAAATCCAGAACTATACTCGAAATCATCATCATTAAATACAATAACTTCCTTATCGCTCATACCACAAAATTCCATTTCATATTTCCTGATATAATTATCCATAGATTTCTGGTGCATCTCACCGAAAAATGGATATGGAAATGTACTCACTTCATGATTTTTGACTTTATTGTAATCAATTCCTTTTGCTACACTGATATGTTTATCAAATGCTTCTTCGTTAATTCTTACCCAGTCTATAATTGAGTTCATATTGAATGTATAAGCTGTTTCAGATCCTCTAGTATACGAAACAAAATCAATTACAAAATCTGTCCAGGGATATTTCTTGCTTATGAATATCATTCCTGTTTTATATTTCTCTTTATACTTTTTCATTTACTCCTCTCATATTTCATTCTTCTCTCTACTTCTTTATCATTTTCCTCATCATTAAAATACTTGTAAGCTAACATCATAGGATAATCAGAATCTTTAGCTCTTGGATATAACATATATTCACACCAATTAATTTCTCCATCATCCCTAACCCAACTTGTCCCTTCGAATAAATTCAAGAAAACATTCTGATATGAATATTTTTCATTCTGCACAAGATAATCTTTGATGATTGTAGACTTATTATATCCACTGATTTTTACAAGAACATTATCAATCATGACTCTTTTACCTAATCGTACAAGCCATTTAATAAATTCTCTGTACGTCTGATCAAATTCTCTATCTCTTAATGCAGCATCTACAACTAGGATATATTCATCTTGTGTACGCAACATCCCTCTACTTCTCGTTCTGTTACCATGCCAATCAGTTAAATTATTTGTTCTTTCTCCAAATTCATCACAAGAACAGGAACTATTATGACCATTTTTCTGAATCACATATACATCCATATCTTTCTCTGAACCAGAAATTATCGGCAAATGTGCCAGAACGGTATCGAGAATGTACCTTTTCTGAGCTTGTGTACGCCCTATGGGAGATACTGTTATTGTTCCTGTTATGTAAGTCCAATATGACATTATAATCACTCACTTTAGTTATTATCTTCTGATTGATTAAAGTAAATTCTGTCGATAATTTCATAAACTTCATTAACATCAAATGTTTCTGCATTCGGAAACGTTCTACCATTATATTCTCCACCATGATAACGATTTGTGTTATTGAGACGTTTAATCAATTCGTTTCTAAAATATTCTGCACTATCTTTCTTACATTCTCTAAATTCTAAATCTATTGTGCAGATATCATTCTCTACGGTTTTATTCTTGACATAATATTTATCGCCAACATTGTCGCCAATCTCAGGAATTTCACCTTTAAAATAACTTTCACTAAATTCATTTGAATACACAAACGGCATGTTCATAACAACTTTCATAATCTGTTTTCCTCCTTAAAAGCAAGATTTCATGCATTAGTTTCAATCACAATGTTATATACCTCAGTTATTAAATCTAACATTTTGTCATAATTTCCGCTAAAACAAGATCCTGTTGTTTTTAATTCATATTTCCATTTTTCTTTGTCATTTGTGGAAATAACTGGAATATCCATATATGTAACAGTTCCTTTCGGTATAATGACTGGACAATATTTATACTCATAATCTTCTTTTAAAACCTTTAAGCAATTCTGACAATTTTTATTATATGTTTTATATTTCGCTTCACTCCTATACACATGAATATATTCTTTTGTCTTATCAGAATAATCAATAGTAATAAACTTATTCACAATAAGCAAAACACCATCTGTAATTCTATAGATGTCCTGATAATCTGTTTGTGCTACAATCTCCATACTTCCACCTCTATTCTATTAAATGTTTTAATTCACATGTAATATTATGTTCTCTAATAACCTGAGTTAATTTACATAATCCTAATTGAGTATCAATATGATACATATCCACAAATCGAGGTAACGTTTTATCATCGACAATATTTTTAGCTCGTTCATTATATTCTGGAACATTATATTTATTTAATAAATTGCGTAATTCTTGTTCATAAACAGGGTTATAAGATACTGTTGCTGGTTCTACATTACCACAATGACCACCTGCTCGAATTTTCAATTTTTTATAATTATCGTAAATATATTGTGATTCATTTAATGGCATATCACCGCAACAAACCCAATAAGTCCATGCTCTATAAAACATAAATCCATTTAATAAACCAATATAATGAGTTTTCACTTCTGTATTCATATAGCTTGGAAGTTTAAATACAGGAATATTTGCAATCAATAATTCATTTTTTACTTCTTTATCTGCATCAGAGTTATAATCTCTATGTGCGAGATTAATTAAACATTCACTCATGTTATTCACCTCTATTCAATTTTATATATTATTCTAACCATTCATTATCAAAATAATAAAATCCAAAAACAATTGCGATAACTAATACTATCCATACAATCCAAAATATAACCAATGTAATGCTAGATTCTAAATGTTCTACCGTTTGTTCAATCTTCATATCACTATAAAATGGACTATTATCACTAATTGTTTTGTCTTTTAATACTGTAAAAATTGTGCCAGTATATTTTATTCCAACACCATAATATTTATATCGTATATGGCTAGATTCTTTAATTGTGGTGATATAATCAGAACTTGGCAAATCAATTTTCTTACTTTTTAATGTAATTCCACAAAAAATTATTTCTTTACATTTTTTACTTTCTTTTCCTGCGTAATCCCATGTCCAATATGTTTGAGTAGTATAATATCTATGTTTACCAGATCCATGAGAAACCCTCCTTGTATGCATTGTGTATTTCTCTTTTACTTTCTTAACATACATATACTTACCACCAATTTCATTGTATGTAACTGTATCAACCGCCTTTAAGTCACCATATACAAATGCATTACCTATATTGGTGTCCATTCCATATTGGAACAAATCTGTATTCTCAATTTTTACTGCTTTATTATATTTTTCATTTTCTTCTATCTGATGTTCTGAAATCTTTCCAGAAATCAGAACACCGATAAGTAAGAAAATTGCTATAATAGATATACTAGCTAAAATTTCACGTTTAGTTATTTCAAAATTATCAAATTGAAATCCTCTTTTACTTCTTCTCATAGTTATTCTCCAAAGAGATTTTGTGGGGCAGTTTCAGGTGCGTTATAATCTAATAAGTTAAATTCTTGTTTTTCATATCCAAGAAAATTCAAAAACACTCTCTGTGGAAATGCCTTTACATATTTTCTGTATGATTTAACTTGCTTATTATAATTTTCTCTATATTCAGAAATTAAATTTTCAGTGATGGATAATTCGTTCATAAGCTGTTTATAATTTTCATTAGATTTTAATTCTGGATACGCTTCGGCAACCGCTTGAATAGATGTTGTTACTTGTTCTACATCACCAGAATTGCTACGTCCATTCACAATAGCTTTCAATGTTTCAGACTCATGTTTGTCATACTGTTTAACACAATCTACAAGATTATATACTAAATCTACCCTACGTTTTTCTTGCACTTTAATATCAGACTGGGCTGTATTTACCTGTTCTTCTAATGAAATAGCTCTATTTTGATAACTTTGCACACCGAAAATTAACATAAGTATAACTGCAAATACACCTGACAAAATAATAAGTGGCAACTTCCAATTTGTTTTTGATTTCATAAAATAAATCCTCCTTATATTTAATTTTTAATTATCCATTTTGGAAATATCGACTTGAACAAGTCATAGAAAAATGATATGATATTCTACATAGATTACTGGTCTTGATCTATGCCAATAACTCTACTGATTGTCCACAACGTCAGTGGAGTTATCTTTATGTACTGCGAAGCTATTAATATATTCTCTCAATACTTCAAAATCCTCTTTAGAAAATACTGCTTCTGCATAATAGTAATCTTGATTAAATAAAATTGCAAAAATTTTTCGTAACTTTCTTCCTAATGTTCTAAAGAATCCATTGTCCTGGTCACGATAAAAATTACCATTCGTATATGTCATATACATATAATCTTCAAAATCCTTATCAATCTTAAAGTGGATTCCATCATCACATCCGCAACGACAAGTTAAAATTAATTCTCTACCATCTTCTGTTCTTAAAACCGACACCGCTATATCCTCCTATATCTTCAATAGTTAATTTCTTTCCTGTCAAAACTTTCCAAACATAATTCTGAATACGTTTTTCAATATGTTCTTTTAATTCTTTCTCTTTATCCATCAGTAATCTCCTAAATATTCTAAAATTACTTCTATAATCCACAATAATGCATACCATACAACAGGTGCTAAAAAGCATTTTAAGAGCGAAATTGCTAATAATTTACCCGAAAATACCCCTTCTGCAATGGAAAATAACAGATGAAAGACGGGTTTTATGAACAAAAATCCCCATGAAATTATCACATTTGCCACCATCCCACCAAGAAAAACAACCCAACCTAACTTCCTACGAAATTTATGTATCTTTCCTTTATTCATTACTTTTTTACTCCTAAACGATAAATCAAATCAATAAACTCCATGATTACATAAGATAAATATATGATTATCTGTGCAGGAATTGAAAAAATCAAATATAAAGTAGTGGTAATTATCCCAAACAAATTTTTATCTTTATAAATAATTAAGTATGTTTCATGTGGCAAATCATCACTTTCAACAGCATTGTACACAAAAAATATACTCAATATAATAGATGTTATAATTAAAATCGCTATCATGACTTCCATATTACTCTCCAATCAGCTCCTTATATGCTTTTAATTTCTCCGCTAACTCAGGATTATCACTTGCATACATCTCATATCGCTTTGTCTGATCCATTTCTGTAATCATTTTATCCATCTGTTTCTTAATCTTATCAGCTTCTTTCTTACGTTCAGCTTTCTCTTTACGTTCTTCCACACGTTTATCATATGCTGATGTATCAACTTTACAGATAACTTCGGCGGTAATATTTCTATTACATTCATCTGGTGTAATAATTTCCTCGATTGTAAGAACTCCATTGTTTGCGCCACTTACTACAATTTTATCACCTGCTTTATATGTTTTTCCATCATCATAAATTGCATAGAAATATTTCTTTCCATAATAGCCTTCCTTTGTTACTGCTACTGCATAATATCCTTCTAATTTTGCCATGTTATTATCCTCACTTTCGTTTATTACAATATATTTTTTACATAAATCAAGAATTACCCCATTGTCAAATTCAACCTGTACAGTACCTGTATTTTCTTCAACAATTATACCCTCTTTATAAAACATACCATAAACATTACCAATGTATTTAACCCTACTCCCTACACAACTCAATTATTTACACCTTCTTTCAATCGCAATAATAATTTAACATGAGTATTGTCGTGAATATCGACATCGAAATCTTGTTTGATTTTACTAGATGTGAATGGTAAGATATAATCTTCAAAATATATAATTTCATATTTATATGTAGGAATTTTACTAAGTAATTGTTCAAGAGTAATTGGAAAATAGTTTTCTCTCACTTCTCTATCCCAATTCTCTTTATATCTATATTTCATGAGATAATGAATCAAATTCCTGTTATCTCGTAAACTTCCCCATATTGATTCATAATCCATTATCTGTAATTCGTCTGCTCCCCTGATTACTTTTGTATAATCATTAATATCGCTCTGTCTATTGACTGATCTACTTACACAAAAATCTCTGATAGCTATGTATCCATAATCATATCCAAAAACATTATTCCAAAACTTATCAATTCCATTAATATTTGAATAAGAATATACTTCATGAATCACGCTTGATAAATTTAATAATGTTTTATTTGGATTATTTTCTTTCAAAGATTCTTTTAAATCACTTACATATTGAATGTTTTCTAGTTCATGAGGTGTCCTTATTCCCGCAAGAGAAATCATAGCCTTGCTATTATCATATCCTATATATTGTAAATCTGGCATTTCACTATTCATTTCTCTAATTAATGTGCCATCAGCACATCCAAAATCAACAACAGTGTTAATCTTCTCAATTTTACTCATCCAAAATAGTTTATCTGCGCTTGATTTCTTCATTCCTGACGTATAAGAATCATAATTCTTAATAGTTTCCTCCACTATTTACACCTCTTTTCTTCTGCTAATTTAAGCCATCTCAATAATTTTTCTTCTTCCCGTAGCATTTCAGAATACATTTTGATAATATGATCCTGTTCTTTGTAAAACTGTCTCACATATCTAGGAAAATCATAGCCAAATAGCCACAGAATTATTTTTCTCTTAATCCATTTCATGATTAATCACCCATTATAATTTTCTCCATAGACTGCTATTTCTGGTTTACCATTTTCATCTAATACATAATATGGTGTAATGCCACTATAACGGTCTGGACTTTGTACTACATATACAATTTTAGTGGTTTTATCATATACAAAATATTGACTGAGTATACGCCCATCACATGGCGCGATTCTTGTTTTCTTAATTTCAATAAATTGACCGAATGATTGAACTTTTTCATATTTATCATTTATAGCTTTGTCACCACATCCTGCAAATGAAAGTGCCAATCCAGATACAAGCAATCCAATCAATAGCTTCTTAACTTTCATTCTGTCACCTCTCGAATCCCACATTTAATCATGTTTTATAATTCTGCTCTTTCTGGATGTTCATTTACAATTTTACATTCGTATGTTCCAACAATAATAGGCGAATTATCATCATCTAATTCAAGCTCTCTTAATCTATCAGTATATCCAATCACATCATAGAACACTTCTCTATGTACGAATCCTTTCTTTTTCTTTACTGGTGGCTCTGTTTCCGTCCAAACACCTTCATACCATTCAATAATCCAACGCATATCACTATGTTTAGTTTCAACATTTGTTAATACAAACTGAATTTCTCTACCATCGTCTAACTTATATGTCTTAATCTCAGTTGGTTCCCCTAATACTTCTTCAATACAATCTTCATTGTCACAAAGATTACAACGTGCTTTCATTAATTCTTCATATGTACAACATTCATCACAAACAAGGCTATATGTAAGAACCTTATCTTCATTAAACATATCTCTTTTGATGATTTTAAAGTTGCTCTTTGCGATTGTTTTGTTCATTTCCATAGTATTATTTTCTCCTTTTCTTTACCAGATTTTCATAATTTCATCTACACACAACCCAGCCCAACACAACGCCATGCAAGACCAGAGGACTTTTTGTGTGTTTCGTTTCTGTACTACTGCATTTGCAATACATAATATTACAAGAAATATTCGCATTACTAAGATCATTGTTATCACCTCTTTCGTTTAGATTATTTATGTTAATTTTATTTATTTCGTATGTTATTTTATAAGTATCTAAAACAACAGTACCTTGCTGATTCCCAGTTCTCTAGTTTCATACCTATGTTATTTTAAATACATCTAAAAACGTAGTATTATTTAGACCTTTTTGTGCTATTGTTTCATACCTATGTTATTTTAAATATATCTAAAACCTCAAAACATAGATTCCAGTGAGTACACATATCTCACTTTACAGGTGTGAAATCACCTGCGGTTAATACCGATTGTTATGTAATTTCATATAATTCTCAAACCTATTTTTCATTAGTGTTGACAGATTCTTGTTTTGTTGGTATGTAATTTTATACACCTCTCACCTCAAATCCATTGCATATCATTTAGCTAGTACATCATCTCACTATTCGGGTTTCGTTATCATGTAATTTAATAGGTTTCTAAAACAAAACATCTATCAAAAGGACGGACTATTTGTTTCGTTACCATGCAATTTAATAGGTATATAAACCCTCAAATTACAAACATGATATTTGTTGAGTAATTTCTTCTCAACTTTCGGTTGCGAAATCAACCGCAATATAGACATAATGAAAGAATTATTTTATTTGTAGGTATTGTAAAAATTCACTTTTGCTTTATGTTTACATTGATTTATTCTCTAGGTATCTCAACCGATATATCCAACAGGAAAAAGAGTGTTCGAGGCTTTGTACCTATGTTATTTTATAAGTATCTCAACCACCTGTGCTGATAATATCAATGAGTTTCGGCTTTGTACCTATGTCATTTTATAGGAATCTCAAACCTCAAATACTTTATAACATAGATTTTAGTGAGTAATTCTTTCTCACCATTCGGCATCAAAGTATGCCGTAGCTTTTGAAGCTAATTTTGTTGAATCAGATTGTTCTAAAACCGCCCTTACGTTTTAAGCTGATTACACGCCATTTCGTTACTGTGTTAAATTAAATGGTTCTAAAACTCATACTCCCAGTTTCAAGAAATTATGGATGTTTCGTTACTGTGTTAAATTAAATGGTTCTAAACCCTCAAACATAGTATTTGATGAGTGGATATTCCCTCACCATTCGGCATCGAAATATACCGCATACATTTGTATGACCAAGGTAGCATTACGCTACCTTATCGTCCTTTTCTTTTAAACTTGCTTGATATTTTTGATATTTTTCTTCAATACCATAATATTTTCTCGCTTCTTCTTTCTTTTTCTCTGTAACTTCTCCTGTTTCCATGAACAGAGTAGACATTGCAATGTTTCTTGCTGCGTTAAAATCTGCATTGAATCCGTATTTATACTTATCATGACTTGCACATTCTTCATTAGCACATTCAAATTTTGCCTGTGTCTTTCTCTGATCTGGTTCCCAATTTCCGCATACGCTACAAATTTGTGATGTAAAACATGGATTAATTTTTCTTACTCTGATGCCATATCTTTCGGCTTTGTATGTGATGTACTGCTGTAATTTATAGAAGCTCCAATTCCTAAGAATAAATTCGCTTGAATCATATCCATTAAGATTCTCGATATTAATGTACTTTGCTCTATTCTTTACCGCAAATTCAACAACTCTCTTTGAAACCATATGACAATATGTTTCAACAAAATGCGCTTCCGCTTTATTCATTCTATCCAATGGTTTTAATTTTTTCTTTCTACCATGTCCCCCATTTGAATTTTTCAAAGATTTCTGTAATCTTCTTCTCTGTTCCTGGTGTTTAGTTCTCACTCTAAGGAAATCATCAGCACTTCCAATCGCTAATCTTTCATACATATTGTTATTTAATGCACACATAGCAGGAACAGCAATTCCTAAATCGACTCCGCAAACCGTATTTTCATCTAATTCAGTTTCAATTTTGGGGATTTTCATAGAGAGATTAAGAATAATTTTGTTCTTAGAAATCATAATGCTACTTCCACAATATTGATATTCACCAGAATATACCTTTAATAATGTAGCTTTTAACTCATTTCTATTCTTACCTTGTCCAAGATTGATTCTAAATCTTGCAAGTGAAGCAGGATTATCACCATTAGGGCAATTGCCACCATAATTCATGTACATTTTACAATCAGAATCATCAATATGTTCACACAATTCTTCAAAAGAATCATAGTCATGATCGAAACTAAAATGTGTTTTCGCAATTGTAAATGGTGAATCAAGTTTATAATTTGTCAATGATACTTTTCCTTCTAATGCTCCATTCTTCACAAGGTCTTTAATTTCTTTTGTAAGTTCCTGATTCCATGCGATTCCATAAGCATTTAATATAGAATTAATTTCTGTATCGTCAAATAAACTTCCTTTGTTACTTCCTTTTTTACGATAAGCATAGTTGATAGTGTCTGAAATAAATTTGAATTTGTCCTTTAAACTTTCCATCTGGTCTACTCTATTCAATCTAATTTCTGAGAAAATCCATGAAAGAATATAGTTTTTACGTCTTGCTTCTTCTTCCATTGCGGTTCTTACCAGATTATATGTATAATCATTAATCATTTTCTGTGTGAAATCCCCATCATTCTGAATAGATTCTAAACCTTCTTCAAAGTTTTTAATCTTATTTTTTATTTCTTCTTTCTTCTCTTTATCCTTTTCCTTTTTAGATTTATCTTTATAATATTCAATTTTTCTTGCTAAATCTTCGATTGTAAAATTATATACTCTTTTATGCCATTCTTTTCTCTCACTGGATGTAGGAATAAGTGCATATTTTCTTGTAATAGTTACTGTATTTTCATTTTTATCTTTATTCATCATGATTTTATATTCTCCAATTTTATTTTGTTATTGTGTAAATTAAAAGGGTTCTCAAACTGATGGTCTACCAGTGCCGGAACGTGACGAGTTTTGTTACTATGTAAATTAAAAGGGTTCTCAAACCTCAAATATGTAATCTGTTTACAAAGTATTTAGTGAGTCATTACCTCACTTTTCGGATGCAAAATCATCCGTAGGTTTTCCTAATTGCGTGGCAATGAAACCACGCTTTTATATTATTCTTTCAGTTTAACAATATTAATAATCCTTATATTTGCACGAAGACCATTGTGAAATTCTGCAATGCTTTTTATGATAGTATCAATAAAATCTTCTGTGTATTTTTTTCCAACATCATTTGCTTCAACAATAATATTTTCGATATAATCCTTTTCTTTACAATTAGTTTCTTTATTCGCAATGTCTGCTACATATACTACAAAATATTTTCTGTTCTTCATATCTTAACTAACATCCTCAAATATATTTCCAATCTGATGTCCAATCATCTTCCTGTCCTTTATCTTCTTACATTTCGTGCATCGACATTTACCAATGACAACTTCCAATCCGCTGTAATCATACTTTAAATGTCGTGGTTTCTCTAGTAGTACCCAATTGTGATCACACATTATTTGTTCCATCCTTAGTATCATATTTTAGTAATTCTCCATCTCTATAAATCTTTCGTGAACATACCTTTTTGATACATAAATCGGTGTCAAAGTTAGATTTTAATTCCACTTTTGTTACAACAACAGGGGCAACACCAAATCTTGTACCACAATAGATTGCATCACCTTTTTGTAACATAAGACTCATATATCCCCATGTTTGCGGTAATCTCCAAACGTATTCTTTATCGTCTTTACTATTAGGATGTTTCCCATATACATAAGCTGTTGTCTTTTCTTTGTATGTAATGACATGTTTAGGCGAAGTTAAACGTCCATACTTTTTGCGTTGTTTATCAGTATAAGTATGTTTTCTTAATGTGATACGTTTTGAATCACCAAATTCTACGCCATTATTTTTAAGTACTAAATACATTATGTAACCATCTACTAAAACATTCTTTTCATCTACTACTATGTACCTATCCTGGTTTCCTGTTTTGTTATAGTAATTCTCACATTTATTATATTTATATGTATTTGGAATACTGCTTTCAAAATCCGCAGGAATTTTAATTTCTGAAAGTCTCATGTTCATATATATTCTCCCTTCTTAATCTACTTTCTCTTTAAAATTAATAAATCCTTCTTCTGCGCAAATTTTATCATGTGCTTTCCAATAATAATCATCATAGAATCTACATCTATTAGAATTACAATGTTCACATTTATGACATGACCTCAATTGTAGCCCCTGTGTTTCGTTTATATGTGATAATGCAATATCTTTAAATCGTGTAATTGATTCTGTTGCCGTTTCCAATAACGCATCGGAATACATTTTTGTTATTTTCTTCTCTATTTTCTCAAATGCACTATTAATTGTTTCGGTATAATCTTCTGGATAAAACAGATAATAGTCATATGCACGTAAATCTGATGCGATTCTGCTTACAATCAAATCTCCAATACGTTTCTTAATATCTTCAACATTATTTTCTCCAAGAAGATAATCAAGTTCTGATAAGTTTTTCTTTACTTCATTTACTGTATTTTTCATTATGCAACTGCTCCTTTATTGAAAGAAATTAAATCGTTTCTCATATTTAGATAATTCTTTTTCTGATCAGCATCATATGTATCAACTCTCTTAAAGTAATTCTCAAACCATTCTTCATAGTTTTCATCCTGCATATAAGCATATGCGATAACTGCAATTAATGATTTTCTGTTTACTTCATCAAGCAACTTAGACTGTACGTCTTTTGTGATAGTGTTTAAATCATCTTCATAATAAGAAACATCAATATCCGTTACGTTCTTATCAACACATTCTTTCACAAAATCAAGTGTATCGTTATCTATTACTTCTCCTTCAACGTGTTCAATTTCCACGTTTCCGATTGCCGAATACTCCGTTACTTCTGCAATAACAGATTTCTCAGATGATTCTTCAACGGTTTCTGGTTCTGATTCTTCTGTGATTTCATCAACAGATTCTTCTATATGTAAGTATTCTCTCATAAGATCCTCGATTACTGATAATTTGTTCTTAACAGTATTCTTATCTTTTGTATTTTTAGTATTAACATCGTCATATGAACGTCCGTTAATCTGTTTACTATGTAATTCACTGATAAACTGTTTCATAAACTGAACAAACCATGTATCATCCATTCCGTAATCAATAAATTTATCAAATGCTGCAACCCAAATATTAAAGTTTGTAGTGTTAAACAGTTCTTTCACACCTTTGTCACATACGTTTGCAAGTCTATCAAGTAAGAATGTTAAGTGTTTAAAATCAGATTCATCCGCATTTTTATCAAGGAACTTATATACATCCATAGATTCTTTCTTCCAATCATCAATATACTTAATAGTCATAATTGCTCTTGAAACCATTTCCTCGGGCATTCCAATTTTCAGACTCTTATTAGTACACTTAATATTGTTCTTCATAAAAGTATGTTTTTGAGAAATGTCTTTAATGTGTTTTGATGTTTCATTTGATACACAGGTGATTCCATACTGATTCTTACTCATAGCTTCATGGTTATTATAATTTCTCAAGTGATAATCAATCATTTCCTGAGTACAATCAAAGAATCTTGTTACATTTACATTGAATTTATCAAATCTTTTCTGTAAAAATTCTGGCAAATCCTTATAATATTTTCCACAAATATCGAAAATCTCAATTGTGAATTTTGCTCTACCATTTTCATCAAGTACTTTTTTACCATTTTCATCATACTCATATTTCCTATAACGGATCTTTGTAAACTCTGCACCTTTCTTTCCAACTGGAAAACGATTCTCTCTAAATGCTTCGGCATATGACAATCGTTGTAGACCATCAATTAGATAAGAAATCTTTCCACCATTTACACCAGGTATAACCATTTCACATACGATCAACTCTGGTATAGGCTGATTATTTAATACTCTTGAATAGAATTTGTTTACTTTTTCATCTGTCCATACAAACGGAACACGCTGAGATATATACTCACAATCAAGTTCTCCATCCTGTTTATCCTCAATCAGAGATTCAAGAGTGTATTTATCCATCCTATAACCGTCTGTAGTATCAATATCCATGATTAAATCTTCATCTTTAACAGTTGTGTTCTCCATTTTCTTACTCTCCTTTTGAATCTGATTAAGGTATTTTCTATTTTTGTTGAATAAATTAATCATCTTATTCTCACGAATCGACTGCATACACTGTGTATATGCGTTTTCCGTAAGTTCTAATGACTTCTTTATTTCATGTATAGGTATATTTTCCATTTTCATAAGAAGTAATTTCTTCTGAATATCTGGTAAAGAATCTAAAAACAGTTGTACTGATTCATTTTCTACTGATATATCCAGCTCTTTATCCAAATTAAAATCAGAAGGAATTACATCTATGTATTTAGATTCTCCATCATCGGTACTCATACCGTCTAAAGAAACAGGATAAATATACTGTTTAACCTCTTTATCACCTTCTTTAGTAGTTATAACTTTGCAACGCTTTCCTCTATTCTTCTTTGTTATATAGCTTTTAATTTTATTTTTTATTCCACAATACATAAAAGCATCAAATTTTTTCTCATCCAAATCCTCAATTCCGTCTTCTAATTGAGTTTTTATGTATTTTGCAATGTATAAATTAGCTATTGAATAGCATTCATCCTTATCAAAATCAGTGATACCACCAAACTCTGAGAGAATTTTATCTACAAAATTATGTAATTTTCTTGCTGAGTTCTCTGGATGATCTTCATTGACTTCATAATAGGATTCCAGAATATCTTTGTAGTGCATTTGTATCACCGATTCCTTTCTGTTAATGGTTACTATGTAATAATTATTTCTTCTCCCTTGTTATGCCTTTTGCATAATCTTCAAGATAAGATTTGCTCAACCGCCTATATTTATATTTAGAGTTCATGATCGTATCAATCACTTTCATATACTTCTTGCTCTTAAATCTTTCAACGTGGTACTGAAAAATCTTTGCGCAATTTCTATTTCTCTTACATATAGCCCGTTGACGTTCATAGTATTGCAATAAGTAACTGATTCTGCTCATTGCAACTGTACCTAACTTAGTGTTTTCATCTCTAATGAAGTGCCTTACATCGAGAATCTTCAAGTCATACTCTTTGATAAGATATTCCATATTCTCAATATAAGCTTCTCTATCAGAGACACAATCAATTACCATCTTGAAGAAATTCCCTACATCTACATGATTAATGGACATTTCTTTCTCTAAAGATGTTTCCCCATGATATGTATAAGGATTGTCATACTTAGGATTTCTTTGATAATCCTCATAATAATCATCGAGGTCTGTTAGTACATCATTAATATCATCTGATAACTTTTCTTCTTCAACTTGCTTAACAGGTGTATTGATCTCAGGAATAAGCTGCACATTAAAATGAAATTTTCGCATAGGTTTTGGTAAATTTCTAATAATGTTTCGTGCTTTATCTTCTGGAAATCTATCAGCAAGCACCTGACCGCAAGTTTGTGGAGTACCATTTGAATCAAGTCTGATGTACTGTTTGCCGTTAGTAATCAAACATTCCACCTATATCTCTCCTTTCATTTTTCTTTTAGTGGGAATTATGGGACTTGAACCCATACCCTACAGTTCTAAGACCGTCACTCTCCCAAAATTGAGCTAAATTCCCTAAAAATGAGTACAAAAACTACGATGAAAGCCGACTTTCATTTGTAATATTTCCTATATTTAGTTGTAATTAATTGGAACAATCGCAGAATTGCTAGACTTTTATCTTGACTTTTAAACTAAAAAGACTTAAACTAAAAATGTATAGCAAGAGGTTGTACCAATCTCTGTTATATGTGTTGTTTGTAAGGTTCTTATCTCATATGGTGTTCCCGCACCGAGATAAGATCCTTACTTTTTTATTATCTTGTGAAGATGTTCATATCATATACCAAACATTTGTTTGTGTCAATACTTTCTAGAACATTTGTTTGTATTTTTTCGATTTTATATTTTCATATGTCCCTTCTCAGCAAATAATATCGTCTTCTCTTTGTTTTTATCTTGTGTTTTTAATGTGGACATTATAAAGTTTCTATTATATGTTATCGGAAGACCTGTTGTAATTGCTTTAATTCCACAAGTAATACTAATTGGAATTGCTTCACAATCAGGTGATCTTGTATCTAAATCAAATGAGGAAAATAACACATTCTCTCCACCGTTTTTCTTATACTCAGTTAACAATCTTATAGCTTCATCTACGGACACAATTCTTCCACTCATGCTAATTCCTCCACTCTGATTTTCTTTTTACCATATAAGTTTGCAAGAAAACATTTTTCTACTAAAAGTCTATCCTCTTCATTGTCAATGTTTCCCCATTTTTCAACTACATCACGCTTATCAATAGTAAAAATCTGTTCTCCTAAAACCATTGAGTCACATTTTAAACCATTAGATTTACTAGCTTTAATTACTTCGTGAGTGGGCTGCTCAACCTTTTTGATTTTACTGGTTAAGCACATGACAATCAAAGTAGGAGCAAACTTATTTCCAGAATCATTCTGGATTACAACAACAGGTCTTTCGATCTGCTGAACGTGTGATTTAGCTGATGTATTAACATTTGTTTTGACATAAAGAATATCAAATATATTAAACTCCATCATATCGTGTGTGTAGCTCCTTTCTTTATCTTATGAGCCTATTATATTACTCTTTAGATTAGATGTCAAGATATAATCTAAAGATTTAATCTAAAAATCAATTTATTTATCTCAAGTTCTATGCTATAATACAATTTATATACGGAGGGATGTATTATGATGAAACTTGAGGTTAAAAGGTATGTAGATGAGAATTATAAAAACATTAATCAATTTGCTGTCGCACTTGGAATAGGATACCAAGCAGCTTGTAAAATCTACAATGGCGAAACTACAAAAATCGCATTTGATACACTTGAAAAAATGTGCGAATTATTTAATTGTACCCCAAATGATTTATTAATTTCAACTAAGCAACCGCAAAAGAAAAAGAATATAATTAGGGTTTATCATTCACAAAATCAGAAAAATAATAAAAATAATACTGACGCTTATGTATCTGACTCTAATAATGAACTCAAAAAGGCAATAGACAAAGCAACGCCAAATATAAATCAAATATTCTATAATATAATGTTAGATGTATTAAACTCAAACAAGAAGGACGATGATAAATAATCATCGCCCATACATACGCAACATAAAATTTAAAAAACAACTTTTCATCTAATCATTCCAAATTATCAATAAGTTCCTTGACACGTTCAATCTCTTCTTTTGCATGTGGTGTTCCACCTGCATTCATGTCAATATACCATTGCAATACTTCTTTCTCTGTTTTCAGATTATTTACATGAATGATTAATGTATTTGTATTCAGATGCCTTGGATCTTCATATTCTCTATAATAAGAATTAAACACTTTAATCTCATTATTTATAAATCTCTGAATGGAAGTTAATCTCTGTAAACCATCTACACAAACAAAATCTTTATATATATCCGGTTTTGTGTTATTCATGTTCCAGTCCATCCAAAATGGATCATTAAAATAGACATCATTACCAGATTTACCACCTTTGAGAAAGAACTCCAACCATGCAATCTGTTGTTCTTCTGTCCACACATGTCCTCTCTGGAAGTCTGGATTAAGTTGCAAATTATATTCTTTAATGTTTTCTTCAATCCATATAGATACTCTACGAATATCCATATTAACGTGATAACTTGCATCTCTTGTAAACTGTGGTATATCACTAAACTTTGTATACTTCATAAAATAATCCTTTCTTTGAAAGCTGGATTTCATAGTTACTATAAATCTCCTAATGGCTGAAATCCATCCCATGTATCTTCTGCAAAATCAAATTCTATAGATCCTTTATATAATTTTAAAATTATTGCATCAATATTTTGTCCATTGATTTTATTTGGAAAATTCACGATTGGCATATCGGATATATTAATTGCTTTATCATATACAGGATAATACCCAGACATTGCATCATCACATGGCACTAAGCATAATTTATCTTTCCACATACAGATTGCAAATACATAATAACCTTTAAAGTTTTCTTTATTGTCAGTAATTAATTTTTCTAGCATTTCATCATCTCCATGAAAGTTTGATTTCAGCATTGTATCACTCAATTCTAATTTCCGTCACACTACCATGCATTTCGTCATATAACTGAGAAGCAATAGTTTCTAAGTCATCAAAATAATAATCCCATAAGTCACACTGGAATCCATCTGGTGTGTCATTAATATAATATGTAGTATCTAAATCTGTATCAATTGCCACAACAATACTATCGAAGCCACGTTTCTCTGCATCTACGTATGCAGATGTAACTTGCTCTAAAAACTCATCCTGATCCATACGTCCAGATTCTATATCTACACGCCTTGCTTTAATTTTTTCCATATTAATCTCCCACACCTTCTAATTTTGCTCCGCAATTAGGACAATACTTTTCAACATCTTTAATTAAAATCTGCTCTTTACAACCTGAACATTCCATAAAACTGTAAATATCATCATTAACAAACATCCATCTTCCACCATGATTTTCTATAATCATTCTATACCCCGTGTCTTTTACTTTTGCCATTTGTAACACCATCTTTCTCACAAAATGAAAGTCGAAATTCATTTATTTTCTTCGTACCACAAATCAGAAATTGCATGAGTTAATTCTATTTGCAACATCCATGTCGTATTTGCTCCAAAATCACAGCTGTAAATTTCTCTGATTCCACCCAAATCTGTCTCAGGATCAAAAAATCCAGTTTCTTCTACTTTAAGAAATTCACCATACAATTTTATTAATTCTTCTTTTGATTTTGTTTTAAAAATATTAACGTGTCCCATATATCATACCTCCATTTTAATAAATTCAGTCTTTCATCTAATCATAATCATATTCATTATAATCACAATCTACACAAAAAGTACAACTTATTCCTTCGCCATAATTTGTAACTAAAATACCACCACATTCAGGGCATTTTCCTGCTTCTGGATTGCTATATAAATCTTCCGTGAACGCTTCACTTCTTCCTAATTTGATTTCACTTTTCTTTTTATGCTTCATAAACTAAACTCCATTTATTATTTTATTTTGCATTATTACATTATTTCTAAATACTTTACAGGAACTTCTTTCGTTAACCAAATTCCATTCTCAGATAGATAAAATTTATATCCATCTCGATACATTTGTCCACTATTAATACGATATACAACTTCTTTTCCATGCCTTTTCCCAACATTTTCAGCAGTTTTTATATCTTTAGACAAATGTACATATAATCTACTCTTAGGAATTAAACCATCCTGATTAATAGATTTTACATACTTTTCTCCTGTTCCATGATATAAATATTCTGGAGGTTCTTTTTCTTTTAATTCTACATCTACGTTAACGGAATGTCCTTGATTTGCACGAATAAGCGATTTATCTTCATTGAAAGAATAACGATGCTTACTATCAGTTCTCACAATTTGTTCTAAAATATCCATATTGAATCCTGGATTATTCTTTTCAATACCACAAATCAAATCGTTTACACTCGCCCATCCGTGTTCATCTAAAGAAATCCCAATTGCTTCGGGTTTGTGTCTTAAAATAAGACTCATATATTTGCTCAAATTTGTTAAATTCATAATTAATACCTCTCTATTTATTCTTCTTCAAAATCTTAGTCACTTCGCCAACACTTATACAAAATCTTTTGGCAACGTCTTTCTTGTCTCCACTTCTATTATAAGTATTCACAATATCATCATATGTAAATTCTTTCTCAACTGGTTTTATTCATAAAGCTATCCATCATCTATATACCTCCAAAATCTTTCTATAATATACTTCTCTGTTAATCTCACTTATTACTCCTATTCTATCATATCTGGATCATCTTGTGGACATAAATAATCTTCTGGTGTTTCTTCTTCATTCGAGAAAATGCACATTCTTTCCTGGTTTTTAAATATTTCTTCATCGGTAATACAAATATATCTTAGAGTAATACGCATATCAGCATGTCCAAAAATAGTCATAAGCTGTATAAGAGCTTGTTGTTTATCTGGTGCTGCTAAATAATAGCTATGTCCAAAAGTCTTACGAAGTCCATGAGTACCAATAGACTGTTTAATACCTGCTTTTATTCTATTCCTCTCAACAGTTCTATACCATGTCATTTCTCCAATATGTTCACCTTTATTAGAAGAAAAGATATAATCAGTCAACTCAGGTGTTTCATTATGATCTTCTAACCACTTATGCCAATTCTGAATAGCCATTTTAAAATCACTGTCATATCTTAACTTGACATATTTTCTTTTAATTACATTTCCACATCTATCTCTACGCTCTGTTTTTTCTGGAACAAACTTCTGTGACTTTTTAATTCTCCATCCATCTTCATATACATCTTTCCATGTGAGTTTGCAAAAATCCCCACCACGTAATCCAATATTGATCGCACATATGAACATTGTAAGATTTCGCATAGCGTTCTTTTCTTTATTAACAGTAGTTGCATTATCAACATCTGTTTTAAACATATTGTATACAGATAAAATTTCATCCTTAGTATACAAGCATTCCATCTCTGTTGACTTCCCACGCCGTAATGTTTTCTGTTTTGGGAAGTTGTATATCGTTGCTTTCTGTTTTTGATTGATATAACACGGCTGTTGGATTGCTAAAGTTGGCATAACCCCCACCTCCTAATATTTTTCATTCTTCCTTATCTTCTCTAATTTCTCTTTCTTCTTGTTAAGATGTCGCACTCTTAACTTTGGTCTGTACTTATCACATTTCTGGCAATAATGCCAATGGTTTGCATCTCTACCTTTCTTACATTCACCCATACAGATATAGTACAGGCAAGGTGTTTCTCTGTCTTTCGCCATATTTAATCGTTCTCCTTTTCACTTGTTGATGATATGTTGAAAAATTTATTATAGTTATTCTCAAGAATTTCAAGTCTCTTACATACCGCAGATGTTCTATTAGTTCCTGCTCTACATAAACTGTTATACACTTCGTCTTTTGTAGGAGATTGTTTACCACAATAAAACTTTGTAAACCAATTTGCAAATTCTTCCTCTGATTTCCCACATTCAATAGATTTCCATACAACTCGCATAATACTAATCATATGTGTTCTGGTTAAAATCCTTTTTGCTATCTTTCTATCATCAATGGCGTTATATGTAGCCAGAACTCTATCGAAGCATTTTTCAAGTTGAATCATATCATCCCCTGTTAATTCTACTTCTGACATTAATTTTTTAATATTCTTTGATTCCAGAGATGGATTTTCCTGATGCAAAATAGCCCAACTCTTAACAACAATATCCTCATTTGTATATTTCTCTAATGCTTTCTTAGTTAAAGCATTCTGGAATAATTTATGCAGTCCCAACTGAGTAATATCTTTACGTGATTTTGCTGTTGCTCTTGCAATGGTAATAGCATTTAATGGCTGTCCATTATTAATGTCATAAAAAATCTCACATTCTTCATCTTCTGTCACATTGTTAATTATAATGACAGTTAAAGTTGCATCCGTGATAGCGTTCTGTAATTCCTCCGGCAACTCTGAAAAACACTTACCATTCAATTCCACATCCTCAATTTCACCTGTTTCTGTATTCTTAACAGTGACGGGATCAAGTCCTTCTAACGAAAATTCATCATTAAGGAACTCCACATATGTATAACTTCTCTGTTTTCCATCCAGATTATTATAAATCTCATCATGTTTTGAAGCGTAAATAGGAGGAATTGGTCTATTAAGAATAGTAGAACGAATAAGTCTTGATTTCTTATCATTCTTCCAGACAAGTCCTCTCTGAACCGCATTATCAAATACGCTAACACCACTTTTATAATTATTTACAATCTTTCTAACCGTCCATTCATCTCTTAACTTATCTGTTTTGCCTAAAATCTGTAACATTTCAATTCCTCCTTATATAATCCCTATTTACTTACGGGATAAACCTTTCGCTCAATACCTAATGATTCACAAAAATATCTTCTAAGTGTAATGTACAAGCTGCTCGATTATCTCTCTTTGGATATGTAACCTTTGCTTCTGTATTAAAAATGGATGGATTAATCTGACGTAAATAATCAGATAAGAAGTTGTCAATTCTATCTCTATCCTCTGAATGTTCAACCCACATTCTTTCTAATGGAATCATTACAAATGTTCCATATCCATTTTTCTCATGATTCCATCCTGCATTTTTAATAATAGAAAAAATAAAATCCAAACATTTTTCTCCACGTTTAGCAATTTCATATGTAGTTGGATAACTTCCTAATACAGATTCTTTTCTGTTACCTGGACTCTGAGTAAATTTTATATCATATCTTTTAAGCAACTTATCAAGCGTTGTTGCTGTTGGATCACCAATAATAACTCTTGCTGGATGCTTTTCCAGAGAGCTTACTGGCTCAATCTCTGAATCCTGTCCAATAAAATATTCAGCTTCAAATTTCAGTCTTTCTACAGGATCTTCTGGTGCATCCATGAGAATTGTAGCAAACAATCTATCCATTCCTTTTCTTGGTGCAACTATTGTTCTTCCCTGTCCATCTACTACAGCAAATCTATATTCTTCGTAATGGGGTACAAGAGTAATTGGAGCAAGTTTACGTTTGTCAAAATGCAGATCCAGTCGATTAAGTCTTTTATGACTTCTCATACCCTGATAACGTGGATCTACAAAACAAATACTGAGAGGTACACATGCACTTGCTGTAATAGTCCTCAATGATCGTCCTTTACCTTCTGTAATCATCGGCTTCGCATTTGCCATTACATCATTAAACTGCTCAATTCTTCTTTCTTCTTCATTCATTTTAATAACTGCGCTCATAATGCTTTCTCTCCTTTATGTAATTTTTTTGTATACTTAATAGACCTATCTCATTTCTGAGTAAGTCTTATTAATTTCAGTGATAATTTCATATTTAATTATCAATGTTCAGTTTATATATGGGAATTACGACTTGAAATAGTCCAGAAAATAAGCTATAATATGTTCTGGATATGTGTCATTTATGCATTATCCCTATCTTTAGTAGTGTAGGTTATCGCTTTGGTCGGTTGAGAACCTACACTATTTTATTTTATTTTCCAATATCCATATAAGCAGCAATCGCCAGAATCCCATTTGTCGTAGAAATATCCATCAACGGATGCAACTGCGTGATTTGCTACACTTAAAAAGTATGTACCTTCTTTATGATCTTTTGTAAAGCTTTCTACTGTAGGACGTTTAGATCCTTTTTTGTTACTAATCCCCACATATTCAAATCCATGTTCCTCTAAATATCGCTTGTAACAAGGCTTACTGTTAGGATTACACTGTATATCTCTTGCAATCGGAATCAATTCATCAAATACTTCTAACCATGTTTTGCTCATTACCTTGCATAATGCACGAATAACACAATCACTTTGTTCATCTTTTTTGTCTTTATCATTCGGATTAAAGTGCATATAATGTTTACTTGTCATTTGATTTTTCTCCTCTCTCTTAACTTGATTATATTATAGCATTAGTACCATTGTATTTCAATAGGCATTAGTACCAATATTCATAGTTATTATTTGTGATATTTATACAATAGTACCATTGTATTTCTTGTACAAAAATAAGACACCTATTAAGATGTCTTATTTCTAATTGTCTCTTTCCATTTTTTCTTTAATAGCTTGCCTTATAAAACCTGCTTTTGTATATCCCTTTTCTTCACAATAAGTCGCAAGAGTAGCAGCTTCTTCTTTTGGCATAGACAGTTTAACTTGTGCATATGCCTTTTTAAAATAACGCTCATTGGCTTCTTTTTTTGCTTTTGATACTGTTATCTTAACCGCCTCCCATCATATCTCTTCTTATTATAAAGGAAATCTGCTCACGTAGCAAGTAATTATTTTATCAGTTTTAACCACAAAAATTTAATTTATAAATTTTCTCTATGTGCCTAAGAAAATCATTTTTCATATGATCTCTTTTCATTTGATTACATACTTCACACATTGCTTCCATATTTTCTAAAGTATTAGAACCACCCTTTGATATTGGAATAATATGATCTACAGTAAAATTCAAATAACTAATCTTATCACCACACATAGAACATTTTCCATTTTGTCTATTATATACCTGTCTTCTTATTCCATTTCTCACAGCATGTCTATGCATAATATCACCTCTTTAAAACCGTCATTTTATGTTGTTTATTCATCTATTCCAAACGCATTGTATAAATCCGACTTTAATTCTTCTATAACTTTTGCTTTTTCATCATATCCCTGCTTATCAAATAATGCATATTTTTTCAGAAACACAATTTCGTCAATTATTTGCTTGATTTCATTACGATCATACATAAAATTTCTCCTCACAACATTGTAAAACTCGAAACAGTCATTTTATAGAAAATGGGTGATATTTCTATCACCCTTAACTTGTTCTTCCACGTATAAACCCTTGTACAAAATATAATCTAGCTGTTCTACAATCTTCCTCATTCCCGTCAACCAAAACTTCTCCAATAGAACTGGCATTTGACTCATATTGTAAAGCTAAATCTAATATACTTTGTAATGTATCACTTTGTTTTTTAGCTTCTGACAAGTTTAATATTTCTTGCATTTTATATTTTAAAATCGTTTTCTTTTTTGCTAACTTGCCAAATTCTTCACCCTGTTTAAAACAAAACCACTTATTCACATCCATCTTGTAACGCTCCCATCGCTTTATTATATAAATCGTCACTATAATTATTCAATAATTCTTCGGTAGTTTTCTGCCATTGATATTCTTCTTCTGTTAATTGATTCAGAATTTCCTCATCAGGAATAGAATATTTTTCAAATGCAGCAACTTTACTACAGAATATTCTATGATGATCTTTTACAAGATAAGTGTCAATACCATAAATACAGTTATTAACAGTTGTAAGTTTATAGCCCATACTTTCTGCATACTTTAATGTACTTTCTAACATAATGTAATCCTCCTTATTTTTATGTTCCAATATGGTTCTACTTTAAATAATGTAAAATTTTATAATACTTTTTACATTCCAATATGGGACTACTAAACTCTACTATATTATATCACATATAAAAGTGACTTGAAAGTTAAATTTCATCAATAAGTAATATGTGTTTCTTTTGTTATTTTCTCAACAAGTTCATCCAATTCTTTATATCTACTCAATAAATATTTTAATTCTTCGATAGTTATTTCTCTTTCTTCTTTAGTTACATCATCACAAATACATACTTTCCCACTACTCCATGATGTGATGTTTACTCCAAAAGTAGTGTTATATTTTTTATTCAAAAACTCTCTTTTCAAGATTGAATATTCATCATGTTCTAAGAAATATTCCCTTTCTTTATTTTCACATTCTTTTAGTTGTCTATGAAAAACTTCATCAACATAATCATCGTATATATCATATGCACTTTTTATATTGACCGATTTAATTGATCGTCCACCAATAAATCTTATTTTTCCATAAGTATAAGTATCATCAATTAATTTTCTTGTATCGTTTCTTTTTATCCAGGATTTTAGCGAAACAGTTTTTACATCTCCCCATTTGTCTTTTGGTAAATTTTTTTCATCTTCTTTAAATTTCTCAAAAAGATTTAATATATAACTCAATTTCCCATCTTGTAAACCATCAACGAATGCAATTTTATCTTCTCTCGATACTGTATGTTCACAATCATAAATTACACCTTTTTGGTGGTATAATTTTAATTCTTCTATTTTCCACTCAAACATAAAAACACCTCCTGAAACTTAGGTTTCATCTTCTTTTACTACTGTTATATTTCTTAATATGGTTATTTGCAATTTCCACATCAGTAAGAACTCTTAAATAACCACTTTGAATTTCTTCTCTAATCCAGTCCTCAAATTTTTTATCATATCCATGAACAACTTTAAATTGGAATAGCTGCTCTAATTGATTTTCTGTATAAGTTCTTTTATCTGCAATACATTCAAACTGTTTCATATTCTTTACTTCATTAAATTTTTATACAACAGTGAATCCATAATCCTGTCTAATTTTAAATTCCTTTTTCATATTATCTTTTGTTCCACAAGTAATATATGACCAATTTTCACCTTCATGTTTATTCAGTGAAATTAATCTATTCTTCCATTCATTCCAAAATCCATAGTTTTCAAATGTCAAGTCTTTATCCATCAGATACTCAAAAATTCTATCTGTTATTTCTTCCAAATAATCATAATCTGATATTGCTTTTGAAATTTTGAAATTCTTAATAACGGATTTTATTCTTGTTACTTTATCTAATCGAAAATTACATCCGCCATTATTATAAATATCATAATAAAGATTATTAATCTCTATGAACAAATTCATATATTCATTGTCAGTAAAATACATATCTGGGATCGTTTTTAATTTTTCATCTACAAACTTCTGATATTTTCCATTACTGTTCCAGTATGTTCCCATATTATCACCTCCATAAAACTATTCTTTCATCTGCTTCTGTTTTCTTTTCTGTGCCTTTTTATGGCTTTCTTCAATAATCTTCCAACGATCTGGATGTTCTTTTTTAAACTCTTCTATAAATCCACCGTATATTTTTTCCTCTGCATCTTTTCGTGCTGCTATTGCGCTTTCTATAGTTGAATAAGAACCTAAATGTATAAGATTATTTTGAAATCCAATATATGCAGTCCATTTTCCACTTCGCTTATTAAAAGACACTCCTCTTGTTCCAGATGTATTATTTTTTGATTTTGTTTCAGCAATCATTGAAAACACCTGCGTGTTATTTTCATAGCCTTTAGAAGTTGTGTTCTTCCACCCTTCCTTCATATTTTCTGATGATTTCTCTGGTACAATACATCCACAAGATTTTGTGCGATTGAATTTATTTGATAGAATTTCAAATTCTTTTCCGCATCTAGGACATTCACACAAAATTTTCCACATTCCACTTTTATCCTTTTGAGTCCGTCTTATCACCTTGACACCATAATTATTGATTCTGTTTGACACATCTATACGTCTAATACATCCGCATGAAGTAGTGCCACCATTTTTAAGTGATTTATATAATGTTGTTTTATTTCCACCACATTCACATTTACATTCTGCGTATCTGCGTCCATTCTTTTGAAAATCACTAACAATAGTTAGCTTTCCGAATTTCTCTCCAACGTGTTCATTCTTAATAATTTTTGAATTACGACATTCTTCTGAACAATATTTAGGATGTTTGGGATGCTCAGCATAAAACGTTTTCCCACATACGATACATACCGTAGGAAGCATCTTATTCTTTTCCGTCATATCCACTCACCTCTGCTTCACACTGAAATCCAAAAAGAATGTCGTCATATAGCTGATCTGCAATCTCTTCATCCATCAAATCAGTTCTGTTTTCAAATCCCAATTCCTCATCAAGGCTTGTATCAATATCTGACAAGGCTCTTTCTCTACTAAATCCCATTGCTACAACTTCATTTAATAAATCAATTGTTTTCTTCATAATTATTCTCCAATCTTTTGATATATTTATATTACATTCCACAATGGGACTATTAATTAATACAATACTTATTCTATTATTCTACCACAAATTCACCAATCTGTCACTCACCATCAATTATCTCCCGTTCTTTATATATATATATATATATATATATATTGTGTTGTTTGTAAGATTCTTATTTTGAAAACTGGTTTTCATCTAATCAATTCGTATTAAATCTCCATTAGAATCAGTTACCCATTTGCCATTTACAGTTCCACTAACAACAACTACCATTTTCTCATAATCTATATGAGCAAGAAGTCCCCTTTCAACCAACCAATTTCTTGCACGTTCTAACTCTTTTTTCGTCTGGAATTTCCATCCTGTCATTTGTCCTTTAATCATATTAGTTCTTCCATCCTATATCTACAGGTCTTACTTCTATAAAGAAATTTGTTTTATTAGATTTCCCTAAGTTTACACCAATAAAAAGGCTATTTCCATAAAGTTTCATTTCTGTGCTATTAACTTTAAATAGTTTCAGATACCAAGGAAGATGATTTTTTATGTATGTTATTCGCAAGGAATGACATTCTATCAATCTCTCATATAAATTATGCATATCGTTTTTCTGAACTATTTTTTCTTCCTCTTTTAAGACAATTTCTTCTATACATTCTTTACGCATCTTTAAATACTGATCTTCCACTTCGTTGGATAATTCCATTAAAGATTTTTGAAATGCTTTCATACGTTCATAGCTATTTTTATTTTCCATATTTCTTTCCTCATGAAATTCTCGTTTCAGACATTCTCGTGCAAATATATCCTCATAAATTCTTTATAACATTCATCGCACAAATGAATGGCTGTTGTATTTGTAAAATATTTATCATCCCATTTGATTGTAATATCATTACTTTCAGTATACGGATTCATTTCTTTTCCGCATTTATCACATATTGCTATTTCTTTTATCATGTTTATTTCCTTTCCACTTTTCCAACTACATTTACATAGCATTCATGAAATATCGTTATCTTTGCATTATTCTTGTCAAACACATCAACCCACGCAGATAATACTCTATAATTATTTCTTCCTCTTTCAATAATTTTCATTGCATCTTTTAAATGTGGTGCGCTATCTGTCATTGAAATAAGATATGGTTTGCTCTTTTCATCGTCCTGAATTAATAGTGACACCCAATAATTATTGTAATGTAAATCTCGTTTTAACTTATGTACATAACTTTGAAGTTTTGTTAATCCTTGTAACATGGATTTATTATTGTTTCTTAATGCTTTAATAGAATTTTTCAGTCTAAAATTTTCTTCTTCCAATTGCGATACATATAATTGAAATTCTTTTAATTCGTCCATAATAAATTTCTCCTATAAATCAAGTAACGCTGCTATAATTACCACTACAAATCCAAAACAAGCAATACATCCTAATGTATACATTATCTCTTCTCCTTTCCACTTGCTACACATAAGCAAGTGCACATCATTCCTGTAAGCCCACCAATAATTATTCCAATTATAATACCTGTTATCATTTATTTTTCCTCTTTCTCAGCAAAATACTGTCTTTGTGATATGTTTCGTAGCTTCATAAGTTCTATGTATTTCTTTTGCAATCTCCTTATTGCTCATGCCTTTTCTCAACATGTTTTTAATTGATAGCTTCTCAAAGTCTGTTATTTTATTTCCATGTCGCTCTGGTTTACCGTTATCTTTCTTCCATTCATAGTTAATCCATGATGGCTCTGGAAATAATGTTTCTCTTTCGTATTTCTTCCAGTTAATTATCTCTTTATGATTTTCAGCCCATTTCCAAAACTCTGCTGCGTCAATTAAATATCGTGTCTGATTTTTCAATTTGACCTTTTTACAAGGAAGATCATATTTATCAATCCATCTCACTATTACGCTTATATCTGAATGAAAGCATTTTGCAAGTGTTTTCGCACTAATTCTTTCCCCGTAATAATGATTCAATCCCATTTTACTTGCTTTATGCTTTACAGATGATACACTTCTATCCAGAAAATTTGCCGTAGTTTCAACTGATTGATTCAAATACCTTCTATACATATAAGTTTCTTCATCTTTTGTCCATTCTCTTCTTCCCATACACTACCTCTTAAATTCTCTGATTCATCTATGCAACATTTCTCTCAACCACACATCAAAGTTAAAATTTTCCATATTTTCTTCTCTTTCTGTATAATTTCCATTATAATTACGGAAACAGTTTCCAGAATCACGCTTGTCTTTATCCCAATGTTCTACATATTTATTTGTTCCTTTCATTCTTTCTTCACCTCTTCCATAAGATATGATAATCCCTTACTATAGTGACGATTGAACCAATCATATACAGCATTCTTATTAGTTCCTTTTGGAAATGCATACCATGCAGCTTTAAGATTTCCATTACAATCTACAGGAACGTTCTGAAATTCTTTCCATAAAATTTCTATATTTTTATCAATTACATCTTGTAGCGTTAATTCTTTTTCTTTCATATAGTTCTCCCATAATTTATGAATTTGTTGTATGATTTACAAAAAGGATTAAAACATCTATCCACTAACACAAATTTCCCATTAACAAAATCAAAATACTGTTTTCTGCTTTTCTGTCCGCATACATAACAATAAATCATATTATCACTCCATTCTTGATACTGAATTACAAATTTTCTGATTAAGTTTCTGATATATCTCCGCTGATTCATCTAACGCTTTAATTACAGATGTTTCACATGTTAATTTTTCTGCTCTGTAAGCATTGTCAATTAAACAAATTAAACCATTTGATAAAATACTTATTTCCTTTGGTGTAAGTTCCAATTTGATTTTCCCGTTATTGTTCATATTTTCTCCAATCCTGAAATCATCATTTCATTGTTATACCGATTCTGCTTTTACAAGCACAATGTATTTAACCCCATTAACTTCAAAATCCCATTCACCATCGTATGTATCATTCGGTTCAGTGCATGTAAGTTCATGCCCATTATGGAATAATACACCTTCCGTATATGGAGATTCTTCTTCGCAAATTACCAATTTAATATCTACTTCAATTCCATTTGAGAACTTAGCAGTATGAATAATTGTTTCGTCTCGCTTATATCCATATTTCTGGTAGATTTCATTTCCTGAAAGATTAAGCAAATTGTTGATGAAGTCCATCTCTTCACAAGATATTTTAATTGTTTGTACCATAATATTTTTTCTCCTTTCACTTGAAACTCTTGTTTCATTGCTACAATTCTATTATTGTTGGAATTAAAGCATTAAGATTTCCATATATTTTTCTTTTACCAGATATAACTTCTTGTGTAATTGTAAAATCTCCATTTGTTTTTTCTGGATAATTTGGTTTATAATCTGCATAATACATATCTCTTGTTTGCGAAAAATAAATATTTTCCATATCCAAAATACCTAATTCTTTGCATTTGTCTACAACAAAATTCTTAAATTCTTTCATAATATTTTCCTCCAATTTGAAATATCTCTTTCATCTATTGATTCTCTGTTAATCACGACCACCGGCTTAGCCGGTGGTTTGCTTTGACCCTATAAGGGTCTATTACCGGCACTGGAGTCTAAAGACTCATCGAAATAGGTTCGCCAAGCGCAACATCATTTACCTACAAAGCCCTTTCGGGCTTATCTTTATTTGTTACGTTTTACTGGCTCACCCGTAAACGGGTCAATATACTCTTTCAGTGTCATTTGATCATATTCCAGATCATCCTGTAACTGATTTGCTATATATTCCTGTATTTTCTTTGCATTTTTCCCTACCGTATCTACATAATATCCGCGACACCAGAAATGTCTGTTTCCATATTTGTACTTCAGATTTGCATGTCTTTCGAATATCATTAATGTACTCTTTCCTTTTAAGTACCCTACAAAATACGATACACTTATGCTTGGCGGAATTTCTACTAACATGTGTACATGATCTGGACATATCTCTGCTTCAACAATTTTTACACCTTTTCTTTTGCATAACATACTCAAAATATCTGCTATATCCTGTTTAATTTTTCCATATGCTACTTTTCTTCTATATTTTGGTGCAAAAACAATATGATACTTACAATTCCACTTTGTATGTGATAAACTATTATTATCCATATGGATACCTCCTGTGTATATTAGTGCGGTTGGCGAACCTACATTAATTATACCACCGGAGGTTTTTTTCTGTAAGCTGAAGCAATGCTGACTCACCTGCATAGCAGGTGGTTTATTTGTTTTCCAAAGCTCCGTTTTTCGGATCAGCGAAAAACTCCACAATGGCAAACAGGGCTTTGCCCTAACAAAATTAAAACAGGTGATACTCTATATCAAGTACCACCTGTAAATATGTAATATTATCGTTCTATATATTCCCATTCAGCAATAAAGTCAAATGCTTCATTGTAATACATAGGGTTCAAATCTTTATAAGAACTACATCCAAACTTTTCTTTTAACTCATTCCACATATTAATGAAATAGCTTTTTGAGTAACATTTGTATTTAGTTCCATGCGCTCCATCCAGAAGTTTATTGATTCTGTCTTTCGCTGCTTTGTATAACTTCTGTTGTTGTCTAGTAGATAACGTCATATTTTCCACCATCTTATTAAGCATTTCCGTTTGTTCTCCGAGAAGATCTTCCATTGCATTAATCTGAACTGTTTGACCTTCTAACTGCTTCTCAATGGAATTTCTAAAGGTATTAAAATCAATTCCAACAATAGAAGTATTTGTTTCCTTAGTCATTTCATATTTTCCAGTCTTACGGATAGTCGGAAGAACTTCTGTTGTTACCCATAATCTGAATGGTTTTGCAATAGGTTTCTTACTTCTTAAAACTAAAGTATAGAATCCAGATTCACTAATAATATTAGCTTCACCTTGACGACCTAAGTTGAACTTAGACCGTTCATAAGGTTCTAAACTTGCCATTGCTACCGTTGGATTGCTATGCTCTAAAATTTTACACACATCAGTTGCAACAAACCAAGGTTCATTGTCAATTAAAACCATTCTAATTTCCCCAAAAGTTTCATTTTCAAATACTTGCAATTCATTTCTTTCCATTTGCAATTCCTCCTGTACTTGCATATTATTTAGTTCTCAATGTGCATTTGTAAAATATTGGAAATTTTCTGATTGACTAACCAGTAAGAATTAGATATACTAGATATAGTCAATCTGCTTCGGCAGTTTGGTGATGGAAGAGGTTTGTTGCTGTGGTAGGTGCTAACCTCTTCTTTTATTTTTCCTGTTGATATATGTCGTAGGAAATATTCTTTTTGATCTGAATTTTTCCATTAACAAAACCACTCATTAATACTTCTATAGCTTCATTAAGTTTGAAACCTTGCTTCTTGCACTCAGCTTTAAAAGCATTCTGTATAGTTTCCTCAACAGGAGTTGCAAAAGTTTTTCTTGCCATTGCTTAATCTCCTTTACGATTATTATATTACTACTTAAATACTTATTTGTCAATTAGTATTTTGCTAATTCTTTACTTATTTCCAATTCATACGCACTATCGTAGTTGCTAAAATTTCCATTCTAGCAGCCACTAACTACAAACGAATCATTATCAACTCAGTATTTCAATTATAATCAGTATCGTAAGACCAATTCCAAAACAATAACCTAACTCGTACATTTTAATCTTCTCCTTTAATCCTGTTCTAAGTATAAAAATAGCCTTATAGATATATTCTCTACAAGGCTATAAAAGATACAATTCATCGTTAATTAATCTTCATCTGGTTCATCCCATCCGTATGTATCTCTAACTTGCTCTAAAATATCGTCACTGAAAGTCATAGCACTACAACAAAGACATATAGGGATGGTTTTCTGTACACGTTTTCCATTTTTCTTTCCATGATATGTATATTTCCCAATAGGCACTCTATTATTAGTTGTATTACAATACCAACAATTTGACATAATTATTTCCTCCATTCTTCCATTATGCAACTTTCATCAGTTTATCAATTCTTTCTGATACATCACATTCGTTGATATTAACAGGTAATACAAGATAGATAAAATCTCCATCGTATGCCATAACAGGAGATTTAGCATTACGAAAGCCCATTCTTGCAAATTCTGTATCAATTCCATTGCATAAATCTTTTATAAATCGTGGATTAAATCCGATCATAAAGCCATCATCTACACCATTTTCCGTTAATGTAATTCTATCAAATGATTCTTCCGTCTGTGACTTCATATAAGACATTACATAATTTCCGATAAACTCCATATACATTGGCTTTCTATGATCCTTATCATATAAAGTAACATTATATTCTGCTGATTCTTTAAGTTCTTTTGTACTTATATTAACCATCATTAAGTCTAACTCATTCAAAATCATTCCATCAACGTCAAAATACATTACATCAACATTTCTAACAATCATCATAAAATCATTTCCAATGATATATGTTTTATTTTCCGCACTTGCCATAGATATAACGTTCTGTTCACCGTTAACTTCTTTCGCAATACAATTTTTTAATTTAATCCAGAAAGTACGCTTTAAATTGATTTCTTTCAATTCTAAATCGTTATTAAATTTTCCAATATTTTCAGACGGGTTACACACTCCAATTCTATGACCATCAAGTGCAACAATTCTATTCTTTGCAATGTTGAAATTATAACAAGTCATTGCTTTGTAATTCTCGTCTGCATCTTCAAGATATACTGATAATTTTTCCATCATTTCATAAAAACTTGTATACCTTGAAATAAACCATGTTTCTTCTGGTTCTTTAATATACATCAACGGAAAAGATGTTATATCCCATTCTGAAACAAATGATACGATCTTCTTTCCAGTGCTAACTAATATTTTCTTATCTTCTGAATCGTATGTAATAGTGATAACATCAGCTTTAAGTTTTACGATCTTTTTTAAGTTATCTAGCGCAATACAGAAAGAATCATTTCCAGTAACAAGAACATTTTTATAAATATGTAATTCTTCTTCCGTGTTACTTGCGATAAATGCAAGTTGACCATTTTCCTGTTTAACAAGTACCGTTTCCAGGATTGAAAGTGCAGCTTTCTTCATTACTGACTTTTCAATCTTTTTAACAACATCTTTCATTTCCTTCATAGTAATTTCAAACTTCATCATTGTTTTAATCTCCTTTATATATGTTTTCTTATATGTATTTATTCTCTTTATTTATAAACAAGTGAAGCTGTCTAACACATTTTTTATTTCTTCAAGTTGATTCTCTGATTCCGTTCTTGCGTATTCGTCCACATAGAACTGTTTTCTTTCCTGTCTGCATTCTTCAAGAACATTCTGTAATTTTGCATCTGTACTGTTAATAATAACAATTTCCGCTGTTTCCCAGTCCTCTACTTCTTGCGATTCTCTTTCTTTAAGGTAACACTTGTATAAACCACGTTCCTGTAATTTCTGTTCTATATCGCTATCAGGGATAGGATCGTCAATCCAATTCCGCATACAGAAGTGAATTAGTTCTATCGACTTTCCGTTATATGTAGACATATGGAAACTGTTTCCACCCGCTACGTCATACCATATTGTTATAATTCCGTTTTCGTCCATTTCCACAATGTAACGCAAGTTTGGATTCTCTAAAGCTTCTTTATACGCTTCAATTCCTTTGTTGATAATTCTTTCTTTATTCTGTTCAATCAGTTCTAACCATTTTCTGTTAGTCATTCTTACACCTCCAAAATTTTCCACTAAAAAAGGAAACCTGTTTATTTGGTTTCCTTTAATGCTTCTCTATCCTTATAAACTTTTGTATAATCACATTCATACTCAAATTGTTTCCTGTTCTTATACATGATGTATAAGCCATCTTTATTGTTATATTTAACTTTCCGTGAAATAACATTTCCGTCTATGTTGACTGTTATCGTTTCACCTTCATAAAAATTTCCAGATAACAACATCATAATAACTGTTCCACCTCACATTCCATAGAAAATACTTTCTTTTCTATGTCTATCACGTTCTGACCTATTTATATTATTGATTATATTACAATGCTTTTAACTTTACAATGCCCTTGTAAATAGTTAATTTTCCAGTAACATAACTTTTTTGCGTAAAATCATAATCGTAAATGTGCCATGTTTCCGAATCATTTTTGATTCTAAATTTTACATTATTCATTACCTCACAAATTTTCTTTGCACTTCTATCAGAAACAAAGAAAGCATTCTGTCTGGAATGCAAGTATTCTTTTCCTTTTACTGCCATTGCAATTAATTTCATGTTATCAATTCCTTCCTTATTATATAGTGTTCTGTTTAATCGTTCAATCGGCATACAGAAGTCTTTCCGTATGCCTATCAGCGGTCAAACATCATTCTGTTAATTCTTCTATTGCTTCACATAACTTTAATATTGCAGCCTTGATTGTACTGTTTCCATTAAGTTGTGACAGTTCATGATATAACGCTATTTCCGCTTCTTCTCTGTTTTCTTCATCGTCATATCCATCGGAAAGGCAATCAATGACTCTTCTTGCTAATTCTGAACTATTCATGATTATGACCTCCTCAAATAATCCCAGGCATCACTTAATTTATCATAATTCAAACGTTTCTTAACTGTTAATATATCATTATTGTAAACAATGTTTTCCAACTCTTCTAAAAGTGGTTTATACTCTTCTTCCGTGGCTTTTACAGTGTCCCAATAGTATTGTAAAGTTGCTTCACTATGTTGACCAATGTGCATATAACAAAGAATATTCCCGTAATTAACAGGGCATTCTGGTAAAAAAGCAACTACTTCTTTTGTGTTCTTATCTTTTCTAAATAATACGTCCATCCGATTTCCTCCTGTTAAAATGTGAATTTCAACCTGTTATATATATTTTCCTATTACTTGTTTTTTTAATAAGTGTTAATTCTTTAATTGTTGGAATTTTAATATTATAATATTCTTCTAAGATACATTTTAAAGAACTGTAACTCATTCCATCCCATCCCCATATATTTCCTGTGTGTTCTCTTTTAGTGATTTCTTCATTTTTGATTTCTGCAAACCATTTACCATTTTCTTGTGTAATATGATCGAGTATATACATCTTTCATTCCTCCATATCCTGATATGCAAAATTTAAGCGTTCTTCTAAATCTTCAATGTCATCATGTAAACTGATCAACGTTTCATCATCTGCATTGTTTTCCAGTGCAATTTGATATTCACGTTTTAAATTTGTAAGTGCTTCTTTTAATGTGTTTGGTTTCTCATACTGTCTATACATCACATTTCCTCCTATTCGCTATTCGTCCATCGTTCTGAAATTTATATAATTATAGATTCTTATAAGTTGCAAGTATAATTTATCCATTGGAACATCATTTACGTCATCAACAAATTTTCCATTCTGTGATGTAGAAATTGAAACAAGTGTATCAAAATCACAATTCTTATGAATGTACAATTCAAGATCTCCATTTTTTCCAAACCCCTTGGTTGTCAAATCATCATCTAATTCAAGAGCTTTGCACATTTCTACAATTCTATTAAGATAATATTTTGTTTCCATGCTATACCTCCTACTTTTCAACAACCATCAAAACAACTTTTCCGTCTTTCTCTACAATGTCAAACTTTTTGATTTTATCTTGCACATCTTCTGGAATTTCCTCAACTGAAAAATCATACAAAAATGTCATTGCATCATTGTAATATTCCACAACATCAACTTTTCTCATTGAACTTTCTAATAACTTCTTTAACTTCATAATTCTTTCCTCCCGTTAAAATTCCGCTTTTCGTGTGTTCTGATACTTTTCAGTGTATTCAAAATCAGGTTCACCCAAATAAAAGCCTGTTACTTCTGTACTTATACAAAAACCTGTTGCCTTTTCAATTGTATCTACCATGATAAAGGTTGCATCTGCTTCTGATGAATAACATCCATACACAACTTTTTTATATGTATCTGCTTCGCCTCCATCGTATGTAATAGTTTTGGTTTTCTTATCTTTAATTATAAACATGTTATTTTCCTCCTATTTAATCCCGTAAAGTTCCAATAATTTCGATTCTATAAAATCTGTCCATCCGTATTCTTCGCCATATGTGTCAACGTATTCTATCGCAATGTCTGCACAATCTCTTGTAAGTTGTGCAATATCAACGTTATCTTCACTATACACTTTATTTTCCGCTTTTAGCTTTTTATAAACACGTATAGCAAGAATAGCGTTAATAGCTATATCCGCTTCACGTTCTGTCGTTTCTGGAATGATTTCAGCTTTACAAGCAATTACACCAGTTCCAATTTTTACAGAAAATAAATCAAGGTCATTAAAACTTTCCACTTTAAAAAAGTCTTTGGCTTTATTTAATCCGTCAGTTGTTGATGTAATTGTTTTCGTTTCCAGATTTTCACCTGTAACCGATTTAAAGAAACGTTCTTTTATTTCTGTATCACAAGATAAATAAATTTCCTTTAATGCTGATAAAAAATTGTTATTCTCTGTATTAAAAACTTTCCCATTTCCATCTTTGTCATATAATTTGATTCTCATTATTGTTAATCCTCCTGTTGAAATTGTACTTTTATCTATTCTTTATTTCTCTAAACTGTTTAAATAGTTCCATACAGAACTGTTAAATTCGTTTCTTGATACATCCATATCTGTAAAATTCTTTTCTGATACAGCAGAAACATTATAACCGTTTCTGCTGTCATCTACGTGTATAACCTGTCCATCCTCAAATATGTTTATATTCAAGCCTTGCACGTTTCCACCTCCTGTCTAATGTAATAGTCTTTCAGATAGAAACGACTTGATCGTGGGTTATTACGCTTTATAACATAACCTCTTCCGTATCTTCCCTTATAAGGTTCTTTAATTTCTTTTCCAACGGGAATATATCCTCTATCACTTGCCGTATGATGATATGTATACTTAACTTCTTTCATGCTTTCCACCTCACTGAATAAAGTCCCATCTTTCTATTACATCATCATCCCAATTTGTATATGGGTTATATACGCAATAAGTAATGATTGTATCTCCAATTTCTGCATCATCTACGCTTGCATAGCTGATATAATAGCCTCCATCAACAGGCGGATTGAGTACAGTTCCATTCTTTTCATTATCGGTTACTTTTCCGATAATGCGCTCAATGTACATAATGTTATGATCTGCTCTTGTTGTAAGCATTTCCTCTGTCAAGTCATTACAGTCAATAACTTTTGTGATAGGTGCATTTTTTGCGACATCTGGAAATGTTCTTGCCTGTACAGGTGCGCTTGTTACGTTTCCGATAATGCTAATACTTGCAAGTGTTACAATTAATGCTTTCTTAATTCTGTTCATCATAGTTCTTTCCACCTTTCTTATATATAATTAATATCCTTTTGCAATGTAGTCTAAAAACATCCAGACAGGCATTGTAAACAGGAAGAAAGCGCAAATATATGTAAGTGCTGTTTTAACTTTCCGCTTGCGTTCCTGTTTAAATACCGCTTTCCAATAACTTCTAGTTCCGTAAATCTTTTCCATAATAGTTTCCCTTTCTTTTATGTTGTGTTGTTTGCCATTTATAAGCACTATAAAAGGCACGAATGATATAATTTTCATTCATGCCCTATTTAGTGATTATAAAGCGTTTAGGCTTCGTGTGCTTTGTCAAATTCTTCTGTAAAATCGTCCAATGCCTCATCTATTGCCTGTCCTAAAAGATAACATCTGATTGATACGTCAATAGCTTCGTAGTTATCCTCTATCCACCAATTAGCAACCTTTTCTTTGCAATCAAATTCTTCCATCATATCATTAACAAGATCTTTATTTTCATCAACATATTCTTTAGCAGTTTCACGGTTAAATGTATAACTTCCGCTTGCATTTCCTGTTACGCTATCTTCTGTCCATAAATCATCATTTAAAGATTCTCTTAATTCGTCCATATCCTCATATTCAGAAAAGTCAATCTCATTTTTAATATACTCTTTTACATCCTCTACCATATTTTCTAAATAGTTATACATAATATTTTCCCTCATTCTTTCTATGTATTAGTGTTGTTTGTAAAGTTTTTATCTCTATGACATATATGCAAAATCACCTTGCACACCTGTTACAATAACCATTTTTCCATCATTACGGCGGTAAACCACGCCACAACCATGATTGACGCTTGACCATATACACCAACCCTTATTAGTAACAGGACGTTGATTTTTGTAATCCCACCATGCAAAATGTGGTTTGATTCCATCTTTTTCCTGTTCTAAAGCGTTATTAATGATTTCTGATTCTGTAGCAGTAAGAATCTTTCCATCTTTTTCACCGATTAAATACAGTTTTTCGCTTGCCATTGTTCTCACCTTCCCATCAGAGCGTTGATTGTCTCAACGTTCTTAACTAACTGTTTACGTGTTTCTTCATACTGTTTTGACATTGCCTTAATTTCGGCAATGTCTTTTTTGAGTGCTGTCGTATATGAATTTTTACGACTAAATAACTTTTTGAGCATTGTTGCATCTTCCTTTCTATAATTCTCTGTTTTATAGGTACTAAAAAGCACACAAGTAAATGACGCTTGTGTGCTATGTTACTGCCTATAAATTACTTGATACCCAACGTTTCGCACTTGTAAGTGATTTACAATTCTTTAAAATTGTATCATTTGCAACTACGTCATAAGTGTTATTATATGTAAGTTCAATCCATACATATTGACCATATTTAGGATTGTTAATCTCTTTTGACCATTGTGTTGGTGTGCCGTTCTCTGTATCGCATTCATGAATAATATGCCATTCTTTCATTGTAAAACCTCCTTAAAACATGGATTTCATTTTGTGTAATATTTCAAAACGTCTATTGTATCTTCAAGATCGCACATCTTACAACCTTTTACGTTGTCGAGTTCTGTTTCAATATCTACAGGAAACGCAAGGCTTTCAAAGGTTTCTTTGCACTCCTGTAAAATCTGTGACTGAATTGCATCTGGTAACTCACACACGTATGTATGGGCTGTTATCTTTGTTTTTGTCATTGTTATACCTCCTGTTTATTATGTATTCTCTTTTTGCTTTCATTTTTGCAAGCCATTGTATGAAGTCAATTCAAACACTTTCAACTACTACTTGCTAATCAGGTACAAGCCTTTCACGTTTGCCCGTTGAATTTATGCCCTGTCTTCGATGTCTTGCAAAGTCAAAACAAAAAAGCAAGTATTTAATTGATATAAGATCAACTCTGTACTTACTCGAAAAGTTTGGTCATCACAATCTTTTATTTATCTGACTTTTGACTGTCAGTGGAAATTGTTATGTACAATCATGTATATCATCACTCCTTTGCTTTTTGCTGTATGTTTTTATATACCGTAATTGCCAACGGTTGAGTGCTCCACTCATTTTTATACTTGCTTTTGCTATCGGTTAGTTTTTGCAAGTGAGATACATTTGTCTTACGGGAGTGTCTCCCCCGATTTCTATTTTGATATACCAGATAGAATTATATAGATGACTGGTATGGTATAGGCGATACCGCTATATTCAATTTTTCAGGAATGCCATTATCAACTATGTATCAGATTGTAAAACTTACATTAATATATAGGACTTATTGACTCTGCCTATATAAGGTATCTTGTGGTCTTATTGACTCTGCCACAAGAAACTGTATTTTGTTTTTTATCTCTGCCCCTCTGTTGATGGTATTACTATAACATAAGTATCACTTAGAGTCAATAAGTATCACTTATATTTTTAACTTTCGGCATTGTGTATAATTTATAGTTTTATATAAGTATCACTTATTGTTAAATATGCACTATTAACAATAGATTTATTGACAATGTGCATGTTACAATGATATTATTATCTACTACCCTTTTAATAAGTAGAGAATACATACATATATAAAAGAAAGAGGGTAATTGAATATGAGTAAAACAAGTGAAGCACAAAAGAAAGCTGTTAAGAAATACGATGAAAAAAGTAAATATATACATTTAAAATTTACAGATAATCAAACAGATGACTATTATCGTATAAGGCAATATTGCGATGAGAACGGATTATCAATGCAAGGATATATAAAAAGTGTTATATTGCATGATTTGGATAATAAAAACGTATGAGCATAGATCAAGAATCATCGTATCCAATAACAGATAAAAATGATATAGAACTTATTAGAATGTATATGTCTGAATATGTAAGACACACATTTAGCAATCATTTGTTATATTTTAATTTAGCAATAAATACAGGATTAAAAACAAAAATATTATTATCTTATAAGTGGAATGATATACTAAATTTAGATATGACAGTAAAGGATTATTTACAATATAATAATTATAAATTATATTTAAATAATACTTGTAAACGTGCTATTTATGACAATTTAAATATGCTAAACAATATTGATTTTAATAATTATGTTTTTGGAAATCGAAAGAATAAACCAATAATATCAAGTACAATAAATAAAGTATACAGAGACATACACAAAGATTTAAATATAGGAAATTTATGTTTGAATACAGGATCATTATATAAGACATTTATATATTGGCAAATATATTATAATTGTAGAGATTATATCAAATTAGCAAAATTACAGGATATGCTATATCCTACATCAACCAATTTATGGAAAATAGCAAACTATAATATAGATAATGATTATATTTATATTAATGACGTAAATTTATAATAAGGAAATGAGAACATGAAACCAGTAATAACAGATGTTAAAAGTGTTATCATATCTATAATGAATGATAAAGATATATCTATTGAAGAATTAGCGCAATATTTAAATATAGAGCCTACATCATTACATGATAAATTAGTAACTGGAATAAATCAAAATAAGTTTACGCTATCACAATTAGAGCGTATATCTGATTATTTAGGATATAATTTATCAATAGATTTTATTAATGAAAACAATAGTAATGATATAAGGCACTGTAAAACAGTGTCAGAACAAATAAATGAAAGCATGAAAAGAATGTGTGATTATAATAGTTTAGACTTGTAACTGCATATAATAGGAAGTAACACAATCAACCTATTATGATCTGTATAACCTGTTATCATGCTAAAAATGTACAGATAGCCTTGTAAGCGTGTAGAATGCGTTTTAAGCTGTTTTAATGCTTATATGATAATTGTATAGGGTTATACGTTTAAAGTCGTTTATACGGCATTTTACAAGGTTGCTTTTAAGATGGGATGTACAGAAAAGGTTATATCTGGGCAAGTTTAGAGTGTGCAATATGATGATATTTTTATATCATTTTAATACATTTTTGAGTGTATTTTTACGTCAAAATGTGCGCTATTTTATGCAAGAATATTGTATATTTATACATTGTTTATGATGTGTTTTTATGCAAAAATTTGTATAAGATAGCGTTGTTTTTTGTATGAAAATAGGTAAAATATTGCGGTAAAGGGTGAGTATTTTTATCTGATTTATGATTGAAATGTGATGTAAATTTATCTGTTTTGAGTGTGGTTTTTCGTGTGAATATGTGATAATTTTATCTGTTTTTTGTGGTATTTTATGTCCTGTAATATGATAATTTTGTTGTGATCTGCTGTTATATTTTAATGCCTGGATGGTGTTAGAATGTAGTATTTGCAATGGTTTTATAGGATGCAGATTGTATAATGTGGTGTGGTTAGTGTGAGTATATTATGCGTTATATTATGTGGCATTATGGTTGATTGTATGAGTATGTATTGTAGTATATTGTATGATATATCAGAGGTATTATAATAGTAATATTATGTGGTATATTGTAGGTATATAGTTGAATATAGATAGATGTATATTGTAAGTTATATGTGATGTATTATGTGATATATAATGTATATTATATTGTATATTATTGTGAGTTTATGTATGGTTATTTGATGTTATTGTATGAGTATATTGTGTTATGTTAATATGATTTTATATTGTATTTGGGGATGTGATCTTGTCTTCTGTTGTGCGTCCAGATTGTTTTATTATGTCCAGATTTTTGTATTATTAAAGTGTGTTACAATTTTTGTGTTACATTTGTGTATTATTTTGTAGTGGTGTGCTATCCCATTTTTACCGTTGTTTTTGATGTCAAAGTGGAGTGCGTTAGTCTGATTTGTTACATTTTTGTAGTGTAAGTGGTGATATAAATTTGTGTTATGGTTTTGTGTTACAATCTTGTAATCAAATTTTTTGTTGGAAATCCAACATAACGAACAGGATTGACCAATAGTCATTTATTCACGTTTTTTCGTTCATTTTCTCTTATTTTCTTTCATTTTCTTACTTTTTCTTTTTTCGAGTATACTATAATAATATTTATAATTGTCTATACAATTAAAATCTCCCGTCCGTGATCTGCTGTTCAGATACCCGATAAAATTTTAGTTTCATCATGCTAACTTTTATATCCTATACCGCCCCATGCTTTTGCCCCTGTCAAAAAAGTCAAATAATAACAAAACTTGACTTTTTACACTTCCCACAAAAGTGCAAAAGTTAGTTTTATTCAACAATAGCAAGGCTTTTCGGGGATTGCATAGTTTACTATTTTAATCCATTTTTGATCCTGTTTTAGAATGTATACCAGTGTAACGGGGGATAGTTTACATTTATAATTTTAATATGATAATGTCATATTCCATGATGAGTTCAACTCACACTACTCGTCCAAAAATCAAAACTGGTAATCCATCACTCTACACTCACCACCAGCAACAAAAAATTTCTCACCCTCATACCACCTCACAAATTGCACTAAACCTACACACAATTCACCAAAATAATCAAAATGAGTTCGAGACTGAGTTCGACCGCACCCTTGCATATCAACGCAAAATAAATTTTCTGACAATTCTAAATCACCAATTTTCACCCAAAATTACCTACTCCAAATCACAATATCCCTTGCAAAATCTAACAATTTACGAAGTCCTCTCGAAGTGATACCTAATTATATATCTCAAGATCATAAACTTAATTTAATTTTATCATCCTGCAATATCCCATATTCCCTTGCCACATCTACCTAAAACGCAGCAATCATTTCCTATTAAAAGTACACATCACTCTCCCATCTCAATCAAAATTATCACCCAAAACACCTATCTCGAAGTCCATAATCTCACATCATCAGGAAATACCTCTCTAAATTGTGTCAAACTTTCACACAATTCTAATCACAAAAATTTACTCAAAAATACATTATAAAAAATCTTGAAATGCTAAAGTTACACTTCAAGATACAATCATTTCAATTTCATATCAATCACATATCATCTACAACTCTAAAATCAATTCTATGCTCACTATTCTAATGTACAACTTAGAATAAACATCACAAATACCATCACTTGAGCAACTTAGCATTTGCACGTTACAATTTTCAAATTAAATCTACATCATATAATCTACAACAAATATCTCAAGCAGAATCTCAAATAGAGAATATTAGATAGAAAGATAAGTGGGGGTACTTTTACATTCACAAAAATCACTACTCTCATATCCCACCTAACCTCAAATTTTCACCAGCAAAAATAGATCATCTTTGTTTCAAATAGAGAATCTACAACCAGTAACATGCAAACTAAATATTTCAATCCGCAAAGAGAGAAATAATAATTATCAAAAATCATTAAAATAAAAAGGAGATTACACAAATGAATAATAAAATTAACAGTAATGAATATTTGACTAAATATTTTAATGGCACAAGATTATATCCTATCAATCTTATTAATTACTTCAAATATATTTCAACCACTTACAATATACAAATGGAATTTTTCATCGGCAACATTAAACAAAATCAAATCCATAACAAATAAATATCTTGCCGATAAGAGAATATACATATCAGAAATAACACCACAATCATACTACCATCTCTCAAGAGGAAACGGTAAATCAATCAGAGAGTTATGTTATTTCCTAAAGCTAATATTAAATTCAGAAAAGAGTCAATTTTCATATGATCCATATTCACCAGAATACACAGTACAAAATTATAAATCTGATATAGAGAATTTATATAAAGCAAAGATTTGTAAGAAGATATTTAATTCATATACAACACAAAATATTATTACTAAACAGAGAAGTAATAATCAGAAAGAAATGAGCTGCTTAAAACTTATTGCCGATAGAAACAACACAAATAAGAAATTTCACAAATAAAAGAGATCAACCATTATAGGAACCTTAATATTAGCAGCAACCGAAAAATTTAACAACACATAAAAAGAAACTTGTAGTGTCAACAATTTTTGACACAAAATAATTATCCTTTGTGAGAATAAATAAAAAATACACCAAAAATCAATTTGAAGGGAGAAACACATAAATGTCCATTAAGACCATTACAATTGAAAATCGCAGTCCAAAATATAATAGATTACTGAAAAACTTAGCAAATCAATCAACTGATACTATCCTGGAATGGAAAACGTATTTCAAGAAATGCAAAGTAAATCCAAAATGTAACACTGACTATTTCATAATGGCTATTCAAGTGTGTGAAGATATTTTAAAAGAAAGAAGAGAAAAATAATACATATGACAGATTTAGAAAAGAAATTAAACAAGATTTACAATTATGCTGATTTAATTCATTCAGAGAATCTACTAATACTATCAATTATCGGCTCTCTGTTAAGAGAAGTTGATAAACCAGAGATTGAGAAATGTATTAAGACTTATATCCAGCAAAGAGAGAATATACAAAATGGAATGTATGAGGATGATATTTCAATAACTCAATGATACAAACAAGATGTGGTTTTTAAAATATATTTTATTTATGAATGTAATGAATAAATAAAATATATTTTGTCTGTCTTATTAAAAAGTAGTATATCTTCTTTCTGTTCAGTTTAGAACATCCAGTTGATGTCTAATTTCTAAAATTGAAAATCATACAGCACCCAGGTGTTGTAAACTGAACGCTCGCATAATATGCCCAAGTCAAAAGGAAGGTGAATATTATAAACAATTACAAAGTATATATACATACAAATTTAGTTAATGGAAAAAAATATATTGGGATTACTCAACAAGCAGAAAAAGAAAGATGGAGTAATGGTAATGGATATAGAGAAAACAAAAAATTTTATAAAGATATTCAGAAATATGGATGGAATGATGGATTTTCACATGAAATTATAAAAGAAAATATCAGTTACAAAGAAGCAAGAACTTTAGAGAAGTTTTATATATCAAAATATGATTCAGTATTGAAAGGATATAATAATTCTAATTTTAATTTGGGTATAGCGTTTCAATTTGATTTTGATGATATTGTTCCAATAAACAATCCATATGTTGAGAATAAACACAAAGAATATTTTGCCAGAGTTCCAAATAGCTTTATTCAGGTAGACATTAAAAAGAAATATCATTTACATAGAATTTTTTATCTTATATATATCTTAATTGATAAACATAGAAGTTATGAAGATCAATCATATATTGTGATTTCAGAGATATTCAATTTATGTAAATATAAGCAAACAAAACACAAACCTAAAATATTTTTTGAAATAATCAAATGTTTATTGTTTTTACATGAAAGTAACATGATTAATATTACTTCTGATTTTGATATTCATAGTGTTGGATATAATGAATGTATTCAAATGGATATTATACCAGAGAATTTTGACGCAACAGATAAATTTTCAAAAATTACATCTTCGCAACTTGACTTCATAATGATGAGTGAATCAAGTATTAACAAAGAGAATATATTAATGGCATTCCTTTACATCAATTCTTATATTTTTATTCGTCCAAAAAATAAAAATAATGAAGAAACAATAAGTAATCCTAAATCTAAACCAGAAGCATTTTTTCGCAGCATGGAAAGTATGGCAAAAGAATTGGCAATTTCAAAAGATACATTAAATCAATGTATTCAATGTTTAACTTCTTCTAGTGAAAACCAAAAACCTCTTTTGATAAAAAGAGAAGTAGGTAGTATACAACCAGATCCTAAAAAGCCACCACAAAATGTTCCAAATATCTATGTACTTAATAAAGAAGGATATGAACAAGAAATTGAATGGGCTATTTTAAAGATGCTAGAAGTATATAATGTAGATTCATTTGGAGAATTAACAGGTAAGGATGTGAAATAAATTTGACGGATAGAAAGGACGTTGATGATACACATGATTGAATAAATAAAAAAGAGAATATACATATATAACTATTAACCAGTATCACAAAAAGGAGTGATGCAATTATGAATTTTAAATCAAAGGAGAACATTAAATATGACAGAAACAGAAAACAGAAGAAACCATGAATGCAGCTATAACAAATATTATGCTATGCCAAGCAGAGAAGAATTACATAGAGGATATAGTGGTTGGTTAAACAATGCGGATTTCATTATGTCAAGAGGAAATAATCAAAAACAATCCAGAATTGCAGAAAAAATTGCATCCGATTGGCGAGTAGATGAACAATGCCATAAAAATATTCTTAGTAAAGAAAGAGAGAAAAACAATGATTGAAAGAAATTTTGATAAAAATAATGAAAATTGTATTGAGTTTTTATCTGGTGAACGATATGCCGTTGCAACTTTTACAAACAGGAAACATATCACTCGTTTGAAGAAAATTTATGCTGAAAGAAAAGATGAGATTAAATACTTTAGAGAAAATAAAGATGGTAGCATTTGTGTGAAATTTCCGCTTAAATGGGTAAAGATAAACCCTGGTTCTATACCTGATCCAAACAAACCTAAAAGAGTATTAACAGAAGAACAAAAGGAAAAATTGATACAGAATTTGCAAAAATATCGTGAGTCTAAAAAGAAATAGTATATACCACTACTCTCTTATGTTCAGTTTATCGTAAAATTATAAAGAAATGATAGTCAAATTTCAATTCTACGGTATCTATTGTTAAGTTGTTCCACCTACAACTTAAAATCGAAATTCACCCAAAATTTATCAATATATATTGAGAATAATTAAATAAGGAAAATATGATGAGAAAAATGGATTACAAATATTTCTCAAAAGCCAAGCAGATTGCACAGGTGTCTGATTTTCCAAAGGTACATATTGGATGTATCGCTGTTTATCAGAATCGCATTATCGGAATTGGTTGTAATACAAATAAAACCCACCCAACCCAGAAGTATTATAACCGATATAGAATAGATGACAACGATTTTGATAATTCTGAATCACTTCTACCAAAACTCCACGCAGAAATTAATTGCATAAATCAACTGAAACATTTGAACATTAATTTTTCAAAGGTGAAGTTGTACATATACCGCACTAGAAAAGATATTGTGTGTGGAATGGCTAGACCTTGTGCAAGCTGTATGCAAGCGATAAAAGATCTTGGAATTAGAGAAATATATTATACAACAAATGATGGTTATTCATATGAAAAATTAGAGAAAGGATGTGTTGCTTAATGGTGTGCGCAGGTTGCCACATGAGTTATTGTCCATCAACGTGTCCTGATTATATTCCTGAGAATGCAACCCACTACTGCTCTATTTGCGGTAATGGAATTTATAACGGTGAAGAATATATAAGGAACGATGGTGATTATGCTCATTGGGAATGTATTACTGGAAAGAAAGACTTAGCTGAATGGTTAAATTATGAGATTGGAATTATGGAGGAAGATTAAAAATGAACAATGTAAATATTGGTGATATTCATTTTTTAGAAAAATGGGGCGTATGCAAATACAATGATGTAGATGACTCAAAATTGTATTCATGTACCAACTGTGAACATTTTGAAAATTGTATGGATGATGCTAATTTTGCATATGTAGGTTACGAAATGTTTTGCGATTCTATTGTTGGATGTGGATATGATTCAATGGATGAATTTTGGGAATGCAATGGTATTTAATGGGGGTATAAATGTTAGACACGCAAATTAATATGTATAGTGTAGATACTGGTCATTTTTATAGTAATTCAGAAAAGTATCTTCACGAAATGAATTGTAAATATCGAAGAGAACGAAACTATATTAGTAATAAACTTGATGGAATTAAAAAAGATTTTAATACTATTGGATGTTCTGATGATACATATGAGTTGATTAAAAAAGATATTGAATATATTTTGAGTGATATAGAAAAAACATCCATAACTGATATGGATCAATTTAATCAGCTCAGAAATCAACTAAATTATTGGAATCGTTTAATTGCGCATAAAAGAAAGAAAGCTAATGAGTCAAAAGAGAAATTGTTAAAAATCCTTGCAACTAAGGTTTATGAAAAAGAGAACACTGCAAAATATAATGAAGAAAATGAAATAAAAAAAGATATACCATTGCGATATTTAAGACAAGAAGAATTGAAAGATACAAATGTTATTTCAGTTTTTGAATCTTCTCTTACCAGAACTATTGGAATTAAAAAAGATGAACTTACAGATGCTCTTATCGTAGTACAGGTTTACTATTTCGATGTTTTTAAAGATTTATCTTTTTATGGTTTTATGTATAAAGGTGAAAAATATAGATATTTTACATCATCAGCAGGACAAATTCGTAAAAAGAAAGCAGTTTTTATAAAAGAATCTGTATGGAATCAAGTAGAAAAAACCGTAATGTGTGGATTAACGATTGATAAAATCAATTCTAAAGGTGGTAATAATGTTAATAAACATTTGGCTTACATGGCATTAGCAAATTCAGCAACAGATCAATGGGTTGATTTTGATATTGATAGATGTATTGTAATTGACGATTTTGAAACTAATGTTCCTGGTACATTTGATTTTATAGACGAGACAAATTATTCAATTGAAAGAAAAACTGGTTTAGTGCCAATTCCACACACTGATGGAGCTGGAATGATCTTACCGTGTCTTATGGATAAAAATACAATGTTTCGTGCGCCATGGATAAAAGGATTGTTAGGTGTATTTGATTTTGTAAAATTTATAAAAGTAAACAGCCACTCTCCTATCATCAAAGATATATATGGTAAAGAACACGATGTCATCGAAGAAAATATTCAAATTATATTTACAAAGAGTCAGTTTAAAATGTACAAGTTCTATGATTCATGGGATGAATACAAAACATACTTTAAAAAATATAATTGTCAAGCTGGTAGATGTAATACAGAAGAAGATAGAGTTAAAAATGCAAAAATCAACTATCAGATGTTGCAAACTCTTACCAATATATCGGATGAAGAAATATTACTTTTAGCATCTAAGTCAATCGAAAAGATTACTAATATATGTACATCAGAAAAAACAATGATGGAAGTATTAGGAATTACCCCATATAACGATAATATGACACCGTTTCAAAAAGCGGTTAAAATATATCCTGCGTTATTAAATGATACATATGCAAAAGATGTTATTAGAGAAGTAAAAAATAGTCTTCTCAAACAATATCGTAGTGGTCGATTAGACATTAATGGGAAATATACATTTTTACTTCCTGATTTTTATGCCGCATGTGAATATTGGTTTGGACACATTGAAACCCCAACAGGATTATTAGCAGATAAAGAAGTATTTTGTTGGTTATTCAAATATTATGATAAATTAGATTGTCTTAGAAGTCCACATTTATATAAAGAACATGCTATACGATTTAATGTTGCCAATAAAGTATACGGAGAAAGAGTTGAAAAAATCAGAAAATGGTTTACAACTAATGCCGTTTATACCAGTACATATGATTTAATTAGTAAGATTCTTCAATTTGATGTTGACGGTGATAAATCTCTTGTTGTAGCTGATCAAGATTTTATTCGTATTGCTGAAAGAAATATGAATGGTATTGTTCCATTATATTATAATATGCAAAAAGCAAAACCAGTCGAGTTGAATAATAAAAATATTTATGCAGGATTAAATGCTGCATTTACTGGTGGAAATATCGGCATTTATAGTAATAATATTTCAAAGATTTGGAACAGTGACATTTTCATTGACGGTACAGATGAAGAGAAACAACATGCTACTAATTGTGTAAAGCGATTATGTTGTCAGAATAATTTTGTTATTGACTTCGCCAAGACACTATATAAACCAGAGTTTCCAAAAGAAATATCTGCACAGATTAAGGAATTTACTAATAAAAAATTACCTGCATTTTTTGAATATGCAAAGGATAAAAAAGTTAGTGAGGATGAAAATAAGACTCAAGTAGAAAAAAGAAATGGAAGTTTTGTAAATAAACTTTATAGCGTAATTCCAAATAAGGCAATTAACACAAGGGGATTACAACTTGGAAAACTTGATTATCATAAAATGATGAGCAATGTTAATACAACTTGTAAAAAAGAAGTATCTGATTTATATGATGAATTAAATAAAAAGTACAGGTACAAAATCAATATGAAAGATGAATATATTGATAATCTGAGATATGTTGCTTGTCAAATTCGAGATGAATTTTCAAAGTTTGGCTATTCAAATGAAGAATTAACAGACATGCTTGTTAAATATTTATATGGAAATAACAAAAGATCAAAACAATTATTTTGGTTTTGTTATGGTCAATACGTTGTAAAAAATCTTGAGTCTAATATTCCTATAAAGAAAACTAAATTTATTCAGTGCGTTGATTGTGGAGAATGGTTTGAGGTTGATATAAAAGATACTAAATCCTGTCGATGCGAAGAATGTCAATTAAAAGAAAAGCGTAGAATTGATAGAGAATATCGTAGAAAAAAAAGAATGTCGATTTAGCAAAAACACCCATTGCGCATGGGCGAAAATATTTTACCAAAAATAAAAACACCCATTGCGCATGGGCGAAAATATTTTTTCATTTGTGGCTATATGGAGAGCATACCACAACAGCAACTACGCTGAAATTACAAATGAATATGCTCAATAAAACGATCGTAAACAGATGGGAGGAATAATATTATTTGACGATTAATCAAGAAAATATTATCAAAGAGATTTCAAAAAAAGAAGATATAGATATAGCGACAGTCCGAAAAGTTTTCAAATCGGCAGAGGGTATTATTTTCGACTATTTATCTTCTACTACTCCCACTGATAAAACAGTGGTTAAATTATTGGACGGATTGAGTTTGGAATGTAAATATGTTCCATCACAAGAAATTCATAGATATGAAGATATTCAATGTGATGAAAAAATTTGGGTAAAGCCAAAAATCACACGACATTATAACAGAAAACTCAATGGTTATTTTGAAAATTAGTTAAAAAGGAGAAATCTTAGTTTCTTATGAATATCTGAGAGTATCTCGATAGAAATACAGTTATGATTAGTTTGGCGACTAATTGGTATATAATCGGCGGTTGCACTGATTCTTCCCCTTTCGCTACAGTGCTTCCGTTGATTAAAAATATAACAATGCGGATTAGAGAAGTAGTTAACTCGCTTGGCTCATAACCAAGAGAACATTGGTGCAAATCCAATATCCGCTATTTGATGCGTTTTATGACGCATCATAAATTTTACAATGTTATTGTTACGATTATGTGGCTTGACACAGATAGTATATCGTGAGGTATATAAAGATAGATTTACACCCTATCGCTATAGAAATATAGTCAATTCAAGCAAAACTGACATACCAGTAACTCAAAAGGTTGCGTTTCGCAATTGAGTCTATGCGGAAATAGTATGTATTATAAGGAGCGATAAAGTGATTTAGGGGCGACCGCTGAGAATTACTTTTTGACCGCAAATCAGATAGCTCATGCAAACTTATATGCATATAATGGTGAATCAGGAGGATAAATAGTGCGAGAAATTATTAATCGAGTGCATTATCCATTTATATGAGTATATTACTTATATGAACGTTTAGTAGGGATTATAACTGAAAGACATGAAGGTGTGATGTATTTTTGTTCTCAAAAGGAATGAAAGCGTCTGGTGTAGCACATCTTCTGTAACTTGGACTTAAACTTGTTGTAAAAAAGTAGAATAATATTATCGGGAATGGTGGAATGCCGTTTACGTTTAAAAGGTAAAAGAATATTTATATACTTAAATATTACATACAAAGCGAAAGTCTACACCTCTACATGGTGAAAACAACCTAATTCCATAGTACTTATAAGAGTATAATATGGACATTAATAAGTCTCGCAAGACTTTGAGATGTTTGATCGAGTTTGCACAGTTCTCTTAGCGGAGATTTATAGCACGGCGGTGTTAATGGAATAATAAAATCAGAGTAGTCATGTAGTAAAAGAGAAATGCCACTCTTTCAAAAAGGCGGTTGTGGAAGTTTACTATATATGCGTAAGGTATATAGTGGATACGGAAAGAACTCATAATGTTCTAAAAGAACTTCTGTATAAATGTGTAATCTCAGCATTTATAATAATAATAATGATATATAGCTCAATTGGTTAGAGCGATTGTTTCCGTATGGATTTGGTAGATTTAGGTTCAAAGCCTAATATATCAATTAAGCCAGGAATAATCAAACTCTCTTAAATATACTGGCGATAGGGGACGTTGTGAGATGTCCCCTAAATGAGTTAGAAAGTTGGTAAATTATGTATGTAGAAAAAGATGGAATACCTTATATGCATGATAATGAAAATAAAATCAAAGATAAAATTTTGACAATTCTCTCACATGAAGAATTCACTTTAGCTACAACAAAACATCTTTTTGATAGAATTATTCAAGAAATTAATGAGAATAATAAAATTAATTTATAAATTTTCAGATTGTTCTTTTCTTCTTTGATCATTAAGTTCAGAAATTTCGTTGAATGCTTCTGTATATGCTTCCATATACTTTTTAACGAATGTTTTTACTTGAAGTGGTTGAGAACCAACAGAAGCACTTCTTTTAGCTACATAATCAGCTAATTCTTTAATTTGATTAAGATCTAAAGTTGTATCTCTCATTTGTATACATCCAATGGATTTTTCTTACAATTATACAACTTATGATGCGATTATTCAATATTTGATTATAAAAATCCAATAATGAGTGTCGATTATTACGTTATTCGACTAATAAAATATGTTTTAATAGTATGTTTGATATATCATAAAAAACATCACCGCTACTACTCATGGCGGTTGGATAAAATCAGTACAGGTGGCAGAGTCAGGTTTAATGCGAATGCCTTGAAAGCATTTGATGGATAAAACCATCCGTGGGTTCAAATCCTACCCTGTACGTTACTCTCCTACTTGGAGAAATAAATGCAAAGGACGTGAATTGTTATAAAAGCAATTAGTAAAAAAGAAATGGAATACCTTATGAAGAAAGGGTTTAAGTTTCATGAAGACATTTTTAAGACATATAGTGGTAAGAATAAATACTACTATAGAGAATGTAATGCTATTAATAAGGCATTAGATGCTTACCATAATGGGTTAAATGTTGTGGAATATCAATGACAGAAAAGAAAGATAAAATATATAGGAAAGGTGGTATCTTTTATTGGAATATAAATTATTTCTGGATACCAATGCACTATTAAATTTACAAAGTGCAGCATTCAAAGAGGAATTTGTTATTTCTCAGAAGACTCTTGAAGAAATTGAGTCGATTAAAACATCAGGTCATAAAGATGGGGATGTAAAATATAAAGCGAGGTCAATTGCAAGATTACTTGATCAAAGTGAAAATTATGAAGTAATTGCATATACACCAGAAATCAGAAAAATTATTAATGATTTTACATTGGATGAAACACCAGATAATATCATTCTAGCTTCTGCTTATTGGTATAATCAATCCTCTTCCATTATCGTTTGCACAGATGATCTTAATTGTAAATTCATCTCAAAAAATATTTTTAAACTTCCCACAAAAGGAACGCAAGAACTTAATCTTGTTAAGAATCTTGATGAATATACAGGATATAAGGATGTAACTCTTTCTGATGAAGAAATGAGTTATTTTTATTTACATACAAATGAGAATATGTATGATTCTCTTCTAAATGAATATTTGATTATTCGTAAGAGTGATGGTGAAGTTGTTGATTATCGTAAATGGAATGGCGAAGAATATTCTGCATTATCTTATAAACAAATAAAAAGCAATTTCAACGGAAGAGTTAAACCAAGAAATCCGCAACAAGTATTGGCATTTGATATGTTACAAAATTCAAATGAAACAATTAAAATTATTTCAGGGAAATTCGGTTCAGGTAAAGACTTCCTAATGATTGCAAATGCTTTAAAACTTATCGAGGATGGTAAATTTGATAAGTTATTGTATGTCAGAAATACAATTGGTGTAAAAGATGCCGAAGAAATTGGGTACCTTCCTGGGGACAAATTTTCTAAACTTCTCCCATTTGCAATGCCATTAGCAGATCATCTTGGTGGAGAATCTGGTCTTGAATTGAAAATGCTGGAAGGAACTGTTGATGTTGAACATCTTGGATATATTCGAGGAAGAGATATCAAAAATACTATAATTTATGTAAGTGAAGCAGAAAATCTTACAAAAGAACATGTTCAATTATTAATTGGTCGTGTTGGTGAAGGATCTGCTCTATGGATGAATGGAGATTTTAAACAAACTGATTCTGCTCTTTTTAGGATGAATAATGGTTTATTATCGGCTGTTCAAAAACTTGCAGGCAATGAGAAATTTGGATATGTACAACTATTAAAAACTGAACGTAGTGAAACAGCTGCAATGGCAGATTTGTTAGATTAAATAAAATGAGGTGTATATCATTAAAACAAAACCTATTTTCAATAGTTTTCTTGCAAAACAATTATTACATTGTGGAAATCCAATAGTTGATTTGCAGAAAAACCACAAATTAAAAAATGCAACAATTTTCTTCTTTGAAGAAACAGAAAAATTTGTACAAGATTTAAAACAATTGACTGCTGAGTAATCGGCAGTCTTTTTATATTCACTAATAATACAACGAAAGGACAAGGTGATGATTATGGCAAAAGAAAAATTAATAGGCGTATATCAAATTAAAAATATCGTTAATAGTAAAATATACATTGGAAGTTCAATAGATATTCATACTAGATGGAAACAGCATCTAAATAAATTAAATAAAAATTCTCATACGAATGAGCATCTTCAAAATGCATGGAATAAACACGGGAAAGACAATTTTGAGTTCAAAATTGTAGAATTGTGCGATGAAAATATTTTAAGAGAAAAAGAACAATTTTATATTAATAAATTTAATTGTACTGATGATAATTTAGGATATAATATCATGCCAACTACTGATATGTCTATGTTATCAGATGAAACAAAATCAAAAATTTCCAATACATTAAAAGGTAAATATGTAGGAGAAAATTGTTTCTATTCTAAATTGACAGAACAACAAGTAAAAAATATAATTAATGACTTAATAGATGGCAAATTATCTAATACTGAAATATCTAAAAAATACGATGTTAATAAAAGTGTTGTTTCAAGTATTAAAAGCGGACATTCATGGAAATATTTAACAAAAGATATTTGTTTTCCGAGTACAAAAGGTAGACGTAATGGTTTAAATAAATTAACTGATGAAAATATAGTTGATGTAATTGAATGTATTAACAATGGTTTTAGTGATACAGAAATAGGTAACAAATTTGGAGTAAATAGAAAAACTATTTCAGATATAAGGAATCACAAAACATGGACGAAATATACCAAAGATTTAGTTTTTCAAAAATCAAACGGAAGACTAAGAGGAGAGAAAAATAACAACTCAAAACTTACGTTAAATCAAGTTAAGGAAATAAAAAATCAAATATTATCTGACTGTATGTCTTTGACTGCCATTGCTAATACATATGATGTAAGCGTACAAACAATTTCTCACATCAAAAATAATAAAGTATATACATATGTTTGAGAGGTGTTATATGACAAATAAAAAAAAAGCAGATACAGCATATCTTGATATTGCTATTCCACAAAATGCAGAAAACCTTCAATTACCAGATCCATCTCTACTTCAATTTTATAAAAATTACGAAAATAGAATAATCTGGATTGACGATGAGATTACCACTATGACATTGGAATATGCCAAAATGATTATGCAATGGAATTTTGAAGATAAACAAAAGAACATTCCTATTAATGAACGTACTAAAATTAAAGTTGTATTCTTTAGTCCTGGTGGAGATTTAGAAGTAAATAATTGTCTTGTTGATACAATCTCACTTAGTCAAACTCCTGTCGTTGGAGTAAATGTCGGTATGGCGGCTTCAAGTGGATGTTTTATTTATCTTGCTTGTCATGAACGACTAACTCTACCTTCTGCTGAATTCCTCATTCATAAAGGAGCAGGACAATTTAGTGGTTCTTATAATGATGTAGTTGCTGCTATTTTAAATTATCAAAGACAAATTGATGAACTTGGTAAATTTGTATTATCAAGAACAAATATACCAGAAGATATATTCTATGAAAACTTTGAGAATGACTGGTATTTATCTGCAAAAGAAGCTATCGAGTACAAGGTAGCAGATAGAATTATTAAAAGTTTAGACGAAATTATCTAAGAAGAGTTATTACTACTCTTCTATTTTTATGCAAATATATAAATTCAAGGAGAAGAAAACATGATCAAAATTAGTGAAATTAAAAGTAAAACCACCCCACGTAAGAAGAATATTCAGCTTAAAAATATTTCATTACATGACCTAAATCTTATTGATACAGATACAGGTGAAAACATTACTCAAGAAGTCATTGATACCTTACCAGAAGGAACAGAAACAATTAACTTCAATATTAGTGTAGAACTTCCAGAAGAAGAATAAGTTGGGTGGTGGATGATATAAATAAAGTTGAGTTTTTAGAGCAACAGCTAGATTTATTAAAACGTAAACAGAAAGATTCAAACATTGAATGGCAAGATATCGCTGATTTCAGATCAGATTACAATGGGGAATCTGAACATAGAGATACTATCCGTAAAGGAAGTAAACTTTTATATGAATACTTAGATGCAGGATGGGTACATGAACCAACATCAATGAGTATTTCTGAATCTGATGAAATTATTAGATTAAAGAAAGAACGTCAGAAATTATCTGACGCAAGAGTTGAATATAATCGTCAAATTAGGCAAGAAGCTCGTAAGGAATCTTATTCTGAAATGGTTAAAAGAATTATTTGTGAGAATGTAGAGCCAACTGATTTAAAAGTACAATATCATACTTTTAATAGTAACACTGATTTATTGGTACATCTCACTGACATTCACACAGGAATTGAGATTAATACTTGGAATAATACATTTAATCAAGATATTCTAAAAGAACGAATCGAAAAATTCACATCCGAAATTCTTAAAATTAGAGATTTACATAAATCTGAAAATTGTTATCTAGTCATCGGTGAAATTCTGTCAGGCATTATCCATAACAATCTTCGATTACAAAATAACATGGATTTAATGGAACAATTCAAATATGTTTCAGAATTAATTTCTGCAATGCTAATTAGAATTGCAAATCATTTCAATAATATTTATGTATATGTTACACCTGGTAATCATTCAAGAATTTCACCTAAAAAAGAGGATGCTTTAGATGGTGAAAATATGGATGTATTATTACCATTTTATTTGAAAGCAAGATTACAAAATATTAAAAACATTGATATTTGTGAAAATAATATTGATTCTGAGATTGCAATGTTTAATATTCGAGGAAATAATATTTTTGCATCACACGGTCATAAAGATGCACCCGCAAGTGTTGTTCAAAATTTTACAATGATGTTTGGAATTAAACCAGACATTGTGCTATTAGGGCATAGACATTTGAATGGATTAACTACCGTATATAATGCAAAGGTTATTGAGTCAGGATGTTGCTCAGGAACAGACCAATATGCAATGTCTATTAGAAAAACTAATCGTCCTGAACAGACCATATCTGTTGTGGGACAGGATGGTTTAGTTTGTTTATATGATATTCAATTGGATTAATTGATATGGAGAGTACATTTGCTACTCTCCTATTTTGATATAAAAATATATGAAAGATGAGGAAATTTTTAAATGACAAAAGTAGATTTTATTAATCATATGTACGAAAATGCAGTTGAAATGAACGAAGATGAAGAGAAAAAAGTATTCAAAAAAGATTCTGATTTTTATTTAGAAGTTTTTACTAAGTCATTAGCTGAAATTCTTAAAGCAGGAGAAAAACTTTCAATTGTTGGACTTGGTACATTTGAAGTTGTCGAAAGAGCTGAAAGAGAAGGTCGCAATCCCCAAACTGGTCAATCTATTATGATAAAAGCATGTAAAATGCCAAAGTTTAAACCAGCAAAGGCACTTAAAGACCTTGTTAATGCATAATAAGAGGGCTGATTATATGAATAAAATTCCAACTATTTGTTTTGAAGATATTTATGAATTTTGTGAAGCTATGGATTCTGAATTTAATAGACGATATTATGCATCTAAGTCAGATGAATCTGTAGATATTTCAATCTTTGCAAAATATGATAATGCAAGAAAAATCATTAATCTTCTTACTGACTATGATTATGAGCTTGCTAATATAAATTTTCATGACCCTGAGATTGATGGATATGAAGATGAATTTATAATTACGTTATGCGCAAGAATCAGTAATCATGATACACCAGAAATCTGGGTTGAGCCTGCTAAACGAAAAGACGGTTATCTTCTTAATGAAGCAGATGCAACTTATATTCTGGATGAATGTAGTAAGCAACTTTTACCACAAGTAGAAACTGCTAAAACTTACTTTGTCGAGTTGAAAGAAGATATTGACGATGAATATGACGATTTCGCAGATGACTTAGAATTAGGCAATTGTTACGATTGTTGTTGTCATCATGATTGCGTAGATTGTGATATGGATGATGAAGAATATGTAAAGGTGACTCTTCCTAAAGAAGATATTGAAACTTTACATATGCTTTGTCGTATTTTCAAAGTGTAATCTATCTTTATAATGGACATAGATCTCCTTTTAGAGTGCGTGGGTGTCATAGCTTACGCACTCTTTTTATATTCATTGGATTGTTTTGTTCAATGGAGAATTAATGATTGGGTGACAAACCCAAATTGCTCAATGTTAGTGTCATAGCTGATGTTGGGATTTTGAAAACAGTGGAAACATCGGGAGTAGCTACCTGGTGTTTGAGAGGTATTTCACCTATGCACTTCTCTTCTACTGTTTTTCTATAAAGGCTCATGTCGTGAGACAGCATTAAGTCCTTTTATTGTATCAAAAAATACTTTAGAAGGAGGAAATTAAAAATGGCAATTGTAAATGAATACACAGAAGTTAGATTAGATAATTCTACAACTTCTTATTATGAATCTTTAGGTTACAAAATACCACGAAGCAAAGATAAAGATGGAAGATTACGAGTTCCTAGAGGAACAACAATTAAGATTAAAATTTCTGATTTGCTTCCTTCATCAAATCAATATATAGATGTAGAATGTGATTGTTGCCATAAAAAGAGAAAACTTCAATATCATAAATATAATCAAAATATACAACGTAATCATGGATTGTATATATGTGACCATGATACAAAACATAAAGATTTTAAAAATGGTATATCTTTTGAATCAGTAATTAATTCTATTAAATCTTTTTATTCTAATAATGATAGATTCCCTAAATATAACGAATACACAACTGAAAATGGTTTTAATTGTTCTTATAGTAAAATAATAAGTCTTTGTAAGCAAAATAATACGACTTTGCAAGATGAATTATCTAAAATTGATTGTACGAAATCTATCGCAAATGAAAAATATTATGAGCAATATATTGAAAAATTCAAAAAATATATAATTAATCACGATAGTATAGATTTATATTCATTATCAAGAACACAAGAATATAAAAATACAGGCTTACCAAATATTCGTTGGTTCATTAATCACTGCCCTGATAAAACTGTCAAAAGTAATGATGACTTGAAAAGATGGATGGGATTATATACTCGAATTATGACAAAAGAAGAATGTAAGGATATTATTTTAAATATGTCAAAATGTTATGACAGACCACTTATGTATGATGACTTTAGAGGTAGTGGATATGGAAAAGTAACTGTAGGGCAAATTAATAAATATTGGGGTAGTTTAAATAAAATGAAGAAAGGTCTAGGATTAGAAATTAACATTGAATCTATGATTGATCGTCAAATATCTTCAAAAGAAGAATTAGACAATATGATTTTAGATATATGTAATTTTGTGAAATCTGAAAATCGAAATTTTATTACCACTAGAGAAATAAATGAACGTCCCGAATGGGTAAATATTACTTCATTGCATAAATCATGCAAAAAATTCTATGGAGTAAAGTTACAAGATCTATTATTAAGATATGATATTACTCTTGGAAAACAAGGTGTTGGTATTACATTTGACTTTGATGATGGGGAACATATAACAAGTCAGTTTGAGTATATGTTTTCTAAATATTTACGAGACAACGGTCTTGTATATAATAAAGATTACAAAAGAGATGTTAAATATTCAACATTTATTTCAGAATATACTGGCAATATGAATTGTGACTATGTTATAGAAATCAATAATAAAACCATTTATATTGAAATTGCAGGAATATTAGCAGAATATAAAACATGGTTTTATGACAATAAATCAATAAATAAAAAATCAAAAGAAAATTATCGTTTAAAATTACAAACAAAAGAAGAAATGTTAAAATCGCATAATCTAATTTATTTTATACTCTTTCCATGTGATTTAACAAAAAGTAATTTTAAACAAATATTAAATGATAGTTCTCTTGAGTTAAAAAAAGAAATTGAGAATTTTAATCAAAACAATATAGATTGGGTTAAAATCAGAGAAGTTGGTGAATTAGATTATTCGAAGCCATTTCTCAGAGATACAAGACCTAAAAAGAAAGAAGTTGCTTAATAAATAGTGACTTCTTTTATTATACAAAAAATTATGAAAGGAAGTGAGATTATTGGATGGTAAAATTGCAGATAGATCTGTTGAAATAACAGATGAAGAATGGCAAACAGTAAATGAATTTAATAGAGAAATGGTTGAGGATTACCTTGATAATCAAGCTGACCTTTCTGTAAAAACTTTGCCAGCATATAAATCGGGATTAAGGATTTTCTTTACTTGGGTTAGGGATAATCTCAAGGATAAGAATTTTACAGATATTAAAAAGAAGGAATTTCAAAAATATCTTAATTGGCTAACCAAACGAGGCTTTTCTGATTCTGGCATTAAATTCAAAAAATCTGCTGTAAGTACATTTTGTAATTATGTAATGATGATGTATGAAGAAGAATATCCTACATTTCGTAACTTTACAATTGGGCTTAAAGTAGTACAAACTGGATATGTTCACGAAAAAGTTCCTCTTACACCAGATGAGTACATTAATTTATGCCAAGAACTTGAGAAACGAGAAGAATGGCAAATGTTAGCATATCTTACATTTTCTTATAGTACAGGATGTAGACGCGCAGAAGCTAGACAATTACTCAAGGAAGTCATTGATTATTCTGCAAATGAAAAGAAAATCAAAGTTCTGGATGAAGATGGACATGAATATGAAACTATTTCAAAACAGTATTTGACTCACACTATTCGTTGCAAAGGTGCATCTCTTGTAGGTAAACCACGTAAACTTAAATTCGGTGATGATGCAATGCAATGGTTGAAAAAATGGATTGAAGTACGTGGCGAAGATGACTGTCCTTATATGTTTGTAATTAAATCTAAAGATGGAAAAGAAGTTAGACAAGTGAGCGAAAGTACTTTTAATAATTGGTGTCAAGGATTGTTTACACAAATTGTTGGACGTAGGGTGCATCCCCACCTGTTCAGAGAGTCAAGAGCTACAAACCTTGTCGTGTTTCAACATAAAGCACCAGAGGTAGCTCAGAAATTACTAGGACATAATCAAGTTACTACGACCTTAGACCATTATATTATTCGCAACGATGAAAATGATGAATCTGATGAAGCATTTACTGATTGATGTAAAATAACCCCCACATCAAAGCCCGTAGTGTAGATCAAACACACCTTATATGGAAACAAGCGCACGACATCGGACTGTCAAACCGCTTCGGGCAAATACCTATCTTTCTATATATTTTTCTTGCTTCATATTTACTCTTCAAAGAGACATAACTTTTTCATATGATCTCTTCTCCTGAAAGGGCAGTTCACTACTGCCCTATCTTAAAGTAAGCCTTTACAATATTTTCCAATTGTGATAATGTAAAAATATCAAAAATTGGAGGTGTTGTATATGGAGTTCAACAGAAAGACACAAACTGTCAAATCATTTGCACGAGATATGAAAAATGGAAAATACAATATGTTTCATAAATTACAGCGAAAAGAAGGGCAATGGAAAAATTATGAGCAGAGCTTATTAATCGACTCAATGCTTCGCAACTATCCTGTTGATCCGATTCGTTCAGAAGAGAAAGAAGATAAAATCAGATATGTATTTGACGGTGTTCAGCGTAGTACAACTATCAGAGATTTTTTAACTGATGGATTCAAATTAAGTCAAAAGCTGAAACCAGTATCAATTGAAGGCACTGTATATAACATTGCAGGTAAGAAATTCTCACAGTTGGATGAAGTTGTCCAGGATAAAATCAACGATTATGAAATGATACAGTATATCTTTTCTGATTGTACAGATGAAGATATTCGTGAGATGTTCCGCAGACAAAACGCTGGTAAACCATTATCCAATACTCAGAAAAGAAAATCATTAGAGAGTGATGAGGTTAGTGCAATTATCTTTGATGTTGCAAATCATCCATTCTTTGCAAAAGTATTATCACCAACACAGTTGAAAAAAGATGTTGCGAATGATATTGTGCGACAGACACTTATGCTGATTAATACTACAGATGATAATGATTTTACATCATTTAGAGCAAAAGATATTGATGCATTTGTAGAATGGTATAATGAACATGTTGGTGAGAAAGATATTATTTTATTGAAATCTGCTCTGGCATTCTTGGATGAAAAATTTGAAGAAAAACTGAATCTCAAGTCTACTTCTCTTCCGATGATGTTATATGCCGCATATACATGTGTGAAGAATGAAAAGGACTTTGACGAATTTGTAAATATTGTACAGGCATTTGTAAGTAGCTATGGTGATAATATGGACTATGTTCAGTATTGTACTAGCGGTACATCTTCTGCTCAGTCTGTCCAAGGAAGATTTGACTATTGGAAGAATCTTTGCAAAGGATTATAGCATATAATATTGCTGAATCAAATAAGAAAGCATGGATTTATTCGATGTTATGCTGAAATAATATAAATTTAATTTATATTCAGGTAATTCCATACCTGTATAGTGAGGTAATTACACTCACTAAATATTGTAGAATGAAATACGATAATGGAAATAGAAACTTAATATTGAAATTTATGAGAAGTCGCCTTATTGGTGGCTTCTTTTTGTATACGAAAAAAATGGAGGTATTACATGGCAACTAATTTATTAAAAGTTGGTAACGATCCAAACTCAGCAATTAAAACATTTTGCGTAGATACTATTGAAGAAATTGCAAAACTTCCTACTATGGAACATGGCGCAACAGGCGATTTTACAAATATTCCTGGTCTTGAATCTCCTGCCCCAATGGGAAGTCAAGCTATTGTAGGAAATGAATCAGGCACAGTGAAAATCTATATGCTGTTTTCATTTGGTTGGAAAGATACAGGCACAGAATAATGGACGTATTATCTTACATTATTGCAAGTAGACTTCTCTCATGTCCTGATGGAAACGGGGCAAATATTAAACTAGATGAAAACGGAAATATTATTACAGATGAAGATGTAACATTATATGTAGATTTTCCTACCGCAAGTTTGATGACTGATGGAGATATATTCTCAGTTTCAAATAGTTATTTAATCGCAAAAATTATTGGTGATGTTGCTGAATTAAATAAGAAAGCATGGATTTATTCAATGTTGTAAAAGAGTCATTCACGATGATGTGGGTGGCTCTTTTATTATGTAAAAAAATATAAATTTAATTTATATTCAGGTAATTCCATACCTGTAAAGTGAGGTTATTACACTCACTAGATATCATATGGATATGATAATGGAAAATGGAGAAATATATATTGACTATAAGCGGTTGGCGTTTGTTGCCCTGTCGGTGGGGCGTAGTTGAATCTTAATAGAGTGAGAAACTAAGGAAGTCATGAACCTTGGTATAGTAGATACTCGCACTACTCTCTCACTCTATTTTTAATGATGCTTGCGAGTGGAAAGCGAGAAATTGGAATGGATATATTTTACGATGGGTTTAGAACCTGTAAAAAATGTAAAAGAGATTTACCAAATAATAGTTTACACTTTCCAACGGATAAATCTTGTAAAGATGGATTAAGAAGTGTTTGTAGAGAATGTAATCCTAAATATGGTAGATTTTTAGAATTGAATCATAGGACAAATACAAAATGGTCTAATGAAGATTTAGAAAAATTGAAATCTGTTTATAAAGATTATACAAATGAAGAAATTATTAAGAATTTCTTTCCAGACAGGACTTTGAGATCATTAGAAGCAATTGCTCATAAATATAAGTTTAATCATAAGACACAGGAAACAATTGATAGAGCTTCTAAAAATGGAGCAATTAAAAATAGTGAAAAACAAAAAGGTAAGATATTCTCAGAAGAACATAAAAGGCATATAAGCGACGCTCAAAAGAAACGATATGAAAGTTTAGAACAAAGAAAAATTGCAAGTAAAAATGCTATCAAACGAGGATTAGGAAAAGGAGATTTAGCACCTCTTTCTAAAAATCCGTTATATGGGGAAAAGAATGGACGTTGGAAAGGTGGATCTAGTGAACTTATTGAACAATTAAGAAGAGATATTATTAATTGGAAGAAATCTTCTGCCGAATTTTGTGATTATAAATGTATTTTTACTGGTGGAAGATTCAAAAATATTCATCATATTATATCATTCAATTCATTAGTTGAACAATCTTTACATGAATTGAAATTAAATAGACGAGAAAACATTTCTCAATACTCTTCTGATGAATACAATGATTTAAAAAATAAGGTTATTGAAGTACATATGCAAACATTTTATGGTGCGTGTATGTGTGAAGAATTGCATACTTTATTTCATAAAGAATTTACATATTATGATTCTACTTTAGATGATTTTATAAAATTTTCCGAAAGAATTATTGACGGATATTATGATGATTTCTTTGAAAATAACAATTTGTCAAAGTCTATTAATTATGAATATATTGAATATTTAAAAGTAAATAATCAAAAATAAAGGAGGTGGCGTTATGCCTACTAAGAAAACTGGTACAACGCCAGCAAATCAACAAAAAGGAAAGAAGGTCTGCACTTGTTGCCATCATCCAAAGAACATGACAGACTTTTATTTGTCATATAGTCCTATGTATTCTTTGGATAATAGAGTTCCTATTTGCAAAGAATGTTGTAAAAATTCAGCTTTAAATAGTGATGGCACAATCAATTATATAAAATTAAAAAGTCTTTTAATGCAGATTGACAAACCCCTATACTATGATTTGATTGCTAGCAGCGAAGAATCTTTGCTTAAAGAAAACAGTTATATAGACGAAAATGAATTAAAATATCATGGAAAAGAAATATTACAAAAATATTTTACTCTTATAGCAATGCGCCAAGATCGTCAACGAAATTGGTCAGATGCAGAATCAGAAGGTCATATGCACCAAAGTAATAATCGTACAATTGGTGAGAAAAGTGCAATTGTAAATAAATATTCCTCACTATTTTCTATGGAAAATAATTTATACTTTGACGATTCAACCGATTCTGGAATAAATGAGGATAATGCGCACTGTGATGTTCTTAGTTCTCCTAAAGCTAAAAAACCAAAAGAGCCTTTAATTTGGAGTGATGAATGGAAAGGTAATTATACAGAATCAGATATTGATTATCTTAATTCGTATTATGCAGGATTGGAACGTGATTATAAAATCATCACTGAGAATCATAGAGATTATGCTCGTAAAATTGCAAAAGCAAGTTTACAAATGGATAGAACTTTTGACGACATGATGAATGGCGTTGAAGGTGCAGATAAAAAATATGATAATGCCACAAAAGCATTTGATACTCTTTCTAAATCAGCAAAATTTAGTGAAAGTACCAGAAGTGTAAACGATGTTGGTATCAGTAGCTTTTCTAAGATTACCGAAATGGTTGAAAATCATAACTGGATTCCAGAGCATAAACCCATTGAAAAAGATGAAATAGATAAACTTCTCGATTATTTATCTACAATAAAGAAATCGTTATAGGTGATTATTATGAAATATATGACTGAATCACCATCGGAACGATTGAAAAAGGCTCGTGAACAATATGCAGGTAGAGAGAATTTAGATAATCCATATTCTAATACTGTTATTCGAGAAGAAAGCATTGATTATGAAGCATGGACAAAATTTATTTCTTATTATAGATATTATATTGATGAATTTGCAATGGATATATTGGGTATAAACCTGTTCCCATTTCAGCGTGTAATACTTCGCGCTATGTCACGTTACCAGAGTGAAATGTTGATCGCATGTAGAGGCTTAGGTAAGTCATGGATTGTTGCGGTTTATTATATATGTGTTTCTATTCTATACACAAATATTAAACTTGGTATTGCAAGTGGTAATTCAAAACAGGCTCGTAACGTAATTATTCAGAAAATCAAAGGTGAATTATCGAAAAAAGAAGCTGTTGCTAGAGAAATAAACTTTCCTATTAAAACAGGACAAGATGATTGCGTTTGTGAACTGAAATCAGGAAGTGAAATTCGTGCAATTACTCTCGATCAAAATCGTGGAGGAGATGGCGCAAGATCATGGCGTTTTAATATGATTCTTGTGGATGAAGCAAGACTTGTCAAGGATAATATTATTGAAGAAATTTTAATTCCTATGACAAAAACCAAACGTGAAATGGCAATTCGTTGGGGAATGAGCGAAAAAGGTAAAGTAATATTTATCTCTTCTGCTTATCTTAAAACAAGCCCTTTATATAAAAGATTTATGTATCATTATGAATCTATGATAAAAGGCAATAAAGATTATATGGCAATTTGTTTTCCTTATCAAGTAGGTGTACAAGCAGGTTTATTCGATAAAGAGGATATTGAAAAAGAGCTTGAAAAACCTCAGATGACAAAAGATAAATTTGCTTATGAATTTGAGGGTGTTTTTGTAGGTTCTAGTGGAGAAAGTTATTATCCATATGAATTAACTAATCCATGTCGTGTATTAGAAAGATGCGAATTGCAGCAACCAAAGAAATCAAATTGCATTTATGTTGTTACACATGACGTTGCGGTATCTGATGAAAAAGGTTCTGATAACTCTTGTACTCATGTTATCAAATTAAAGCCACGACCAAATGGTACATATGTAAAGGAATTAGTTTATACAAAAACTGTTAATGGCATGAAACTAAATGCTCAAAGAGATTTTCTAAGGGAACTAATTCATATTAGATTCCCTAATACTGTAAAGCTATTGATAGATGCCAATGGTGCAGGAGCAGGTTTGCCAAGTATGTTCTATGAACCTTGGGAATATGTTGATCCAAAAACAGGTGAGATTACTGAATACCCACCAATTGTATCTGATGATGAAAAAGATATAACATTATTGGAAAATGCTCTTCCACTAATAAGGAATGTGCATGGTTTAAATGGATTTATAAATTTGTATTATCCATACATGAAATCATGTTTTGAAGATATGAGTTTAGAATTATTAATTCCATCTGCGGAATTAGATAGTTTATATAAAAGTGGTGGAATTTCTCACGAAGAATTCTTTCAACACATGGAACATGATATTTTGCAGAGTGAACTTAGTAATATCAAACAAGATTTTACTGATAAAAATAATATGACATATACTCGTATTGTTTCTGGTAAGAAAAGAGATAGAGCCACAAGTTTAATGTATGGACTAAGTTTTGTTTGTGAACTTGAAACAAACAATAAAAAGAAAATGTATAGAGCAAATGAAAACTATAAAGATGCCCCCATCTGTGCATCATCAATATCATTCTAAAGAAAGGAGGTTTCCATGTCAAAATCAGAAGAACCAGAATATATTGACAATCCTGACAAGGATTATAAATTAACAATTGCTTCAAGCATACAAGATAATGATGAAGATGAAACCGTCCTTGTTACAGCGGAGGCAATTAAAAAGCAATCTGAAAATTGGATGTATGAAGCAATGCAAAGTTTTGATAAAGGCGGTCAACAATACTCCGTCAGATTCAATGAAGCATCATCTTCCACTTCATCTGAAACTACATTAGATGATATTAAAGAATTAGCATTAAACGCTCAAAGTGATATATCTAAAATTCAGAAAATCAATCAATTAGTACGACAAGCCGAAAATGAAGATGACATTATTGGCAAGGTACATGAATCTATAGAATCTAATCTTAATGCAAATGTCAGATATTCATTTGACAATCTCCCTAAAGAATATGACCAGGATATAAAAGATAAAGCCGATGGCATTATCAAACGCTTTCATAAAGAAGTAAATATAAATGATGTTATGACTACTTCTATTACTTCTACATATGACGAAGGTAATTGTATTCAATATCTTCGCTCAAAGAAAGCCAAAGGAATCTATCATCATGTAATTGACAAATATCCATTAGGCGTAGCTGTTATTTCCGATTATTCTTTAAATGGAATCCCATATGTATTAATTGACACAACAGAATTATCAAACAGACTTCAAAAGTCTACATTAAAAAATAAAAAGAATAAACCATTATTCTTTAAAAATACAGCAGAAGAAATAAAAAATAACTATCCAAAAGAAGTTATTGATGCTTATGTTGCAAGAGAAAAATATGCACGACTTGACATTAGACGCACAGGTGTTAATCGTTTTGGGAATCTTGGTAGAGCTTATGGACTCTCTCCTATTTTTAAGGCATTGAAGCCAAAGCTTATGCTTGATACTTGCGATAAAGCAGATGCAGTTAATGCAAAAGCTAAAGCAAAAAAGATTATTACTCAGATTATGCGTAAAGAAACTATGGGTGACACTTACGATAAAAAAGGTCTTGAGGATATGGCTTATGCTCATACCTGTTTAATGGCAGCATGGGCTAATCCTACAGTAGTTTATACTCCACCGCCATGTGTGGAAAAAGTCATGTATGTAGAACCATCTGTAGAATTTACAAATGAAAGTACTGTAAAACAATATCGTTCTCGTGTTACTTCTGCATTAGGAATTTCATTTCTAAATACAGATGGTCAACAAACAGTAAGTACTGCAAACATTTCTATTAAACAGCTTATGCGTACTATCAATAAGATTGCTGAACGTCAAGAAGTAATTTTACAACGATGGTATGAAATTGTTTTGACAGAAGAAAAGATACCTATTGAGTACTGCCCTACTCCACATATTCTCGATGCAGAATTATTAGAGTTTGAAATGAAAAAGGATCTTGCAGAGTTCTTGTATTCTAAATTAAATTGTTCATTCCGCACAGCATATGAAACATTGGATATGAATTTCAATGATGAAATGGAACGCAGAAAAGCAGAACAAGATAATGGCGTTGACGAAATATTTATTCCACATCCAACATCTTATAACTCTTCTGGAAATCAAGATGAACAAGAAGATGTACAACAGGAAGAAAAAGATTCTAAAGGTGGAAGACCTAAAGGAAGTACATCAAATGGAAATTCTGTAAATGAATCGAAACAAGAATATGATAGTAACTATCAAGAGTATAAAACAACTTAAACGAGGTGATTGAAATGGATAATGAACATATTATTCTAAATAGTCGCCCCATATCTATAGCGTCTTATACCAATTATAAGGAAGCTGTCTTTTTAATCAGTGTGTTAGGAGAACCTGATTCATATGGAAGAATTATTCCAGAAGAAGCAGGCGAAAAATATTTTGACACAATCATTGGATATCCAATTGTAGCCAAACTTAAAAAGAATATTTTCGGACAACCTGTAGATTTTGGTGGTCATGAATTGATCGTTCAAAAAACTAAAGATGGAAAAAAGAAAAGTCATTTTGACACTGTTCCGATTGGTAGTGTGACAGATGCATGGATTGAGGAACGTGAAGTAGATGGTTATGATGGTACGCCAAAATGTATTTTAATCAAAACTAAACTATGGACTTCACGATTCCCAGAATACTTTAAAGTATTCGATAAATTATGGGACGATGGAGAAATTAGCAGCTCATGGGAATTAACTGCAACGGATGTAGTTACTGAGGGTGCTAACAAGATTTATAAAGTTTTTGAATTTATTGGCAATTGTGTACTTGGTAAAAATCATATTCCTGCTGTTCCAGGAAGCGGTGTAATTGAATATGCCGAATTAGATGATGAACTTGCCGCTGCACTTATGACTGATATTTCAAATACTGATATAGCAAACTATGAAGATATTGAAGAAAAGGAGGACATGAATTTGGCTGAAAAGACAAAGAAAGATGTCTCTGTTGAAGATACAGAAAAAGAAAATGAAACACCTGATTCTGTAGACGAAACAGAAAAAGACAAAAAGAAAAAAGATGAAGAAACTGCTGAAAAGAAAAAGAAAACTTCTTGTGCAGAAGATACATCTGGAACAAAGGAAACTGCTGAATCTGCTGTTGAACCAGAGGGTAATCCAGAAGAACCAGAAACAGCTTCTTTAACAGATTGTGATTTGTTTAGAAAGATTAATAAAGCTTGTGAAGATGCGATTAAATTTTGGGGTTATATCTCTTATTGGTTTCCAGAGGAACATACTGTTTGGTTTAAATCTGATGATGCTCCAACACAGTTAGACTATAAGTTATTTACATATACAGTTGAAAATGATGAAGTAACTGTTTCTGAACCGCAAGATGTAAAACTTACTGTTTCTGTATCAGATGTTAATACTGTTCTTGCTGAAAAAGATGAGAAAATCGAAACATTAACCGCAGAGCTTGAAATCAAAGATAAAGCTGTTATCTCCGCAGGTGAAAAAATCGGAAAACTCAATGTGCAGATTTCTGAATTACAACCATATAAAGAACAGGTTGAAAAAGCAGAACAAGAAAAGATTGAAGCTGAAATTGCAGAGGAAAAAGAATCACTAAAGAAAAATCTGCTTAAAGGTGGATTATTTACTGAGGAAGAAATTGCAAAAGCTGAAATCGCAGAATTAATTGAAGCAAGAGATAAAACTGCCATCAATAGTTTAATCGCAGAAAAATATATTGCTTCTTTTGATAAAGAAGAGACTGATGTAGCAGAGGATGTTGAAACAGAAGAATCAAATCCTGTGACAGCAACAGCAAGCTTAGAAACTGATGATGTAAATGAAAGTGCAAGTTCTTTCATGACTAAATTTTTATTAAGACGATAATAGGAGGAAAATGTAATGATTCGTGATATTAGACGTAATGGCGCACAGCCAAAAGATACAATGCACAAAGCTGGTGTAGCACTTGTTACAGGTATGGGTGTTGTAATCAAAGATGCTACTACTGTTGAGCTCCCAAAAGCTGAAACTGTAGCAAATATTTATGTAGCAACAAAAGAGCGTATTCCAACTGGCATTAATGCAGCAAGAGTGGATATGTCAGATTATGATGAAGATTTTGTAAAGATTGCCAAAGGTGAGTTCCTTGGGCTTGAAAGATATACAGATGGTGAAAAATTTGCGACAGACCAGTACAAGGCAGAAGATTTTTCTGGTGAAGTTGCTGATGGTACACCTGTATCTGTAGGTGCAGATGGAAAATGGCAGAAACTTACAACTGGATCTTCCAAATATGTATATGAGAAACCATTCAAGGATAATGGTCATGATCTCATTATGATTCGTGTAGAAGCTGATGCAGTTGCACAGGTGTAATTAAGATAAGGAGGAATTAACACAATGGCTATTAATACAGAAATTAAAGACATTATGAGCAAAGAGGGTGTACTCTTTGATGTCGCTGAAAAAATTGAATATAAAAGAGAACTTAATGCCGAGGAAAAAGAAATCGCTGAGATTTCTGATGCTTGGGCTAGGGAGATTGGAAAAACTGGAAAAGATCCAGAATGTACAATCGCTGAGTTCATTAATAGAACTGTAAATGAAGAAATTTATAATGCACCAGATGAACTTCTGGATCAAATCTTTGAAAGAGGTTCTGTTGGTGAGTTTGATGATTATGAAGGTCACAAAGATCCAAAGAATACACTTGTTGCATATGAGGCAGCACATGGAGGTAATGTAGATCGTTCCTACATTGATATTTCCGTACTGAAACCTACATGGAAAAACCGTCAGGTTGAAACTGACCTATCTTATGTAGACCTGCGTAAGAATGGCTTTAAATCAATTGCTACTCTTACTACATTTATGAAAGAAGCTTGCCAGAACGCACTATTCTTTGATGCACTTGCTCAAGCAGATGATGCAGTTAAAGGCGGAGATCAATTAATTCCTGTTGATGGCGCAACACCAACACTTGAGGCTATGGATAAGCTTTCTCTTTACCTCAACGATAGAGCAAGCGATAGTGTAATTATCACACTTAATAAGTATGCTCAAGCTATTAGACGTATGCCAAACTTTGCACAATATATGAGTAATACTATGAAAGATGATTTTAATAGATATGGTCTTGTTAAAACATATGATGGAATTGGTATTGCTGGTATTTCTGGCGCAAAGAAAACTGGTACAGGTTCTCTCCTACTTCCAGATAAGCGTATTTATGGTGTAGCTGGAAAGATTGGAAATCTTGATATGAAGGGTGAAATTCATACATATCAGGATATGAACAATCAGGGTGAGAAAGTTCATATTATGCTAAAAGATTTCACATATGGAATCATGCTTACAAATATTGAAAACTTCGCAAAGGTTACTTTAAGTAAGTAGTCTTTTTTTATTACAAAAAATTTAAGGAGGGTGTGCAAACGCCCTCCTAATATTAGGAGGAATTGTTATTAATATTCAAGAAACTAAACATATTTCTGTTTTAAATTATAACGATAATTGCGTTTGTATTAATATCGCCCCAGGTAAAAGCACTGTTCTTGAAGCTGCTATAGATGGTCAACCTACAACTATTCCACTTACACTAGATGAAATTCGTTATGCAAATAACGGAACTGCATTTAGGACAGGAAATTTAGAATTTCCAGAGGATATTGAAGATGATCTATATGATGAGCTTCGTATTGACAAGTCAAAAGTATTAAAGATTAGTGAAATTAGAGATATTCTTTTGAATCCAACAAAAGAAGGACTTATTAAAATTATTTCTATTTCTACTCTTTCTGACTTTGATAGAGTGCGTGGACAGTTTCAAAAGTTAAAATCAGAAGGATATAGACTTACATTGGATATGGCAAATGTCATTGATACACGCACAAGAGAATTGTTTAATAATCAAATCAAATCAAATATTTCTGTAGATGATGCGGATGTAGTACCAAGCAATAAAAAAGTTGAAGAACTTGAACAGCAATTAGCTGAAATGAAAGCACTTCTACTACAGATGAATGCATCTAATCAGGAAGATAAAAAGGAAGTAGTTGATACTGCTTCTACTAAAACTGAGGAAGTAAAGACAGTAGCGAAATCTACTAGAAAATCCCCAGGTAGACCTAGAAAAAATTAATATGGGAGGTGAACTCAATTGCCTCAAGAAATTACAAAATTTGAAAAAATTCTCAACAAATTCTATGATCGTATAGAAAAGGATGAGGACTTTTTTAGTTATTATAATATAGATGTTAGTGAAGCAATACAAATTGCTCAGACTCGTGCTACTAATTATCTATGTGAGGCACTTGATGAATTATCATGCCTCTCGAATTTGGATGTAGATTTTTCAGATTATGATGAAGATGTACAACAAATTGGTTTTAAATTATTGCCTAAAGAAATCAAACTGGTTGTTGAAATTATGTTTCTTATTTATATGAAAAGGGATGAATCTCTCCTTCATGCAATGGAAATTAATTTTACGCCATCTGATTTGAGTGTATTTTCACCAGGAAATGAAAGAACAAGTTACCGTAATTTTATTGCTAAATTAGAACATGATGTATCTATCAAGATTGACGATTACAAAAATCGAGATAGAAAAACTAACGCATTAAAACAGTTTATTAATTATGCTCAGTATGAGGAGGATTAACCTATGGATATTGAGTATTATATGAAATTACAAAATGCTTATGGTACAAAAAACAAACGTGAGAAAAATTTAGCAAAAATAAACAAACATGCTGATAGACATTTTGAAGACACATTTGATACTCAAGATGTTCTAGTAAATAATGAACCTATGCAGTTAATGATTATCAGAGATACCGACAACAATACATATAAGAAGAAAATAAAATCAAGACATAATGATGTTATCAGACTTGGTGACTATGTTAAATGGAACAATCAAATTTGGATAATTACATTACTTGATACTGATGATAAAGTATGGAATCGTGGATATATGTATTTATGTCAGTTGATGATTAGATGGCAAAATGCAGATGGTAAGATTGTTGAGCGTTGGGGATATTCAGAAGACTATACTAAATATAGTATGGGCGAAAAAGGTAACTCTACTATTACTGTTGGTGATTATCAATATGGTCTGACTATACCTGTTGACGATGAAACAAAACAACTTAATCGAAACAATAGATTTGTCATAGATTATGAAGGCGTGTATCCACCAGATACATATAGAATGACTGGTAAGAAAGGTTTCTTATCTGATGTTAGATATGTTGATAAAGGTGGTGTCATGACTGTTACATTATCTTATGAGCAATTTAATGAAGTTACAGATAAGTTGATTGAGTTAGAAAATGGAACAAAGGCGTGGATCTGCAACTACAAATCCCCCACTACTCCTACTCTCCCACCATCAGAGCCAGACAATCCAACTACATCTGTTACAATTACAGGCGGCGATACTCTCCGCTACGGCAGAGCAAAAACATGGACAGTCACTTTCTCTGATTCTGAAAATCAGCCAAACTTCACATGGAATGTCAAATCAAACTTCAAAATCACTCAAAATATCACAGGTAATAAAATACAGTTAAAATGTACAGATGATAAGGCAATCGACTGTATGTTTACGCTACAAGTTCTCGACAATGAAAGTAACATTTTATCTGAAACAACTATTACTATTATAATGTAATCGGAGGTATATTATGGCACAGTCAGTTGCTAGAGACTTGGCTTTTGTCAAGTCAAAAGTAATTTCTCGCCTATTAGAATCTGATGAGTTTGCAAAAGTAATGTTGCGAAAGGAAGATTTTACTGATGACGAGAAGAATGACATGGAGTATAAACAAGTATTTGATTATCCTTATGTTGATGGTACACAGGAAGAAGTTATGCCTTTTGTCTGTGTGGAAACAGTTTGTAGAGGTACGAATCGTACCGTAAAATCTATGGATTTATATATCTGGATTTTCGTGCATCGTAACTGTATGAAAATGGATAAAACATGCACCAGTTATGGTGGTAATCGTGCAGACGTTCTTACAGATATTATAGAAAGACTTCTACGTGATTCTGATGATTTAGGAATTGGAAAACCAAGTCTTGATGACATTGGCTATACTGTTCCACAGTCCAGTTATTATGGACGACAACTCAAATATAGCATTCCTGATTTTAAAATCAAGGAGGTGTGATATTTGAAAGGATATTCAGATTATGATTATCTCTGTGATGAACCTTATTTTTATGAAGGTATAGGTTATGTTAAATGTCCTACTCTTAGGGACATAAGACGTATAACCTATGGACAATTCAATATTTTTCTCTCTTATATTTCTATTACTCAGAAGCAATTTCTTGAAACATTCGGTCTTACTGAAAAATTCAATTCCCTCAGTGATGAAGAAAAAGAAAAAAATACTGTTTATAATCTACTAACATTTGGAATGAATCGTGCAGATTTTCTTGCCTACATGATTAGTTTCTTTGTTATAGATGATTTTCAGTATAATCCAGAACAGAATGCTTTTCTCATTGGCACTTATGAGAAGGACGATGATGGAAAGGAAATCTTTAACGAAATAGGGAAAATTGATAACAGCAATTTTGATGAATTTCGTGCGTTTCTGCAAGTTATATTAGGAATTAAATCTGAGAAAGAAGTTGAAAAACCGAAATATAAAAATAAGTTAGCTCAACGGATTGCTGAGAAATTAGCAAAACATAAGAGTGAACAAAAAGAAAAACAAACATCTGTGGATGATGATTATACATTGCCAAATATGATTGTAAAATATTGTACTCATAATAAGGTGGGAATCAATATATTGAATGTTTGGGATATGACATATTATCAATTCATGAAGATGTTTTTAGAATATAGAATGGGAAGACAAGCAGATATAAATGATATGATGGCTGCTAATTCATTCTCATTCAAAAACTCTAAGGACTATAAACCTATGGAGTATATGAACAAAATTAAATAATGAAAACTTTCAAACAAAGTCGCCTGTGTTAGGTGGCTTATTTTATTTTTAAGAAAATGGAGGAATTAAATTATGGCAAATATTGCAACAGATTTAAACATGGCGAATCGTCAGTGCTGTGATCTTGACATTAGAGATTATAAAACTAAAGCACCTTGGATGTTCGCAGATTTCTGTAATACTACTACTGCTAACATTTCTGCTGATGCTGTATATGCAAATAAGAAAGGTGCTAAATGCATCAAATTTGATAATCCACTAGAAGGTACTATTACTATGGAGTTCCAGGTATCTCCATTTAGAATTTACGCAATGCTTTCTGATGGTGAAATTGAAACATCTGCTGTAATTGCTCGCAGAGAAGAAATTGTTGGCGAAGCAGGCAGTGTTACAATTACAAAAACACCTGTTGCTGGAAGCGTGTTTGTAACTGATCTTACAACTGGAAAATCAATCGCCGGTACTTTCTCTGAAAAGAAATTTACTGCAACTCAGGCATCTGATATCGAAGCAGGTACTACATATGAAGTTTCTTATCTTGAGGAGAAAACTTCTGGTGTTAAGAAAGTATCTTTCAACAATAAGAAAGTTCCAAAAGATTTCTTTATCCAGATGTCTACTCTTAATAGAGATGAAAATGGAGATCAAATTCCAATGAGATTGACAGCATACAAGGCTTGTCCTCAAAGAAATTTTGAAATTTCTTTTGCTTCTGATGGTGATCCATCAACAATTACGATTACTTGCGATCTGCTTCTCGACCATGACGGAAATGTTCTTGATATGATTGAGATTACATCTGAGGAATAATTTTATTTTTATAGTAGGATGATACAATATCATCCTACTATATTTATTAAAAGGAGTTAAATATTGAGTAATCAAAAAATAATGCCTAAATTCAAATTAGAAGTTGGAGCATTCTTAGTTTCTGATAAAAGACAACTTCAAATTATTGATCGTGAATATAGACCTAAGATAAAATATAAAAATGATAAACCATTTACATCAAACGAAAAATGGTACAAATATAAATGTTATAAGTGTGGAAATACTGATTGGGCTATAGAGCAAGCATTATGTGGAAAACAAAAGATTGGATGTAACGTATGTTGCAACTCTCCATCAAAAGTTGTTAGTGGTATAAATGATTTAACTATTACCGCAAAATGGATGATTAAATATTTTGAAAATCCAAAAGATGCAGAAAAATATACCAGAGGTTCAAGTAAAATTGTTGATATGGTTTGCCCCGATTGTGGTAGACATCACAAGAATAAAATATCCACAGTATATGCAAATCATAATTTATCATGTCCATGCCAAGATGGATGGAGTTATCCAAATAAATTTATGTATTCAGTTTTGGAACAAGCAGGTGTCAATTTTGAAACTGAGAAAACTTTTGATTGGTCTAAAGGAAGAATATATGATGATTATATAGAATATAATGGTTTAAAGATTATTACTGAACAACATGGAATACAACATTATATAGATCATCCACTTAATAAAAAATCACGCAATCTTAAAGAAGAACAAGAAAATGATAAAATGAAATATAATTTAGCTATGGAAAATGGTATAGATTATTATTTTACAATTGATTGCAGAGAATCCACAAAAGAACATATCAAAAATTCTATCATCAATTCTGAATTATTTAAAATCTTAAATATAAATCCAGAAAATATTAATTTTGATAAATGTGATAAATTTGCTTCATCAAATATGGCTAAACAAGTATGTGATTATCGTAATGAACATCCTGATATGACGATGAAAGAAATTGCGCCATTATTTCATGTATGCCACGATACTATAAGAAATTGGGTTAAAAAGGGTGCAAAACTTGGTTGGTGTACCTATGAGAAATTTGATGATTTAAAATTACGTTATCAACGTGAAGATATGCCTGTGAATAATTGTCCTATCCACTGTATCACTACAGATACATACCATCGTAGCGCAACAAAATTTGTAGAATATTATCAATCTCTTACAGGTAAGAAACTCTGCGCAAGAAATATTCGTTCAGTATGCACAGGTAAACGTAATCATGTCAATAATATGAAATTTGAATACATTACTCAAGAACAATTCAATCAATCAAAAGAAAAATATCCAGACAAAGTATATGGAGAACTATTTGTATCTCACGCATCATAAAGGAGAATATAACCACAATGGTAAAAGAATGTAAAGTATTACTACGCAATCAGTATGTTATGGTTGTTGATTTTGATGGAAAAGAAGTCCAAATGCCGTCTGACCACACAGATAAAGATACTGTATTCGTAAAGTATGAAAATGATAGATATTCTATCACTTGTAATTTAGAAGAAGAAAAGAAACCTGCAAAGGTTAAACCTGTTTCAAGAGCAAAGAAGCAAAAGAAAGTAACGGAGGTTGAGTTAGCTGATGATGTTGCAACAGATGAACAAAGGGATAAATCTGAATAAATTAATCGTAGTTAGTATAAGTAATTAGTAGGGATACTAGCTATGAATTAATGGCTTGTATCCCTATTTTTTACGATTTTCAGGAGAATATATGATATGAAAAAACAAGTATTTGATAGTTTAGAAGAAGTGTTTGAAGCGTTTGGAGAAGATGGAGTTATTCCTATCACTTATATGCCACAGATTATTTTTTATTTAAGTAATTATAAAATTCAACCCGTATGGACTATTCCATCAGAAACAAATGAGGGGAAATTAGCTTTTTATTTTATTAAAGCAGAAACTAAAAAGCCATATGAAGCATGGCAAAAACTTAGACTAGAGAAAGAACATAATAAATTGCAGTTTCAAGGAGAAAATTAATATGGAAATAATGAGAATTACATTTGATAGAGAAGATAATACTTTAGATGGACGTGAATATTTAAATCCTTATCATTTTATTGATGATTATAAAGCAGGAGTATATGATGGATGTCGCAATCTTAGAGTAGAATTTATTGGTGTTTTTACTCATACATATTTAAAGTTTAAAAATTTTCTTGCATTATCTATTTATTTAAAAAGTTGTTCATATAAACATGAAAAATAGAAACAGGGGACAAGAAGAATAATAATGGCACGAAATGTAGGTAAACAATTTGAAGATAATTTTAAGAAAAGCGTACCAGACTATGTACTCTCCCACCGTCCACCTGATTCAGCACAAGCTTTTGATGTGGGATCAACAAATAAGTTAAGATTCAGTCGTCACAGTCCATGTGATTTGATGGTATTCGATGGAATACGAAATCTTTTTCTTACACTTGAATTAAAAACATTTCAAGGTTCATGTAGTTTTGAACGTGATAAAAGCGAAAAAGGAATTGTACATTATTATCAGATTAAAAGTTTAAAAGATTTTGCACAGTATAATCGTGTTATAAGCGGATTAGTATTAGACTTTCGCTCAAGTGACAATACATATTTCTTAAATATTAATCAATGGGATGAATTTATCTCACATATAGAAAAGAAAAGTTTCAACGAAAAGGATTTGCTTGAATATGCAAGTCCTATTTTAATTCATAAAGAGAAATTAAAAGTAAATTATAGATATGACTTAGAGTCATTTCTGAATGATGTAAATTATTAAAGTTGTAGTTAGGAGAAGAAATTATATGAAGAAAACTCTACTCAAAGTAAAAAATACAATTAGTATTGACGATAAAATTAATGCAATTACTTATATTCTTAATTATTTTTGGGATTATGAAACAGGTGAATATACACCGTGGATGGAAGAGCCAGCAAGAATTATTGCAGTTGCGAAATATTTTATCGAAGGATATGAACTTGAAGAAGGAGAAGGTTTGTATAAACTATATCTTTCCGATGATGATTTAAAGAATCTTGTTGATACATTTATTAATCCTGATCATGGGTCAAGATGTGAATCTGTAAAAGAATACATTAAGGTCATGGATTTTGTAGACAGCATGGTACATGACAAACTTGAATGGACTAAGCAGAATATCATTCATGCAAATCCAGATATGGATAGAATTGTAGAAGGTGTTAATGTATTTATTGACGCATTTAAGAATTTTGCTAATCTTGACCTTACTGCTCTCACGCCAGAAATGGTTAAAGATGGAGTATCTTTCATGGAGAAGCTGAAAGAATCTGGTTTTGAAATTAACGCAGAGAATCTTACTAAGATTGTAAAAGATGCGGCAGCATTTAATATTGACAAAGCTAGTCAGAATATTATTGATGCTAAGAATGAACAGATTAAGAAATTGCAAGAAGAAAATAAGGAACTAAAGAAAGAGAAATTCAATGTAGTAAACGAAGATAATGTTTCTGGTGGAAAGACAAATAACAGAAAAAAGAAATAAACTCATACAAGAACCAACACCCTTATAAAATAACAAATGCTATTTGCGTACAACGTGATCGTATATTATAAATGCAATGCCAATGATGTCACAAATGGCAGTCACTAACATGCACACGCTACCACAGTCGAGTGGGATATACATATATGTACCTCCTTGTATTTTATATCTATGTGAAAGGCTAATGCCTGAGTTGTGAAATGTAGGCATAATCATATAGTTGTTATCTCTCGATTATATGAGCTTAATAGTTTACATCGTAAACCTGATAGCATTCCCTGTGGTATATAAGGATGTTGGCTCATGTCATATTTTACCAGATTATATTATGTAGTTCAATACAGAACATTTGTTTAAGGAGAGTACTACTCTCCTATTTTATACGGAGGAAATTATTATGGGAATAATTATGGATGCAATTGATGCACAAATTATTAGACCAAGAGTTGAAGCTGCTGAACAAGAAGGCTTTCAAATGACTCAAACAGATATTCGGAATTTTTATTCAAGTGGATCACCTGTAAAATATATCAGAACTGGGACATATGAAAGTTCACCCCGTTCATCTGGTGTATCTGGTGGTAATGGAAATTATCATTATGATATTCATTTGAATGTAGCAGAATATCCTTACGGCAAACATAGTGGTTTGCAGATCATGAGTGATATACAAAATAACGGTAGTGGGGTTTTGGGTACTTCTGGTACATGGGATGATGCTGTACAGGATATTATAGAAGCCGTAAAAGCTAATTTTAGCTAAGAGGTATAGCTATCAAAAATCTATAAGAAAGAAATAAAATAATGTAACAATGAAACAACATGAATCCTAAATTTCATCGTGCGATATAATACAAAAAGAAAAGAAGTCACTATGAAAAACATAGTAACTTCCCTCTCCCTCTCTTTACGACCTATGTAATACTTGTTTCCTCTTCTCATCTCCTGATAGACTTTGGATTATTCTTTGTAGAATTTGCAAGAAAATTTTATTCCGTTTTGTAAACTAAAACTGAATTGCAATTCTCTTGCTTTCTTGGAAAGAATACGATGGATGGCAAAGTATCCTAACCCAAGTAACCCAAAGTCAAAACCATGTGACAGTATTAGGTCAACCATGTTTCACCTCCCTTCTGTTATTATCAACTTCGGGGAAATGAATCGTGGAGAACCCACGTAGATTGGATATTTCCATAAAGAGGTACTCACTTTCTCTGTCTTAGCAGAAAGTTTGGTTAATAAGTTACACTTCAAAGATGACTTTGATTCTTTATGATTATATCGCAAATGAACAAGCAACACAACAATAAAATAGTTACTGATAGATATAAAAAGAAAAGAAGCTACTATGCGATATAGTAACTTCTCTTTCTACGTCATGAAAATTTCATATGATCTCTCTTCTCCTATTTTTCAGCACTCAATCTTTGTAGAATGAGCAATCGAAATCTATGTCCACAAGTCCGATGTGAATGTGAATTTCTTTATTAAGTATGAGATCAATCACGATTTAGTAGCTTCAATTCTTTTATATCATATCGCAAATATTTACAAAATTTGTCTCATAATAGTTTCATATATTTGTGTTGCAATTGGCATTACTCTTTTGTATACTATGATTATAAAATACACAAAAGAGGAAAGTATTATGGGACAAAATAAGAAAAATAATAACAATAGTAAAGTTTTTGAAATTGCTGAACATTACTCAAAAAGAGTTCCTAAAAGCAATACACAAAATCCACACCAGAAACCAATTGATATAGAATATATGACTGGTGGTAAGAAAGGTGGTAAAGAAAAATAAAAGAATTATATAAACTCATTGAAGGTTTACCATTAATTTTACAATATGTTGTACCAGGTGCAATTTGCTATTATTTGTACAGATATACAACAGGAAATAAAAAGGCTAGTAAGTATATACCAATTATAAGTTGTATAATTAGTTATTTACTGCTTTCTTTGGTATCAGTTATGAGGGTTAAAAATATATTTGGAATTAAATCATCACCTGATACCCCTTTTATAAATTCGGCAATATCAAGTATAATTGGTATTGTTGTTACAGCGATTATTGCTATTATCATTAATCGAAAATGGTTTATTAATTTATCCATATGGGCTTTTCATAAAACACCATATGATAATATTTGGATGGATGTATTGGACTTTACTAATGGATCAAATCTAAAAGTATATCTAAAAGATGAACCATTTTATATCATAGGACATTATCTTTCACATGAAGATAATAAAAAAGATTCATGGTTTGTAATTACTGCATTTACAAAAATTGATAGGAATACAAATCAAATATATAATAATGAACCATCTTATAGTGACAATCCTGAGATAAAATATGTATTCAGATTATCAGATGTAGAACATATGGAAATATTTTAGAAAGTGGCTAAGTTTAACTTAGTCACTTATTTTTATACAAACTGAATAACAATGTAGTTCACTCTCCTTTCTTACAGGAGAGTTTTATTTTTGTAAGAAAGGAGAATAAATTACTATGGGAGCGCAATTTCAAGTTGACGTAAATGTTGTTACTCATGGTGCAGAAAAAGTTAATGAGCTTGAACAAAAGTTAAGCAAAATGCAAAATAAATCTGTTGATATTAAATTCAATGTTCAAGGTCAAAATCAAATTAACAATATTATACAACAACTCCAAAATGTTCAGAGACAAGGAATAAACCTTAATCTCAATAATAACAATATGGCACGTTCTGCGCAGAATGCAGCACGACAGTATACGCAAAATTTTCAACGCCAGATAAATTCTTCAAAATTAAAATATAATATTGACACAGGAAAATATGCAGCCGCATCATCCAAAATGAGCAAACAATTAGGGGCATATGGAACTCAAGATACTGCAAATATTCAAAAGGCTACAGCGGCTCTAGCTTCATATAATCAGGCTTTAGATAAACTTCAAAATCATTACAATGGATCTAATGTTTTAGGTAAAAAACAGTTACAACAAACTTTTCAAGATATGACTAAGGCAGGAGATACTTTTAAGAATACTTTGTCTCAAATTAGAGACGAATCGTCAAAAGCATTATCTCCGACAGTTGCTAGTGCATCTGGAAATAAAGTTGTTGAGTATATGAACGCTAACTCAAGGGCGGTTAAGAAATATGGAGCAAGTCTAAAAACACTTGAACAACAATACCGCTCAATGACAACTATTGAAGAAAAGGCAAACTATGACAAGGTTTTTGCAAATTTAAAATCAAGAATTGATGCAGAAGGACTATCAGGAAATTCATGGTTTGGTGAATTAAAACGTGCCACAGGACAGATTGCGCAATTTGCTGGTGTATATGGTATGTTGCAAAATACTGTAATGCAAATACCATACAAAGCAATTACGGCAGTAAAAGATTATGATGCTGCTATGACTAATATGCAGATGGCAACAGGTATTTCAAATACCCAAGCGCAAGAACTGATGAATACTTATTCAGACATGGGTAAGCAATTAAAAGTTACTGGTGTCGATGTTGCTACTTCTGCTACAGAATGGATGAAACAAGGTAAAACAATTGAAGAATCAAACAAACTTGCACAAGATTCTATTGTTTTATCCAAGATTGGTGATTTGTCTTCCGATGATGCTACAAGAACCATTACCGCTGCTATGAAATCATATGATTTGAATGAGTCTCAAGTTATGGATTTTGTTGATCAAATTTCTGCAATTGATATGGCTTCTGCTACTGATGTTGGCGGTCTTGCAGATGCTTTTAATGAAGTTGCAGCCAATGCCAATCAAGCAGGAATTAGTACAAAACAACTTCTCTCCTATGCTGCTGTAATTGGTGAAACAACTCAGGAGGGTATGTCTTCTGTTGGTACATCTCTTAATGCTATCTTTTCTCGTATGGGTAATATTAAACTTTCACGTTTAAAAGATTATCAAAATGGCGGAGAAGATTTATCTAATGTAGAAACTGTATTGAGAGGTGTTGGAATTTCACTTAGAGATACAGATGGAGAATTTAGAAATTTTGGTGATGTATTAGACGAAACTGCTGGTCGATGGTCTGAATTTGGCACAGTCCAGCAGAGGGCAGTTGCACAGGCTTTCTCAGGAACCAACCATATGAATGATTTTATGGTGTTAATGCAACAGTACTCTAAAGCACAAGAGTATATGCAAATTGCGGATGATGCTTCTGGTACATCAATGGAAAAATACAGTGCCTATACAGATTCTCTTGAAGGTAAACTTGAAGGACTTAAAAGTACATTTGAATCATTGTCTAGTACTGTATTAGATTCTGATGCATTAAAAGGTTTTGTAAGTGGTGGCACAGAGGTTTTAGGATTAATTGATAAATTAACTAATTCTTTGGGTGTCATGGGTACTGTAGCAGTTGGAGCAGGTATTTTCCAAGGTAAAAACAACAGCGGTAAGAGTACATGGGATTCGCCCCATGCATTTTTCAAAATGACTTATGCCGCTTGAGAGTTTAGCAGTAATGTGTACGAGCTTATTTATAAGCAAGGACTCTCTGGGGACTTTCTAAAATGGAGTTAGCGGTAATGCGCTACTCTTCTGTATTGAATTTCAGAACGGGAAACTTTCATAGTTCAAAAGGCTATGTCACATGAGTTTGGCACTAAACTTATATTTAATGGGTATAAGCGGCAAATCCGAAAGGACGCGGTATAGTAACAATCCAAACTACGAAGTAATCCGCAGGTAGGGCTTCATTATAATGGATGCCGACCTCAACGAGCGTAACGAAAGTATGGTTCTATATAGAATCATAAAAATGCACTCTAGCGATAGGGAAGATGGATGCCCGATAAATTCAGGGATAGTTTCTATATACTACTCTTCCATCAGCAGTTGGGAATTATTTATATATGGTTGTATCGACATATATAAATATTGCAAATATAGAATTAATGATACAATTTAATTAAAATCAATACTTATATGTAAGATACGTCATTCCAATTAAACAAAGTAACGCAATAATCATACATATATAAATTAAAATTTTGCATATTTTCTCATACATACTTATATCACTCTCCTATTAATTATAGGAAATATTATATCATATGAATGGTGAAAACATTTTTAAATTGCATAATCAGCTAAATTATTGACATAATCGTAGATTTAGAATATACGTTCTGAATTGTAGATTGTCGTACTCTGTCGTATAATAGTGTTATGGTAATTTTTACCAAATAATTATACGAAAGAGGGAAATATTTATGAAAATAACCAACAAGATGAAATGGGATACTATTGATAGCATTGAATCGTTTCTAGGTAATTATGGAAATCATCAAAACAGGAATGGTGCAAATAAAGAACCTGATCTTGAAAAAGCAATGAATGAATTAATTGATAATCTTCATGAATTTGTTAAAACAGGTTCAAGATATGATGTTTCTAATTTTATATATGGATTATCATTTTTAATGCGGCATTCACAATATGGAGAAATACAGGATGAAGATAAGATTGGAGCACAAAATAGTGGATGTGTATATATGATTAATTATGCATTAGGTGATGGAAATACAATATCTAATCGTCATCCAGGTTTATGTATAACCCCTTATGGTAAGAAATGTTTTGTTATTCCAATGCGATCTGGTTTTGATGATCGTACTAAAAAAATGAAAAAAGATTTCGAGGAAGCATATCATCCAACAGAGAATCCAAATGGCGAAAAACGATGTCGAAGAGGATTAACTAAAGAAGGTTTTGCTAAAGATTGTATATTAATGATTGATGATGCACAATTTGTATCAGTTGATGCAATTGAGAAAAATATGGGTTGCATTAGTATAGATACATTTCATTTAATTGAAAAACATCTATTAAGAGTATCTATGCCTTGGATATGGTTACAACTTAGAATGTATTTAACACGATGTAAAGAATTTGAATCTTTAATAAATAATCAAACACGACAAATTACAATGTTAGAAGAAAAAATTAAAGAATTAGAAGATTTATTGGAAGTAAAGAAGTCTTAACATGTCGAATAGAAACCTTTACTTATAAGAAAGAACAGCAATGAGGTAGTGTTCCGAATAATCCTTGCAAGAAATATTAACGACAAAATATTTGTTTTTCTTTAAGCATAACACCTATAACAAACACACGAAACTGGCACAAGTTGTGGTGTCTACATAACTTTAGGCAAGTAAACGATTACTCATAGTCGGAATGAGTTGGCAGTAAATAGAGGTATATGTCCCAGGGTATCTAAATAATAGATGCCCGCAATGATGGGAAACGTTAAACGCTTTCATAGATTTTTAGTTTAATGATATATAAAATCTATCCATATTTATAATCTGTAAGATATTTGCTTACACTTGTCTCAATAAATCTTTTAATATTTTTAGCGAATGCTATTAAATATAACTACATGCAAAAGCCCACTCTTAATTGAGATGGGCTTGACTACATTTTTCACAGACTTAATTGAGCTTTAAAGATAATTGGAAGTAAAACCTAATTGGCAACAAAACTTAATTGCGAAAGAGTCTAGTAGATTTGGCTAGGCTCTTTCATTTTATATAGTCTTCCACGCTCGAAGGCTTACGACCATAACAGTCTGAGATGGCATAATCTCAATTATGATTTTTATATAAAAGAACTTTTAAATGAGCAAATAAAATAAGAACCTTTAAATAGGTAAATGTAAAGAGACTATCATAGCGGTAGTCTCTTTTGTATTATTAAAGTATCAAAATCATTACTTTGTTTTCTACAATTTTGAAGAATGGAAAACATTTATTTTATCCTCAAGGTGGTGATATATTGTCAAAAAGATTTTATAAATTGTACCATTATGTAGCAGAAACTTTCTATCCTGATGTAGTAGATCAAAAAGTTTGTGATATTGCTTTTTGGTTTGGTAACAGATATTGTGATAGCCAAAATAAATTGTGTAAATTATTTTGGTTTATTATTTTTCATACATATTGGATTCTCTCAGATATTGAACAATTTTGTAGCGAAAAACTATTATATTGGATTGGCAAAAAGTTCTATCCTGAAACTGGTGAATACAAACAGTATGATGAAAAACTTAAACATTATATGTCATAATTTATCTCCGAGGTGATTACATGTTAAAAAAGTTTTATAAATTGTATCATTATATTGCCACAATTTTTTATCCAGATATTATAGAAGAAATTTCAACTAATATTGCATTTTGGTTTTGTGATAAACGCTTGAATAGTCAAAATAAAATAAGCAAATTATTTTGGTTAATAGTTGGAAATATTTGTGATTTTCTTATTTATGTCATATGTTATATCATCGAAAGTCTACTCTACTGGCTTGGCAAAACATTTTACTTAGAAACAGGTGAATATGAAGATTATGATTATAGTGATCCATCCAATTTTGCTTAATTCATACTTTTATCCTCCATAGAAAGGTTGTGATTATTTACATGGATAAAGAACTTTTAAACTATACTTTTGTGTACAAAGGATGGGAAGAAGCATTCCAGGAAGAGCTTAATAAACCCAATCCTAATGAAGAAAATTTGAAACAATATATTGCTTGGGATAAGCACTTTGGTGATATGCTTCTTAGATTTTAATATTCAAATTTCGTTTTGAGTATTGACATCCAACCTATAATATAATATACTTAAACCTGTAAACAACAGGAGGTATATAGATGTCAGACGTAAGAGATGTGTTTATCACAGCCGAAGTTTCCAAAGAATTAGATATAACTCCTGCATACTTGGTTAGACTTGCTAAATCGTTACAATTACCTGAGAGTGATTTTAGAGGAACATCAAAAGGTAGTTATTTGTTTAATCGAGATGCAATAGAGAAAATTAAATCTAATTTGAAAAGGAAATAACAAGAGGATTGGTTCATATACTAATCTTCTTTTTTATTATTCAAATTTACTATTGACTTTTTGTCTATCATAAAGTATTATGTACTTGTAACTTATTGATAGACAGAAAGTTGGTGTTATATGTCTTCAAAAATGGGACGACCTCTTTCTGATAACCCAAGAAATCATAAAATGTTTATTCGTCTTACTGATGAAGAACATGATTTATTGGTAAAATGTTGTGAGATAACAAATAAATCTAAAGCTGAATTAACCAGAGAAGGATTGAAACTCATAACAGATAAAATATTAGAAAGAGAATAAGCAATGAGAATCGCAGCATCCGGCAAGATCACAGCGATTCTCATACATACCCGTTAAAAACGGACATATTCATTTTACTCTATGTCTTGTAAAAAATCAAGATAGGAGAAGTAAATTATGAATGATTTAAAAATTTTTAACAACAGCGAATTTGGTAACTTAACAGTTGAGGTAGGATCTGATAATATCATACTATTCTTTTTAAATGAAGTATGTATGCATTTAGGATATACTAAGACAGCAAAAGGAAAGAAATATTTACGCAAGGATAAAATCGTAAATATTTGTGAAAGCCTTGATATTCAAGGGTTGTCACTTGGTGACAACTTTTCACCAATTACTTTAGATACTGATTTCAATAATGTTAGGATTACAGAAGATGCTCTTTATGATTTAATATTAGAATCCAAAGCAAAGAATGCAAGACAATTCAGATTATGGGTGACAAAAGAAGTTCTTCCTCAGATTCGCAAAACAGGTGGTTACATTCCTATTAAAGAAGATGAGCCGAATGAATTATTTTTAGCCAGAGCTGTTCAGATTGCAAATGAAACAATCAAACATAAGGATGAAATTATTGCTAACCAGAAAAAGAGAATTATTGACTTAGAGGTTACTGAACAGGATTGGAAATTACTCATGGACTCAAAAGGAACATTCAGCGTGAATGAGATTGCACATTTCATAGGTATTGGTGAATATAAACTATTCTCCTATTTAAGAAATGTTGGAATTTTATTCAAGAATGAAAATAATGACAATGTTCCATATGAGAAACCTGTACATAAAGGTAAGTTTACTGCTATTCCTGCTATTGCTCCTGATGGATCTGCTCATTTACAGACAAGAATTTATCCAGACGGAATCTCATATATTACAAAGCTACTTCGTAAATATGGATATTTGGAGGTAGCTTAATATGGTAGTGGAAATTACAGATAATTTAATCCATGTGGTGATATTGGATATTTCTGGAGTATATGTACAGATACATAATGATGGATATTTTGATAAAGTGTCTTTAAATGAGATTGAGAAGCAATATAAAGATAAATCTCATTGGAGAATTGTAATGATATAAATATATAATTCTAATATAGAAATCAATTTGGGGGTAACAATACGTTACCCCATCATTATATTCGTAGTTCAAATATTTAATTGCCTTAAAGAACATTAGTTTTGTCTATACTTCTTATTTTAATTGGTATATACTGGAAGTATCAATTAATATAATACAAAGGAGAAGTATATTATGGGACAAAACGAGAAAGAAAACACAAAATTTGAGGTGCCAGTTTTTGAAATTTCTAGTATGGAATGTGATAAAAATAAACCACTTAAATTCAATGATAATACAACTTATTCAAAAGCAAGAAAAATTCCTAAGAAAAATGATAATTTAAAGGAGGAATAAATATTAAAGAAATAGATTTAATCATTAAAAATATACCTACTATTTTACAATATTTCATTCCTGGATTTTTATGTTTGATTATTTTTAAAAAGATAACAGAAGTCCATATTCCTAAAATATATATGTCAATTTTATCATGTGTATTTAGTTATATTTTATTATCAATGACAGAATTTATATTCATTACAACGAAGTGTCCTGTCGAAATTAAAAATAATTTATACATACACTCATTTATGGGAATTTTGATAGGAGTAGTTTTATCTATCATATTTAGTATAATATATTATTCAAAAATATTTGGTAAATTTTTAAAATTTATTTCTCATAAAACTCAATATGAAAGTATTTGGCGAGATGTTATTAATTTTAAAACTGGTTCAAATTTTAAAGTATATATAAAAAATGAAAACTATTATGTTTATGGTTCATTTAAGTGCATTGAAGTAAATCGAGAAGATCCATATATATCAGTAAATAGATATGGTAAATATGATAAAATTACAAATGAACTATTAGAATATGAAGATTTTTATTTTGAAGATGAAAAGTGTGAACATATTTATGTTATAAAAATGTCAAACGTAGACCATATTGAAATAGAATAAAATAGTAGGCATTAAGAGGGTTAGTATATACTAGCCCTCTATTTATATTCACAATTACTTTTTATCACCGAATTTTAATTGAAGCCAAACACAGATTGCCGCAAAAATAATATACAATATACATTTTAAGATTTTACTATCACCTGATATTTTTAATATTCCAAAATGTATTACTACTATGGTTGTAAATGCTAATATCGCAACAATAAGAGTTAAAAATGGTGCTAAACATCCAACGTATTCACCTCGTGTATATGCAGAGAAAGCTAAAAATGCGAATATGAGTAAACAGATTATAACTTGAACCATTATGATAAACTCCTACTCTTTTATTGGAATTTAAGAAAATGAAAAAGAACGATTGACGCCCCATTGTAATTTTAAAATACCATCTTTATAATTTGATGAAATGATGAAATATGCTTTTTTATTATTGTCAGAATCAGAAGAATCATAGCTTTTATCATTAAAATCAGTAGTAAAATTAAAGCATTCTCCGTTTTCCTTTTTATATTGTTCCTTTGATTCATCAGTCCCATTTGGAGGAAGTGATGTATATTTTTGTAAATATTTATAATTTTTCAAATCATTTATAATGTGTTCATATTCATCATTACCACATTGTGTATTCCATTGAAAATAATAGGCGTTCCTATCTGGATTTAAAGACCATTCGTCTTGTTTGTCAAAATAAAGTAATGATAATGTTCCATCGTATTTATCACAAATATTATAGTTATTCCAGAAAAATCGTGTATAATCATTACCATCTTCTTTTTCTGCCTTACCTAAAGTATTTTCACATTCATATGGATTAAGATTATCTGAAAACATCCATTCTGCTATATTTATTTGGTCATTTGACGATCCGCATCCTGATAATATCACTGTGCCAATTAAAATTCCTATTGTAAACTTTCTTTTCATATATGTAATATCTCCTTTAATGTAATATTTTATCATATTTGAGTAATAATTTCCACAGTATTTTGTTAAAAATTCCCAATAACAAAATATGTATTACATCGTAGATAATAAACGGAATAAAAGGTTATAGAACTCAAAAAAGTAATGTAAATGCATTAAAAGGCGTATTATCTTCCATGAATCAGATTTATGCTAGTGGTGGAAAAATACAAGAAGGTTTTTGGGATAATGTTCAGATGCCAGATAGCGTAAGAGCTGCATACGGATCAAACTTAAAGAAACTTACAAAACATATGAATGGTGTTGCGGATGCAGGTGGTGATGCAAAAGCAAGTTTAGAAGATTTGAACCGAATAATAATTCAAAACGGTGAAGCCGCTGTACAAGACACAACTCTTACTCAAAAACTTGTTGGTGGATTAAAGTCTGTTGGTAGTACTGCTTTAAGTATGGCTGGAAACATGGCTTTAAATTTTGTTGTTTCAAAAGGATTAGAATGGGTTATAGGTGGAATTAGTGACTGGGTTAATCGTGACCAAATTGCCATTGATAATGGAAAGAAATCACAGCAAACAATTTCAGACACATTTAATGAATTTTCCAAAGGCAAAACAACTCTCAATACATTAGGTCAATCATTTGCTTCAACCAATCAGCAAATTACAAGTACAGGCGATGCTATTCAATCTGTTGCAACTAAATATACAGAGTTATCAAAAGGTGTTGATAAAAAGACAAACGCTAATATCGGATTGTCAGATGAGGATTATCAAACATATCTTGATATATCAAGTCAACTGGCAACACTATATCCACAACTTCAATCTGGAACAGACGCTCAAGGAAATGCTATGCTTAATCTTGGAACTAATGCTAAAAATGCAGCAAAAAGTATCCAAGATCTATACTCATCTTCTATGTTGTCTGCTAATGTTAAAATTGGAGATGAATTACAACAAGCATTTAAAGGCGTTTCGACACAGGTTGATAAATATCAGAAACAAGTCGATGAATATGATGAAAAGGCTAAAGAATACAGAAAAAAATCATCAAGTGCTTATGATTTTGTCTTAACTGATTCAAAATTAAATGATTTTATTGAAAATCAATCTATACATCTTGATTCAAGAGAACTTGGAGATAAATATGGCGATTATATGGATCGTATTTCTGATATCTTTGATAAGAACAAAATCTCTTATGATATAATTAGTAGCGATCCAAGCTTAACAGATAAGAATGGAAATCCATATAGTACATCAGATTTATATATATCAGATCCAGATGTCACAAAAGAACAACTTCAACAAGTTGGAAAAGAAATTGCATCTTTTTCTGATGATCTTTCAAATAAATTTTCTGCCAAAGCATCAGAAATGGAATCAAAATCTGCATCTACGACTGCATTAATTCAAGATCAATGGAAAGGGATGACAGATTCTCTTGGTCAATATTTACAGACAACGGATTCTTTTGATAAACTTGATTCTAATTTGAAAACTAATTTACTAAAAAATCTTAAAAATCTTGATATTGAATCTTTATCAAAAGAATATGATGGTGATGCCTTACAGTTTATGTATGATAAATTTATTATGCCACTATCTAATTTGTCAAAAGATCAACAACAGGCAATTTCTGATGCATTAAATATAGATGAAGCAAAATCTACGGCAAGTCAATATGCAAATCAAGTCAACAGTGCATTTGAAAAGATTTTTCCAAATGATAAAGGTCTTCAAGAACAATGGAAAAAGAACTTTGGATTTCAAGATATTATTGATGACAATAGTGAACAGATAGAAATATTAGCGAATAAATTCAAAGATGCAAAATCAAAAATTACAAAATTAGACCTCGGAACATTAACAAATGGAGATAGAGATATTGCATACAATCTTGTAGTGGATGATGGTGAAGCATTCAATACATTTGATGAATTACAGAAACGTATCGCAGAAACAAAACAAACTCTTTCAGAAAAAGATCTTTCTCTTGATGCAATGAAACAAGTAGTCGCTGATACTACTGCAAATTTATCAACGTTACAATCTGCAACAAGTGAAGCTTCATCTGCCACAGGATTAACTGCTGATACAATTACCTCTATGGGCGGTATGTTCTCTGACATTGATAATTTTGATAGTGCCGCATTGTTTAAAAATACAGCAAATGGTGTAAAATTAAACACTAAAGCATTATCAAGTCTTTTAGCAGTACAACATGATATTAAAGCAAATGATTTTACACGTTCTATAGAAGAACAGACTAAAGCTATTGCAGAGCAAAACGATGTTGTGCAAGCTCAAACTAAAGGCACAGATGCATATAAGACAGAACAAGATAAATTAAAATCTATGTTTGTGGATTTATCTGCATTACAACAAGCACAGTCACAGTATCACGCTCTTTATAAACAACAACAAGAACTCTTCTCTGATTATGGTCAGTGGCAACAAGCACAATCTACCGCTAATGCGGGTGATAAGTACAACAATATGGTTTCTGGTCTTAAAACGGCTAAAGAAGCGTGGGACAAAGGACTTATTGGTACGGATGATTTTAAATCATTTGCAAAACTTATCTCTCCATCTGGTGCAACAGATGATGTAAACTTTGCTGAAAACTATGCTAAAGCTGCACGTTATCTTACAGAAGATGAATCTGGTGTGAAGGCATTCTTAAATGACTTATCTTCTAAAGGTCTTGCGGATTTCAATGAAGAATCTCAGCAATGGTCATATAACGTAAAAGATATGGCAGAAGCCGCTAAACAAATGGGTATGGGTAAAGACTTCATGTCCAATATGTTTGGTAGACTTGAAGACTATGGATTCCATAATAATGTCATTTCTGATGCAGAAGATGGTGTTTTAAAATTATCAGATGCTTATTCCAATCTTGCAGAGTCAGAAGCTAGACTTGAAGATTTAAAGAAAAACGATCCTACTAATACTACCGCTATTGAGCAAGCAGAGAAGGAAGTTTCTGGATATAAGCAAGATATTGATGAACTTGGAACGAATCTAAAAGAAGTAGCTTCTCATACAGCAGAGAATTATAATCGTGAACTTGAAACTGCTAAGAATCAGATGAAAACACTTGCAGATGAACGTGAACGTATTTTAAAAAGTAACGAATACGGCGATAATACTCAAGCGGTTGCTGATTATATGCAGTCACAGATTGACCAGCTAGGTCAGAATTATGGTCTTGATTCTTCTACCCTTCAACAACAAGCAGAGCAAGCTGCAAAAGCATATTCTGATGCATTGCAGAATGCAACTATTGAAAATCCTGTTACTCCTGATTTTGGTAAAGATACCGTTTCCGCTGATGCTTACGCAAGTGCAGTCGATAAAGTACAACAGGCAAATAAGGATAACAATCAAACATTATCTGATTCTATAAAAACTTTACAGCAATACAATTCAGAACAAGTCAAAGGTATCGACTTATTGGATGGTGCTTATGACAGTGATGAATTAAAACCTGCGGAACAAGCGTTAGATAACATCTGTCAATCTCTTGGTCTTACGAGTGAAGAAGCAGGATTGCTTGGACAAGTTCTTGAGTCTATGGGAATTATCAAACCAGAAGTAGATGATTCTGAGGTTAAACAAGCTAAGACAGATGCAGAAGAAACAAAACAAACCTATGATAATTTAGGTGACAGTACAGTTTCTATTAATGCAGATGTTTCTGGCGAAGATAGCGTTGCATCTTTTGTTGACCAATGCTCTTCTATTCAGCAAGGTATGACTACTACTATTACTGCTACGGTCAGTGGGGAAAGTGAAGTAGAATCTCTCGAAAGTGGTCTTGAGCAAATCCCAGATAATACTCCTACTACTGTTGATGTTACGGTTAATAATCAGCAAGACTTAGATAATATTCAAAGTAAAGTTGATAGCCTTAATGCAGGTGGCAAGGATATTACTCTCAATGCTCATATTAAACCAGATGGTGATAGCGAAGTAGAAGTTAAAGCAAAAGATACTACTGTAAAGGTTACGCCTGATCCAAAAGAAGTTGAAGTTACGGCTAAACCTGTAAAAGTTGATGTACAACCATCACAGAAAGAAGTTAGTGTAAGTGCAAAAGTAACGAATAAGCCAAACGCAACTTCTCAAGGAATTATTAATTATAAAAAAGGCACGGTTGAGAAAGCCGATGGCACTACTTCTCAAGGCATTATTAATTATAAGAAAGGTGATGTCGAAAAGGCAGATGGAACTGTTTCTACCGGTATCATTAATTATAATTTAGGTAATGTCGCTACTCCTACTGGTATGGTTGCTACTGGTGTAATTAACTATACATTAGGAAGTGTTGCTAAACCAGGCAAAGCCGCTGGTACATTTGGTCAATCCAGAGCATATGCGCAAGGTAGTCTTACTGATTTATATGCTTATGCAGGTGGTCATGTTTCATTACCAAGAGATGAAAAAGCTCTTGTAAATGAAGTAGGAACAGAATCTATTGTACGTGACGGACAATGGAGTTTGATTCCTGGTGGTGCGCATCTTGAGAATCTTAAAAAAGGTGACATCATTTTCTCTGCTTCTCAGACAGAAGACCTGCTCAAAAGTGGTGCAACACCTGGTCACGCTAGAGCATATGCACAAGGAAGTCTTAGTGATATTTCTCTTGCTCATGCTTTTGGTGGTGGCTCTGGATGGGGTGGATTCGGTGGTGGATTATCCAATAAAACATCGGTTTCATCCAGTGGTGGCTCATCATCTCAACAATCTTATAACGCCAATTCTGGTGCAGTTGCCAGAAATACAGATGAAACAGAGAAAAATACAAAAGCAAAGTCTGATTCCACAGAAACTTTTAACTGGATAGAGACAAAACTTAAGAAATTCTCCAAAGCAGTAGAACGCATCTCTAATCAGATTACGGACTACATATCTTCCGCTTTTAAAACTGTACTTCTCAAGAGGCAGGTCAAAGCAGTTGAAAAAGAACTCAAGGCGAATGAACAGGGTTATACTGCTTATATGAACAAAGCCAATTCTGTTGATATTAGTGATGACTATAAGAATAAGGTAATCAATGGCACATTCTCAATTGAGGAAATTGATACATCTTCTGACTCTGGTAAACAGTTAGCAAAAGATATTAAGCAATTTCAAGAATTTTACAACTCAGCGCAAGATTGTAAAGATACAGTTCAGGAGTTAAACAACAAACTTCTGGAATTATATGAAACAATCGTAAATATGCCTACAGAAAAGGCAGAGAAAAAGATTGAGCGATTAAAGACTAAACTTGAATCTCTTAATGCTGTTTCTGATACTGTTTCATTGGGTGGATCTGCAATCGCAGCAATGCAGAATCAGATTAAGGTTGATATTCCTGGTTTAGGTAATGCACAGAAGAAGCTTGATAAGGCTGAAACTGCAAGAAATGCAACCAAGAAAACTCGTGCTAAAGCAAGTAAGACTTTAAAATCTGCTACGGCTGATGCAGAGTCTACAGGAAATACACTTGTCAAGGAAAGTGAGAAACAGACAAAATCCATAGGTAAGAAACTGAAAAATGCCGCAAAGTCTAGTACAAATAAGGCTACTTATAATGCAATTGCACAGGCAATTCGTGAAGGCAAAGCAGTCAATACAAAGGGACTGAAAGGTTCTGCACTGAAATATGCGAAATCATATAACAGTTCTTTAAAACAAGGTAATACTATTGCTTCCAAGGTTAAGGCAGGCAAAACTGTTAAGACTTCTGGAATGTCAAATATATTGAAGTCTACGGCACAGGCATATAACGCTGATGCAAAAGAGAAAGCTTCTGCACAGAAAGTATATGACAATGCTAAGAAAGCAGACGAAAAAGCCTTGAATGATCTAACCAAGGCTCAGAAGAATAAAGAGAAGTTATATGCAGGTTCTACTAAGGAACAGCAGATTCTTGCGACAACAAAAGGTAAGAAATCATATGTATACCAGAATATGCTTCTTACACAGGAAACTAAGAATCTCAAGGAACAGAACAAACATCGTCAGAAAGCTTTAAAAGAGACTCGTGATAGCTATATGAAGGCAAAAAATAGATATGATACTGCTGATGCTGATAAAACGAAATCTCAGAATAAACTTCTGAACAATAAAACTGTCATGTCTAAGTTGAATAAAACTCAACAAAAGGCATTAAAGGCAGGTAAAACAGTAAGTACAAAAGGTATCACTGATCCTAAAGTGCTGAAATGGATTCAAGACTATAATGAAAAAGTCAAGAAATCTACGGATTTAAGCAAGAAACTTCGGATTGAACAGGAAGCTTTGGATAAAGCAACAAGCGAAGCAGCACAATCTCAGGCAGAATACGCACAGTCTATCGTAGAGAATGCAAAGAAGAAACTTGAGAATATTGCAAACTATTATGATTCCTTTACTTCTCAATGGGAAAACAGGAACTCTATGTATGAAGCATACATGGATAGGATGCAGACACAGGGTTACAATCTGAGTACGAAATTCTACGAAGCAGAGATTGGACAGCAACAGAAAATTGTTGACAATCTGTCTCAGAAGTATATCGCAATGAAACGTAACTTTGCGAATTTAGTAGCAGATCCAAATAGCGGAATCAAAGAAGGTACGGAAGAATACTATGAGATGCAGAATGAGATTGACCAAGTTGCGATTAGTCTTAAAGAAGCACAAAACAAAGTGGTTGAGTTCCAAGCGTCAATCCGTGACCTTAAATGGGAACAGTTTGACCAGTTGCAGGAAGCCATCGGTCGTATTACCAGTGAGTCAGATTTCCTTATTGACCTTATGAGCCATAAGGATATGTATGACAAAGATGGCAATATGACAGAACAAGGTCTTGCTACTATGGGATTGCATGGTGTCAACTATAATACTTATATGGCGCAAGCAGATAAATATAAGGAAGAAATGTTGAAAATCAGCGAGGAACTTGCGAATGATCCTAACAATCAGAAACTTATTGACCGTAAGAATGAACTGATTGATGCACAGCAACAAGCCATCTTATCTGCCGAGGATGAAAAGGATTCTATCAAGGATTTGATTCAGGACGGTATTGATAAACAGTTGGATGCTCTGGATGATTTGATTGACAAGTATCTTGATGTACTCGACAGTGAAAAAGATTTATATGAGTACAGAAAGAAAATTGGTGAACAATCTGAAAAGATTGCTTCTCTACAGAAACAGTTATCTTCTCTGCAAGGTGATAATTCCGAAGAGAATAAAGCCAAACTTCAAAAACTTAAAGAGGATTTAAAATCTGCACAGGACGATATGGAAGAAACTCAGTATGACAAATATATTTCTGACCAGAAGAAACTTCTTGATGAACTCAAACAGGACTACAAGAAAGCTCTTGATGACAGAATGGATAATGTTGACGTACTGATTTCTGATGCTATCGCAAGTATCAATAGTAATTCATCTAATATTTCTCAGACATTACAGACAGAATCTAAGAATGTTGGATATACATTATCTGGTGAGATGCAGACCATCTGGACAAGTCAGAGTCAGGCTCTTTCTCTATATGATGATAAGTTTGACACCAGATTTACAGGTGTTAATTCTGCTATTGAAAATGTCTATAATCGACAGAAAGACATGATTGATGCTATTGATGCTATGGCTGAAAAATTAGTTGCTAAAGCAGATCAGATGTTACAGCAACCTACTAAAACAGAAGGAGTTCTTGAAGAAGTAGAACAAAAACCAGATAAAGATAACGTTGCAGAAGGAAATCCAACACCAGATCCACCAAAAGTTAGTGATGATGAATCCATTAGAGATGCGGTGCTGGTTGATCCTGATGAACCAAAGAAAAAGCCAAATAAGAATGACAATAAGAAGACAGGTAACGGAAAAGCCGAAGTAGGTGATAAAGTTACTTTCTCTTCTGGTAGATATTATGAAGCATCTGATGGTACTGGTGCATCTGGTAATATGTATCTTGGCAAGAAAGTTAAGATTACACGAATCAATAAAGGTTCTAAATATCCATATGCTATTGATGCTACGGATGGCACTGAACTTGGTTGGGTAAAACTTAATCAGTTGAAAGGCTATGCTTCTGGCATCATGAGGGTTCCGAATGACCAGTTAGCTTGGACACAGGAACAGGGTGAAGAAGCTATTGTCAGAAATGATGGTAGTATTCTGACTCCGTTGACTAGAGATGTGTCTGTACTAAATGCAGATATGACTAAGAACTTATGGGACTTCATGGGTAATCCTGGTTCATTCTTGAGTGATTATAGTAATGGCGAAAAGTTTGGTGTGAAGAATGTTGATAATTCTAGTAGTGTTGATGTTGGTGGTGTTACAATTCAATGTAATATGCCTAATGTACAAAATGCAAATGATTTATTACATGAACTCACAACAAACAAGGACATTGAGAAAGCTATTTGTGCAATGACTATAGGTAGAGCTATGGGTGGAAGTTCATTAGCTAAATATAAATATAAGAAATAAAATTTTAGGGAACTACTCTTTCATCGGAGTAGTTCTCATTTAAAACTTTGGAAGGTTAAGGCTAATTAAATATTCAACGCATTAACGATCGCTATCTGAGCTATGGCGGTCGTTTTTGCATTTCTTATCAAAAATACTACTAACAGTTTCGTAAACTATAGTAAAAATAACAAAAGATACTGTAAAATGAATATATTTGTGTCAATTGTAATTCGACAAATTTTACACTTAAGAGACTATCTATGATTGGTAGTCTCTTTTTATATAGAAAGAGGTAATTAAATGTCAGATAAAACTGTACGAGATTTACTTGATAAAAGTATAAAACAAGATGTTGCAAAACAACAACAAAATAAGATTCAAAAAATACAAGAAAAGGTCAAAGATATAGAGCAAAATGAATCTGCTCAAATATCTGATATGGATAAAAAATATCTCAAAGATCTCAAACATCAGTGGAATGAACTTTTTATTGAAACTGTAAAAGTTAAAACACAGTATGAACTACTTATTCAAGATGTAAAACTGATGAAAGAAATTACACTTGCAATTAATAAAAGTGACACATGGAAATATAAACTTGCCAGATGGCTTGTAAGATAAATAAAAAATAAATAGTAAAGGTGGTGAAGTATGAAAGCATTAGATTTTGAGTATGATGGAACTTTAGCTTCAAGCAAAGGAATTATAGTTTGTTCATTTGATTCAGGTGATGATGAAACTATAGATTATGGTTCTAAAATAAATTTTGATGTAACATCCATAAGAAATGGAAAAGAATTTGAATTAGTCAATTCTGGATATGATGAAGCAGGTGAATTTACTTTTCAAATTTGTAAAGATCCTTATATGCAATTAAATCGAGGGAATAAATATTTCACTACTGATGAACAACGCTTTGTATATAGATGGCTAAATAGAAATGATGGATTTCACATTTTAAAAATAATTACATCTGAAAATCAAGCTATGTTATTTAAAGGAAGTTTTAATATTGAAACAATTGAGTTTTGTGGAAAAGTGATTGGATTTGAATTGACATTTACTATGGGTAAACCATTTGCGACACAGGATTGTAAAACAATCACACATACATTTAAGGCAAATGAACAATTCACTATCATAGATGAATCAGATGATATAGGATATATTTATCCTGATATACAAATTAAATGCCTTTCAAGTGGAGATTTAATAATTACAAATTCGATTGAGAATCGCACAACAATAATTAAGAATTGTTCTACAAATGAAGTTATTTCTGTTGATGAAAATTTAAACATATCTACTTCTCTCTCATCTCATAAATTATATAATGATTTTAATTTTGTATTCTTTAGAATCGCAAACTCTTATGAAAATAATCAAAATATCATTTCTGTAAATATCCCATGTGAAATTACAATTAAATACTATCCTGTTGCGAAAGGAGTTGGACTTTAAAAATGAACGTACATAAATTAAGAATGGACACCTCTGGCAACGTAGAGGATATTAGTTTTGTTCTCGCTAAAAAAAATGGTGATAAACTTGGAAATATTATCAATGTAGATAATATTGTTGCTAAACATTCTATGAAAGAAGCATCTGAATTTACATTTGCTGCACACAAAAAAATAGGTAACAGCATTATTAAATGTTGGAATGACATTAAAGATTTTAAATTAGTTTGGATTCCTGAGTGGGATATGTGGTATGAAATTACTGTAGAAGTAAATGAGAAAGATGAAAATATCAAGAATGTTTCTGGTAAGACTTTAGGTGAAGCCGAATTATCTCAAATTATGTTATATGGAATTGAGATTAATACTGAAACAGATATTGCTAGAGAAGACTATAAAATACCCACAACATTTTATAATCCAGATCATCCAGAAGCTTCATTGATGGATAGATTACTCACAGATAAAGCACCACATTATAAAGTTAAACACATTGATAAAAGTTTGATGAATTTACAGAGAACTTTTACATTTGATGATACATCAATTTATGATGCACTCCAAGAAGTTTCAGAAGAACTTGATTGTTTATTTATATTTGGATGTGGTTCTGATGAAAATGGAAAACCAGAAAGAACAATTTCTGTATATGATTTGGAAGCAAATTGTGTAGATTGTGGGAATAGAGATACATTTGTTCATAAATGTCCTAAATGTGGAGGTACAAATATCATATTAGGATATGGAGAATATACAAATGTATTTATTTCAAGGGATAATCTTGCTGATGAGATTACATATTCAGTTGACACTGATTCTGTAAAGAACTGTATGAAACTTGAAGCAGGTGATGATTTAATGACCGCTGCTATTCGATCGTGTAATCCTAACGGGACAGATTATATTTACTACTTCCCAGATGAAACAAGAGAAGAAATGTCGCCAGAATTGCAAGAAAAATTAAAGTCTTATGATGCCTTATATGAAAAGTATCAATCTGATTATAATTTTACTATAAATGATTCTTTTGTGACAAATTATAATGCGCTTATAAATAAATACAAGACTTATGAAGAAAATTTAAAAGATACAGAGATTAAGAATCCTATTACTGGCTATCCAAAATTGATGCGTATTTATTTTGATACAATTGATATGGTGCAACTTTTAAGAAATAAGTTAATGCCACCGATAGACAAGCCAGATAATAACGCAAAATCACAAGGCGAATATTTGATGGCTAATCTCCCATCTTCTGCTTCTACTACTTCTCTTAAAAATCTTTCTGTGTCTACTGCTGATAATATTATGGTTATGTTGGCACAATCTATTGTCAAAGGTGTTTTCAAAGTTACAGTTACAAATACTACATTGTCTAATAATGTATGGAAGGGTAAGTTTAACTTAGAGAATTATTCTGATAAAGATGATACGTTCACTTCTCAGTTTGTATCAATCAGCATTAATGAAAACTACGAGTCATATGTAAAACAACGTATAGATTCTATTCTTGCTCGTGCAGATGAAAATTACTATGATATCGTAGGATTATTCAAACAAGATATGACTGTGTTTAAATCACAGTTGAAAAAGTATTGTTTAAATACATTACAAATATTCCAAAAGTGCTGTCAGTCTTGTATTGACATGATGGTACAACAAGGAGTTTCTTCAAACAGCACATCAAGTATATATGGAATAAATACAAAAGTCCTGTATGAGAATGTATATGTTCCTTATTACAATAAGATGAATGCGATTCAAGATGAGATTAAAGTACGTGAAGATGAATTGTATACTGTTGAAGGAAAATACAATAATCAGAACCAACTTGTACAAGATGGCATTCAAATTGAGATTGAAAGAATTATTACAGAAGTACAAGATGCACTGAATTTTAAAAATTACATTGGAATTGATTTATACAAAGAATTTAGTTCATTTATCCGCATGGACAAATATTCTAATGATAATTATATTTCTGATGGACTCAACAATACAGACTTAATGAAGAATGCAATTGAGTTTATTACAGTTGCTACGAAAGAATTGTTTAAGTCTGCTACTCTCCAACACTCTATTACAGGAACGATTAAGAATTTCTTACGTATGAAAGAATTTGAACCTGTAACAAATAACTTTAAAAATGGTAACTGGATTTGTATTGGAATTGACGATAAAGTATATCAATTAAGAATTATCGAATATGAAATTGATTTTTCTGATACACAAGATATCAGTGTAACATTTTCTGATGTTGTTTCTACGCCAGATGGAATGACTGACTTGGAAAGCATTCTGTCAAATTCTTCTAAGATGGCGACTTCTTATAATGGTGTAACTAGGCAGTCTACTATCAACACTAATTTTAAGAACAAAATGAACGAAATGATTGCTAAAGGTTTGAGTATGACAAATACAAAAATCGTTAGCAATGCAGATAACCAGGATATCACATGGGATGAACATGGATTACTATGTCGTGAATATGATGATATTCTTTCTGATTATACAGATTCACAGTTAAAAATTATTAATCATGGAATTTATATCACTGATGACAATTGGAAAACTGCAAGAGCTGGTATTGGAAATTTTATTTATTATGATCCAAAAGATAAAACTTATAAGGAATCTTATGGTGTTATCGCTGATACTCTTGTGAGTAATTTAATTCTTACAAGTGAAGTAGGTATTTACAATGAAGAAAAGTCTATTGAAATGGCTAAAGATGGAATCATTGTAACCACCAATACCATGAACAAAAATGTATTTACTATTCGTAAGGAAATTACAGATGATGAAGGTAATATAACTTACGAAAGACAGTTATACATTGATGATAATGGAAATATCAGATTGGGTAATGGTGCTACTATCTCATGGGAAAGCGTCACAGGAACAGAGAATATTGTTGTGAAAGATACTCTAAATGAGTTTATGAATACTGTCAAAGAACAGATTGATGGTAAGATTGACACATTCAGACAGAGCAATGATCCGTCTGTAAATTGGACTGATGAAGAAAAAAAGGCGCACGAAAACGATTTGTGGTATGACACTACAAATAATATCGTAAAAATGTGGAATGGTTCTACATGGGATGATTTTACGGGGAATGTGCCAGAATCAGTTTGGAATGAGATTAATGGTAAGGCACAGATATTTACTGATACTCCAAAAACACCTTATAATAAAGGGGATTTATGGTTTGTTGGTAGTTCTGGTGACATTCTTACTTGTGTGACTGCAAGAAAAGAATCGGAACAATATAATTCAAGCGACTGGACAAAACAGAATAAGTATACAGATGATACTGCTGCAAATGGCGTAAAACAGGACTTATTAAATCTATCAAATGTTCTTGGTTATAACGGAACTAAAATTACAGGAACATATATTTATTCTCCTCATATTATTGGTGGAGAATTATCTATCGGAGATTCTTCTGGCGTTCACGCTAGTATTTCTACAACAGGTAAACTAACAGCTACGGAAGTTGATATTAGTGGTAAGATTAATGCTACAGATGGTAGTTTTAGTGGAACTCTTAATGCAGCTAAAGGAACTTTTATGGGTACCTTAAGTGCGGCTAGTGGTAGTTTTACAGGTACACTATCTGGTGCAACAGGTAATTTTACTGGTGATATTGTTGCCACTTCTATTTATGCACAAAATGATTATAGGGTATATGCAAGTGGAAAAGATAAATATATAAAAGCAATCTGGTGTGGTGATAATTGGGAACCAACAGATGGTATTGCTGATTTATATATGGGAAACCAAGAAAAATCTTGGATTGAATTTATAGATTATACTTCAAGCACGATCCAATTCACTAGAAAGACTTCTATAATTTCTCAATATGCAACTACTGCAAAAACTAATCGTTCATCTGTAAGTTGTGTGACAGATCAAGACACTACATATGTTCAGCTTCTTACTATTAGAAATGATGTTCCTGCGGAAGTGAGGTTACAAATTGCTAATGACAGTGGATTATGTTTCATTCCAGGTGATGTAAACGATAGTGCATTGACTTATGATGAATCAATTAAACTTGGAACAAAAAGTCATAAATGGATGCAAGTTTGGACTAAAAATTTGTATGCAAACGGAGATACAGTTAGATTCTCTGGAATATCCGCAAAATCTTCAACTAGATATCTTGTTATTGATAGTAGCGGAAATGTAGGATATAGAGATGGTAGTGGTGGCGGTAGCAATTATTATGCCGGAAATGGACTATACTTATCTGGATCTACTTTTAATATTGGGTATAATTCAAGATATTCCGTAGATTTTTATGAAGGAAGTAATAGCAATCATTACGCATTTTGTCCGACATTAGCCAATAATGCCGGAGATACGTATAGATTATATTTAGGTGGAAATGGTGGAGACACGCATCCTTGGTATAAAGTTGTTACCAGAGATGGTATGCAGCAATTATCGGATGGACGATTCAAAATTGATAAATGCATATTGAATGATGATTTTTATGATATGTATATGTCATTAAAGCCAACGAAGTATAAAGTATTACATGATGAAGATAGCGGTATTCATTTTGGATTTGTGGCACAAGAAGTAGAAGAATCATTAAAAACAGTTGGACTTGATGCGTCAAATTGCTCAATAGTATCTTGTGATGAGTCTCAATCATATGAAGGTGGTTATGTATATGGTTTATCGTATAATGAATTTATACCATTTAACACATATATGACACAAAAAGCCCACCATCGTATAGATTCTCTCGAATCACAGCTTACTGATGCTCTATCAGTTATAGAATCCCTCAAAAAAGAAATAGAAACTCTTAAACAGGCTATGGAGTAATCTATAGTCTGTTTTATTATATATAAAATTAAGGAGAAGAAAATATATGAAGTATAGAAATATTGAAGTTGTACAAATCGTAAGATTCTTAGATAAAATCTCTGAAAGAAAACTTCCACAAAAAATAAATTACGTAATTATGAAAAATCTTGATAGCTTTCAAAAAGAAAATCAATTTTATGAAAAATCTTTAAACAAAATTATAGAATCATATAAAGATTTTTTACTAAAAGATTCTGACGGAAATCTCGTCATTTCAAAAATAGGAATCCCTACAGTTGATGAGAATCATATCGAAGACTACAACAATGAAATCTTAGAACTTATCAGTCTTGAAGTTGATGTGAAAATTTATCAAGTTCCAGAATCTATTTTTGATTATGAGGATTCTAATGGGAAATATGATACTTTATCAGGAAGCGAAATTTTAAAATTGGTTAAGATTTTTGGGAAAACAGATGAGGATAAGACAGAATGACAGAACAAGAATATAAACAGAAAGAAGCAAAAATAAAAGAACGTAATAAAAATATTACGATGAAACGGAAACTTCATCGGATGAAAAAGAGTAGATTCAAATTCAAAAAAATACGTACAAGTAAAAAAGTTCTCTGGACAATCATTGTGATCTGTTTGGAGATTTTATTTTTCTCTGAATATATGGCATTAAAAACTGAGGACACAAGTTTTATGTATGCGCTTATTGGTGTTGCTACTACTCTCATACCTACTGCGCTAGGTTATTTCAAAATGAGTGATAACGAGCATAAACGTGGTCAATTTGAAATGCCATTAAATGAAGACTACTCTTCCACCGTTGATGAACAAACCGACAGTGATGAAGCTGTTGGATAATAAATAATACAAGGAGAACTCGTATGGATATTTTAAATGGTATCAAAAACTTCTTATCTTTAATCAATGATAATTGGACTACTATCTTAGTTATCATTGGTTTGGCTTTAGCTTTATGGAAAAAATTTGAATCATATTCAAAACTTTCCACAGACAAGAAAATTGAAATTGCCAAGAAACAGATTTCCGAAAATATCTTAAAACTGATTACTCAAGCAGAGAAAGATTATGCTGAATGGGAAAAGGCAGGAAGTATCAAGCGTAGTGAAGTAATCAGTGAGATTTATAAGGAATATCCTATTCTTGCAAAAGTTGTAAATCAAGAAGAACTTGTTAAATGGATTGATGAACAGATTGATAACGCACTCCCAACATTGAGAGATATTATTAAACAAAATGAAAAAGATATATCAGACACAGGAAAGTAATGAGGTAAATAATCATGGACAAAAATATGGCAAATCGTATGTGCTGCGATTTAGACATCCGAGATTATTATACAAAAGCTCCTGTAATGTATGTTGATTATTGTAATACAAACACATATGGTTTTACTTCTAATTCCATTTATACTTATAAAAATGGAGCAAGATATGTTCGATTTGATAGTCCCGTAGAAGGAAATATTAGTATAACATTTCAAGTTCATCCTTTTAAAATATACTCTCTTTTAAATAATGGAAGTATATCAACCGATGGAATACTTACACGAAATGAAAGTATTACTGCTACAACAGATGGAAAATTACAATTAAAATACGCTCCGATTATGGGAACAGTTTTTGTATATACAAACAATGATTTTACAGGAAGAGAAATTGAAGGGTCTATCATAGGGAAAACTTTTACGGCTAAAAATTTAACAGATATTAAAACCAATGAAACTTATTTCGTAGGATATTTAGAAAAAAAGAATAATGGGATAAAACGAATTTCTTTTAGTAACTTAAATTATCTTTCTACTTATTTTATTCAAATGATTACCACAAGTAAAACAGAAGATTGTGAAGAATCAGCATTACGTTTAACCGCATATAAATGTTGCCCCAAATATGAATTAGATCTTGCATTTTCATCAGATGGTTCTCCTTCTGAAATTACAATGTCTTTTGAATGTTTTCAAGATATGGATGGAAATGTTATGGAGTTGATTGAGTTAGATGAAGACGATGACTCCTTAGACGAAACTGAAGACATATGGATTAATTTCGAAACTGGTATGTTAGAAACGTATTCATCTGCTTACTATATACAAAATGGTTATTTATATCAATATAAGGAGGATTATTAATGTCGGTTAACAATCTCGGAAAAGTGTTTATGACTCCGAAAGGTCAATGGAATAAAACTTTAAATTATACAAAATTAGATATTGTGACTAATAAAATTGGCAAAATTAGTAGTGGATATATTGCTACTACTGATATATCTGCTAATACAGAACTCACAGATTCACGTTGGATGAATTTATATACGTTATACGATGGAGATTCAGGTACAACACCAAATTTTACAATAGGTCGAGTTAATACGTTAGATGCTGGACAATCTGCTACTGCGTCAATTACAGGAACACCAGAAAATCCTGTTCTCAATTTAGGAATTCCAAGAGGTGCTAATGAAAGTACTGTTATAACAGCTAATCCATATAAAGGAAAAACAATATTAGTATTAGGCGATAGCATTATGGCAGGATGGGGATGGGAAGAAGGAACAGGCATTACAGAACCGTTAAAAGAAAAATACACCGATTCAACATGGCTGAATATGGCTGAGTCCGGGGCTAACATGGCAGTAACAAGCAATCCCGCACATACACCAATTGTAACTCAAATTACAACATATACAGGGAAAGCAGATGCGATTATCTTTAATGGTGGAGTAAATGATAATACAACGGGTGTCCCAATTGGAACGATTGAGTCGGATTATGATGCTTCTTATAACACGGCTACATTCTGTGGAGCAATGGAAAGAGCATTACAATATATTATGGACAAATATCCTTTAGCAGTTAAATTGTATATTATTCCGCACAGTTTCAAAAAGGATACTTCATACTTAAATTCGATTTACGAAAAAGCGATTGAAATCTGTGAAAAATGGAATATGCCGTATCTTGATATGCGTAAATATGCACAAATAGCAATGACTGAATTAAACAAAAATAAATATACATATAATCCAAACAGTAAAAAAGGTGATGGAGTACATCCAAATGAACAATTCTATAGAACCCATTATTGCCCTGTAATTGACAAAACTCTTCAAAACCTTGGAATTGCTTATGGATTAGCATCCGATATACCAGATCTTGTAAAAGTTACAGGAGTTACATTAAATCATAACGCTATTACCTTGGAAGTCGGAGAATCCGTACAATTAGTAGCCACCGTACTCCCAAGTTACGCAACAAATCAAAATGTTACATGGAGCGTAAATAATTCAAATGTTATTGTGGAAAACGGAAAAATAATTGGAAAAGAAATTGGGCATTCGGTTGTTACTGTCACAACACTTGACGGCAATTACACAGCGCAATGTTCTGTTACTATTAATAAAAAATCCATTACAGAAAATCATACAGAAATTGCAAGTTTGAGTTTAGATGGAAATTGTTATTTCGATACAGAAATTTTGCCTAATCAAAATACTAATACGGAAGTAAGTTTGTATGTAAACACTGGAACAACTTATATATGCGGTGCAAGAGATGATAAATATAAATATGGATATACTTGCACTGATAATTTTTATGCGATTAGAGGAACAATAGACAGTGCAGCTAAACCCTCTGCATTTTGGGGTGGTAATTGGACAATTAAACAAAATGGCGCAACATTTAATTTCGGAAGTTCTTCTGTAGATACAGACTCTATTGATTCATTTTCTCTTACAAGTCCACTTTATATTGGAAATATGTCAAAGAACGGAACTAACGCTGGAACTGGACTAAAAGGTAAGATTTACTATGCAAAAATTTACTCAGGGGATGTATTAATATCTCATCTTATTCCAGTTAAAAAAGATGATGGTGTTTTATGTCTATATGATGATGTGCGTAACAAATATATTTATAAGCTAGGATCTGGAAGTATAAATGAATAAGTAAAGGAGGATGAATATTAATGGCTGTTAAAAATCTCGGAAAAGTTTTTATAACACCGAAAGGTGTATGGAAAAAATCATCGAGCTATACAAAGCTTGATTTAGTGACTAATAAAGTTAATAAAATTAGTTATGGATATATTGCTACAGCAGATATACCTACTAATACAGAAATTACAGATTCACGTTGGATGAATTTATATACATTATATGATGGAGATGTGACAGATGAGTATAAAAAACTTGCTACGTCAATTAGTGAAAATAAAAATTCAGTAGATGAAATTTATAACAAATTGCAATTGTTATGTGGGGTAGAAATTACTGATAGTATGCCAACCAATACTCAAACTGGATTATGGATCAATCCAACATCTAATGAATCAATTAATATACCAGAGTTAAAAGATGACGTGGTTAATACTACTGATACTTGGAGTAGTAAGAAAATTTATGATGAATTACAAATAGTATTAAATAAAATTTCTGCATTAGAAAATAAAGCATAATTATTTATTTAATTCATGTTTAAAAACAAATTAGATGAATGACAAATTTTAATAGTATATTTTCGTCATTTCGCACAAAATAAGTAATTTTAGTAACGTAAAATAACATTATTTCAAAATCATTTTTGTGCAATTTGACGAATGTAACTTTAATAACTTATTAATAAGGAGGAATTTTATGAAAACACTTAATACTGGTGCAAGTAAATATAAAACTTCTGACGAACAATGGGCATATATACCTTGCCTTACTGGTATGCAAGGTGAAAAAGGCGAGAAAGGTAATCCAGGCGAAGGTATTCCAACAGGAGGAACATCTGGACAAGTATTGGCAAAAAATACTAATAATGATTACGATGCTCATTGGATTAATCTCCCCACAACTGGTGGTGAAAGTTCCGTCACAATTGATGATACCCTTACCAAAAGTGGAGTCGCCGCAGATGCGAAAGCAACGGGTGATCAAATTAAAAAAGTTAAAGAGACAATTCCAACAGCGTTAAAGAATCCTAAACCATTAACATTTACTGGTGCTGTAACTGCTGAATATGATGGGGCTGGTGCTGTAACTGTATCTATTCCAGAGGGTGCATCAACATTGAGAATAGAGAAGACATCTTCGGATACAACCGCCGAACTCGACCCAAACAAGCTGTACATTTTTCCAGAAATGTCAAGTCTCACATACACCCTTGCAACACCATCAGAAACGAGCATAGCTAGCGAATATCACTTCATTTTTCAAAGTGGTGCTACAGCGACAGAGCTTGTACATCCTGCGAATGTGTCAGTTCCTGACGGATTTGCAGTCGAAAAAAATAAAGTGTACGAAATTAGCATCCTCGAAGGATGTCTGGCGTACCAGAGTTGGGCGGTGAGTTGATGGAGAGAAGAAGAACTTTAGAAAGTGAGGGAGAAAGTATGAAGGAATGGAAATTATTAAAGACACTAACATCTAGCGATGTTAGTTCAAATAATGACGTTCACATAACTACTGATAATTATGGAAATCAATTTTCTGTGGATGAAATATACGCGAGAATAAAGACATGTGAAAGAAACGTCGCCACTTATAATGACATTAGCATTAATAAAAAAACAATTGGCGAAATACGTGGCAATTATCCTGCGGAACTTTTTATAAAAAATATAAGTGGATTTTGGAGATGTTTTTATATTCCTTATGGTAATACATATGGGCAGGGCACGTTAACTTCATGGGGAGCGTTTTATCCTGGTTACATAAAGACAAAAGAAGAGATACCTGCAATTACCGAAATCGGTATTGGCTGGGTTAAAAATATTGAAGCAGAAATATACGGGAGGTAATTGACATGAGACACAAATTAACACAAAATCTTGTCAGTCAGTCAGTCAGTCAGTCAGTCAGTCAGTCAGTCAGTCAGTCAGTCAGTCAGTCAGG